AATGGAACAAGGCTTGAGAATCTTGGAAAAATCGGGTATAATATACCTAATTTTGCTCAATGGTTGAAAAACATCGATATTACGACTAAAATCATCTATTTCGGAATCGTTTTACACCACTTTGACACCAATTTGAATTTTACGCCACTAGCACCGTAGTCGAATCCGATTTTGAGTCTTAATCGTAAGAGCTCTGATGTGACATAGCAGCCCCGGCGTCCTAGCGACGCCACTACATAAGCAGCATTAAAATTGAAAATCGCATTTGAACCGATGTGTCAGATGACGCATCATTACAAGGCGTGGGGCAACCTGCGCCTTTTTGTTTGCTATCGCATACAGCCTGTGATATAATATTGTCAAAGAAAAACTTCTTGCTCGGTTAGAAAAAATCAATGAAATATTAGGAGATGACAACTCCAATGAATAATCCCAAAATACTAGATATCGCACTCGCATTTATATTCCATAAGCACCCGGCTGCTAACAATAAAGCACAAGCCATCCGCGAAATGAGCGATGAAGAACTTGCTGCGGCGTTAAATGAAATTGTCGCCCAACAGGATAACTGTCCACGCACAGTAAGTGGCTGGAAAGAGTGGTTGTCAGAGGAAATAAAATGAATAAAATAGAAGTGATTTGTTGTAAGGACTGCGATCTTTGGAACGCATGGGACAAACATGGGAATCTGTGCAGTTGTGCCCACTTTACACAAGATGATGCAGCGCCTGTATATACTAAACCTGACGATTTCTGTAGTTACGCAGAGAAGAAATAAGATGCTAAAAAATGGGGTACCAGTCCAATTAAGGATTGATACCCCATTCGTTTTATATCAGCTCAATATCGCTTGGCTCAACATAGCCTGACACATTCACTGAGATTGGATACTTGCCAATACGGCTTTCAAGATTTGTCACTCGATACCGTCCATTGACAAGTTTTCCGTCATAAATAAACCACTCACCAGAGCGGCGCATCCCGCAGTGTGTTTGGCTGTTTGAATATAGTATTCCGTCTAATTTGATTTTATCTCCTGCACGAAGAGTATTCTGATGTTCCATCAAAACGAACCCCATGTAGCTGGCCCACAGATACCGTCAGCACTCAAGCCATGCGCCTTTTGCCATTCCATCAGTTTTGTCTTAGTGCCTGCTCCAAAGATACCGTCCGCTTTCACGCCTAGATGCCGCTGCAGCACGGTGACTGTATACGAGATGCCGCCAGTGCAATCTTTCGCGCCTTGACGAATTGTAGGCATAATTTTACTTACTGATGCATATGCAGTGCCAACCTTACTGATCCAGCGAGACTTCCAGCTCCGCACATCAACATGAACAAAGCCTCCTGTTAGCTGCACTCGACTGTAATAGCCGATGCCACCCCGCTTCTGGAAATAAGGCATGGAGGCCAAATATAGAGCAATCCGAATTGGGTCAACACCTTTGATGGTAACATCCGCCGCCGTACCCAAACAATGCTGACTGCGAGGACTGCCGCCGATGGAAATATTATAAGAAGGGGAGCGGTAGCCGGAGTTGATATGGACAGGCTTGCCAAAATGGGCTCGCACCTGTTCAAGAATGTAGATGAGTTCTGTATCGATTAGAACAGTATCGCTGTGGTCAGAGCAGGCGAACTCATAGACGGAAAAATGAGCTGACACCTTTTTGTTCCAATCTTTCTTCATTGAGTATGTATTTACTGCCATGCGGCGCACCTCAATTCTTCTTCAACGCATTCTCGATTTTCTCATTCTGAATGTCCAGCTCCTTGACGGCAGCCTCAATCATCATGTCGATAGTCGGAGTGATCTTAACGCCCATCTTCTCAAGAGCAGCGATAACATACTTCTTCTTATCAGCTTTCTTGATAACACCAGTTGCGCCGACCTTCTCAGCGGCACGAACAGTCATCTGGACAAGCTTATAGACGCCAATTTTCTTGAGATAGGGGATACCATAGACCATAAAAGCGGTGCCAGCACCTGCGACGACCAGCTGGGCAATAGTAGCAACAACCTGATTGAAAAAGTCCATCATAATATACCTCCTGATAAAAATAAAAGACCTCGAACACATCGTTCGAGGTCATGAATCACGTGATCTTATTCTTTTGGTTTCAGAAAACCATTAGTGCGTAGCATTTCGTCATATACGCGCCCCACGTTCTTGATGGCGAAGGGCATCTTGTTGTTTTTGTAGTTGGAATGGGTCTTACAATAATCTTCATACTTTCCAATAACATCAAGGATGTCATCAAAGTCCTCTTCGGTGTGGCCGAGCCCGCGAACAAGCTCATTATTAAAGCGCAGCACCTGACTACGATAACCGTCAGCTTTGGTTTCTTCACCCTTTTCGATGTGATTGTCTAGTTTTTTACGAGTCTCTTCTTGCTCGGAGCGAATATCTTTGAGCTCGGATTTGGTTTCCTTGATCTCGTTCATCACACCGGCATTCAGGGCGTTTCCAATGTGAGTGGCCACCTAAGACCACGGATTGATCTCGATTTTAGAGACTTGTATCACTGACATAACAACGGCGATCAATCCGCCGCTCCCGGCCATCACTGAGCCGAGATGATTTAGGAAAAAATTCAATAATTCGTCCATACGATTTTAATCACCTCGATTCTTTTTATGTTGACAAATTTCACACATCATGATATAGTATGTTACAGCATGATTTACTTTCGTCGAGCAAATTATGTGTTACCTACTCTAATATGTATGTGGGGAAGAGGTCCTTAGCCGAAAAGCTGAGGACTTCTTTCTTTTTATGTGGCACTATACCACAATCGCGGAGTATTGGTTGAATCGCCGATATAAGCTTTTTGTACTACCACATTGCCGCCACCTTCTGGAAGTCCGAAATATAATTTGGTGGGTTCAACCAGAGCTACAGTTTCCGGAAGGTCACTTAAAACGACATTGTATATCCTTGCAAAATCACCATTAGTTGAGCCAGAAGGATCCTTAGAATAGGTCATGGAAATCGTTTGATCTTTAGAAATCGTTCCACTCTAAGAATTAGAACCCGTCCCGCTAACAGAGCTTATCACGGTTGTTCCTGCCACTACGATAGTAAATTTATCAAAGTTTGTCTCAGAACCCCATCCATATTCAAACCTAATAGAAGATGTTTGTTTTGCGGTCAATGTGATTGTTGCGCTGGTTGAATCTTGGTTTTTGTTGTTGTTTTCGAGGATTCCGCCACTCTATACAAAAGTGTATGACCCGTTAGAAGATGTAAAATACTTAGAGACATTTGATTCGGTGATAGTAACTGAAGTAGTGGCGATTCCGACATAGATACTCATCACACCACCTCCTTATGTACTGTACTGGATATATACCGTCCCTTCAGGCAGAGTTGTTGGAGCGGTAGTGCCCCACTGGAATGCCAGCAAGGTAGGACCATTCAATGTGCCATCTTCGGAGATAGTAAGATTTGTGCCAATTTTTACCCCACCAAGAGTATCTGCTGTGGCAGGATTCAAAGAAAATTTCGCATCTGCCTCTGACTTGGTGTAACGATCCTTCAGGGCGTCACCAGTAGACTTGGCTTCTGCAGGAACATTCTCTTGAGTTAGCGTTTTATCAGGCGGTGAGGCTACAGAAAGCGCTTTGTCTGCACTTTCCTTCGCACTAGCAGCACTGGTTGCGGCATTCGTTTCGCTGGCAGCGGCATTAGTTTCGCTGGCTTTAGCCTTTTCGGCACTAGAAATAGCAGACGCCTCGCTTTTGGCGGCGTTTTTTTCAGAGCTTCGTGCGTTTTGTTCGCTAGTCTTGGATTTTTGTTCTGAGGCCGCAGCTGCTTCTTTGCTCGCAACAACAATCTGCTCGCAACTAATAGCGGCATTTGCCTTTTCCGTGGCAATAGCTTCACTGGATGAGGCTTCTTTGGCTTTCTGAGTTGCGGTGTTGGCCGCATTGATGGCGTCTAAAGTTACAATATCGACGCTCTCAACACGCTCCTGAACCTCTTTGGCGTATTTTAAGAGACCAACAAACTTATCAGTCAAAGTCTGAATCTCGCCGGATACGACCTGAACAGATCCTTCCATGGTGTCGAGGCTGCCTTTGATTGGAAGGGTAGCAATCTCGGTATTAAAGTTGTAACTAAAGACAATTTTATCATCGTCCAAAATTGTGGTCGAATAAAAACGAACAGCAAACTCGATGTCTCCAGGATGAGCAGTCACATCATTTTGAACTTCCCAACCGAAGATAATTTTCCCTGGAATGGTAGTCACATCTAACTTTGCGACGGGGTAAAACCCACCAGTGTGACTTGTCAATGATTCATACTGGACAATGCACGTCTTTTTGCTGAGATCAGTCTGATCATAGTACCGGTCGATCTCAAAGTAAACGGTTTCTGCATTGTGGTCGTTTAAGACACCAAGAAAAGTAAAGCCATCGGGAATAGAAATCGTGCGCTCGTTTGCATCGATAATAAAACGAGGTTCGTCCGTGGGAAGCATAACAAGAGAAGGGGAATTGAACTGATTTTGAATGTCCTGTAGCCGTTTCATGTATTCATTTGCAGTAGTGATCAATCGGGATTCACCTCCTTAACACTAAGAGATTCAATCCGCGATTTAACAGCACTCTATAAGATAGAAGGTACGGCATCGATAGATTTCAATCTCTTTGAAACCAAATAACAATAAACTTCAACGATAGGGTTCATGATGCAACCTCCTTCCCAATAGACTTTTCATAAATATCGCATAAAGCTAAACTGGTGTTGTCTAGGTTTTTTGCAAGCTCGGCAACTTTTGCTTTAAGAATGGCGTTTTCTGATTGGAGTAGTGCAATTTGCTTTTCTTGACTCGGAGCTTCGGTTTTCATCGCAGCAGAAAAGTACGGAGAAATATTTGCCTCTATATCAACAGAAAGATTTTTATAATAAGGGAGAGACAAGTGGTACTCATCGTATTCGTACCCCTCAGAAATCTGGGTAATATTATCGTAAAAACGAATGATCGCCGTAGATGGATCGCGAGGATCTGGAGACACGGAAAATTTTTTATCCGGGAAAGTAGAAGATGTTACTTTCATTCTGTCACCTCCGTCTCTGATGGTGTTTCGTCTTGCGGAATAAACATGATTCTGTAGTATCCATAATTGGACGAAGATAAAACGAATGTAAACATTCCCATATAGCCACCATCACTAGAAGAATAGTAGTCAATTTCTGGGAATGCAAGCCGATACGAGGTGGTGACTGGAGCGCCGGTTGAGTCTACTCCAGTATTAAAACCATAGCTCGATGTTGAATTCTTATATGTTGACGAATAATACCTGTCTGGAATGTATGTGGTAGAACTTCCAGAAACACCACTCGGCAAAAAGGCTCCACTCGCAGAACCGTTAGACATACCACTAATGTAGCCATTGCTATTATAGTAAACGCTAGTAGAATAGTCCAAGTCTGGCCATCCGTCGGAATATTTCTTTGGATCTGCTGTAAACCAGAAACTATACGAAGAAGAGTGGTATCGAATATAACATCCCTCATATTTGATAGACATTCCATTCCCCCAGAGATTTTCAATCGAACGATATTGAATCTGTGTTGTCCAATCTTCTGTCGAACCACTGGTATTGTTTTGTTCTGCATCAGTGGCTCCATTTGCAATTCTAGACGATGTGGAACCATTTCCGATTTTTTTCTGAGAATCCCAATCGGCAAACTCAATTAAGTATAATAACTGTATAGCCCCCCACGTGACATAATCCATTATTTCAAGTCCAGGAGCTTTTGTTCTTAACTTGGTTCGTAAATCAGGGCGACTCACGCCGTCTGCCATAACGCCGGAAAGCGAGCTTCCACTTGAAGTGGATATATATCTACCTACATATCGTCCTGATCCTGGATGGAGGGTAAACCCGGAATGCTCAACAAACGAAACGTAATAATATTTAATTGATTTTGACGAGTCTGTCTCGAATTTGAACCAAAATTTTGGAATATATACCAATGTATCGTATTTAGTACGAGAGAATTCATCGTCGCCCTTTTTATATTTGATTAGGCCATCAACAAGATTGTACTCCTCCATACTTTTCCATGGGTTCACGGCGTCAAAATTAGAGGATCTGTTTGGGTCTGCGAAATCACAATCAACATATTTATAGGGATCAGATGCGACAGTTAGTCTTTCCAGGGCGGTGGATTCATTATTATAATGCCAGCATACGCCAAAAGTAGTAAGATGCTCGAATACCACGTGATATAACTGCCGGACTGCAACGTCTACCGTTCTAGTAGCGTAGACACTATCAACATCCGCCCGAACAACCGCAGGGCCAAAACCTTCAACATCAACATATTGTTCTTCACCCGTGGCGACAAAAGAAGTGATTTTTTTACCTCGGTGCGTAACAGTGATGGTAACCCCGGCGGGGGCGGTGATCCCAAGCACGGAATTTTTCAAGGAAAGCAAAAGCTCGTCCAATTTTTTATCCGCACTTTCAAACCATCGGTTTATAGAATCGCCCACGGTTTTGGCGTCAGCAAATCCACCGTCCACTGTGAGAGTTTTATCTGTTTTAATATTTTTCAATTTGTCATCGATTTCTGCCTTAGTGTAGCGATTATTGAGTCCTTGGCCGGTAGCGGCTGCGTCTGCTGGCGCACCAGAAATCGTTAAAGTTGGGTCGGCCTTTGCAAACTCCTTGGCTTCTTTCGCAGCTTTTTCTGCGGCTACACGGTCTCGCTCAACCGAACTGATCCACTCCTCTTCGGTCCCCTCATACCCATGTTTTACGGCTATGCCATATGCTGAGTAAGGGCCGACGGAGATTACTTTACCCATGAAATCACTCCTTTCATTTGTTTCAGATAATAATCACAGTACCTCCCGGTGATCTCCCGGTACTGCTCCGGGTGATCTCCCCCTCGACCACCCGCTTGGCCAGCTCCTGCTCGGCCTGTTTCTTGTGCTTTTCCAGCAAACTCTGCTTGTTGTAATGTACGCTCATCCGATCACACCTCCGATCATGGTCAGGGTCCCTCCGGTGCCGCTTTCGCCCCGGGCAATGGTCACCCGGTAGTTAAAGGCTGCTCCCTTGGCGGCAACCGTGTTGGCAAAGACGTGGTTTACGAGGACTCGGGTCTTGCCCACCTGTACCTTGGTGCATTGCTCCCACACCGGGGCCTCGTCCAAGGCGTTGTTGGTCATCTCCACCGTAAGACTCATGTCCTCCGGCAGGGTACCTTCCAACGTCAGGGAGGCCACTGTAATGGCATCGTCCGCCGTCAGGGGGGCGGTCAGGCTCACCTCAGCACCGGTGACGTTTTTCGTAAAGGTGATATCTTTGGTGCTGGTCAGGATGCCGTCTGTCACTTCCAGCGTAACAGTATGGGAGCCGTTCAACACCTGCTGGTACTCCGCCTTTTCGCTGAGCCAGTCCACCGTCAGGTCGGCGGTGGATGCTCCGGACTCTGTCAGATGGTTGTCCACGAGCACCATCGTGCCGGAGAAGATCAGGGTGGTGTCGCCGCCATAGTAAGCGCTGCCGGTGGCAATGTCTACATAGTCGTTCTCCACCACCAAGGAGGGCTGGACAGAGGGCGGGTAGAAGTTGTTGGAGGCGGCGAAATAGAGCTGGTATTCGACGCCCTTTTCCAGCGCGATGTTGCCCATGTCCAGCACCACGTCGTTGTAGCCACGGATAATGTCGATGAACTTGTCCACCAGGGCGGTCTCGGAGCCGTACTTGCGCAGAACGGTGCGCATCGTGCCCGGCACATAGCCCTTGACACGGAATTCCAGCGAGCGGAGCAGCAGGCCCGCTTTCTTGGCAGTCAGCGGCATAAAGAACTCGTACTTGGCGGGATAAGTGTCCCACGCGGGGGCGGCCCCCTCGTCGTTGAGGGCTGTCTGCACTTGAACTACCGTGGGGGGCGTAGATGTCTTGGTGGCTTTCACTTCACCGTCCAGCTTCTCCGTTACCGTCATGAGGTCGCCGTCGTCGTCCGTCACGGTGTATCCGACCGCAAACGGTGCGTTTTGTTCGCCGAGGTCGGTTGCGTCGGTGGTGATAGTGGGGGGTGTGTCGGGCATGACACTAGCGTCATCGGAAACCTCAAGCCCAGAGGGCAGAATAAATGCGGGACGATCATAGGCTGAATTGGAGGAAACCATCTGGCCCAAATAGCCGCTGGAGCTAACGTACTGAGCGACGTCGGATTTCTCGAAGGTTGGAGAGCGGAGCCACCATGTGGTGGCGCTGTTGTCTGTGTCTTTATATGCGATACGCTTCGATTGTACGTCATTACTGTCGTCATTGGAGAAGTACGCCAACCGCACGCCCTCTTTGGGGAGATAGCCATTGCTACCAGTTATAAAGCCAACCTCATAGCCGGATAACAAAAACACTTTTGTGCTCAAGCCGTTGGAACCTGTCATCAGGCTGCCGCCGTAACCGGTGCCATTCTGGTACGGAATTTTCACTTGTTTGATGACATTACGAATGTCTGTATCAACCACGTTGAAGAACGTGCTGTTCAGGTAAGCGTGGATGGTACTGTTGGCGTAGTCGTTGGTATTCGAGCTATGCCACGAGAGTTCATTTCCATGGGTGTACTTCATCAACACCCACGTGCCATTGCAGCTTGCATCGTAGATGCTGGTGTCTGGATTACCCTGCTGCACGATGAGGAAGTCCCTCAAGGTGTCGTTTACCTTGATTTTGACAGTGCTGCCCACCGCCATATCCCCAAGTTTTGCCATTGCTCATCCCTCCTTAAAACTCCACCCTACACAGGGGCTTATTCCACACGCCTTCCAAGGCCACCCCATCCAGAGTGTCAAAGGTCGTCATAAAAGTGTTACCATCCCCCGGCATACCAAGAATAACCTCCAGCATCCTCAGCCGCATACCCACGGCAGCGGCATCTGCGGCGGCATCTGAGATGGTGAGGGTCTTGTCGATCCCCACTCTGATGGCGTTAATGCGGTCGCCAACAGCTTTAGCGTCCGCTGGAGCGCCGGAGATCGTTAAAGTAGCATCAGCGTTGATATATTCTTTTGCCTTTTCAGCAGCTGCCTCCGCAGCCAATCGGTCTCGCTCTACAGATTTGAGCCAGTCTTCCTCAGTACCTTCAAACCCGTGCTTTACGGCAATCTGATAGGCACTATAGGGACCGATAACGACTTCTCTATAATTTTTCAAGACAACACCACCTCCAGATTCCCATGTCCATCGTCACGCATGGTTACATTATCAGCGACACTGTCTGCGACATACAGGGTCAAAATTCCGCTATCGTTATTATCATCCAGCCAAATCCATCCTTTTGTAGCGATAGTCTGGTCGGCTTTTTCAGCAGCCTCCTGTGCTTCTCTCAAGGAAGCCAATGCTTCAGCAGCACTTTTGGCGGATGCGGTTTCTGATGCTTTAGCAGCAGTTTCACTTGTCTTGGCAGCAGTTTTACTATCAGCCGCAGCATCTCGGTGCTCACGAGCGGTATTCATAGCCGTTTGAGCATCATTCATGTGAGCCTGCGCATTACTTTCTGATGTAGCAGCATTCTTGGCACTTACTGCAGCCGCATCCCGACTTGCCGCTGTGTTTGCAATACTGTCATTCGCTCTTCGCTCAATGTCCGCGAATCGTGAAATCATTGTTTCGACAGCGGTGGGGTCAACTGGCGTTCCTTCTCCGGTGGTATTCAGACTATTCTTGATGGGCAATGTGGCAGGGACAGTATTGAAGTCGTAAGCAAATTTCGGCTCGTCATTTTCGGTTTCAATACTATAAAACCGTACTGAGAACACTAGATCACCAGCATATTTTGTGGCATCGCTCAAAACAGTCCAGCCAAAAAGTACCTTTCCTGGAACAGTATCAATGTCCAATTTAGTGATGGGGAAGAAGCCCTCGTTTACATCACCATTTGGGCCAACGGATCTGAACTGAATAACACATATCTCGTCACTCAAATCGTGCTGGTCAAAATAACGGTCGATTTCGAAATAGACAGTTTCAGCGCCATGGTCATTTACAACGCTTAAAAATGAAAAATCATCAGGAATGCTTATGGTTCTGCTATTAGCGTCGATAATAAATCTTGGCTCCTCAGAAGGGAGCATCACAAGTTCTTTTAGGTTGTCTTGATTCTGAATGTCTTGTAGGCGCTGCATGTATTCATGAGAAGAAGTGATCATGAATTATCGACCTCCTTCAGCATCTGAACATTGACTTCTGACATCTGCACTACACCCTGATAAAGAGCGAGTGTCTTATTATAGATGTCCGCCGCATTCCGATTAAATTCTTCAAGCATGGCGATTTGAGCCTTGAAATTATAGATGTCATTTTTGATATTCAGTGCAAAGCAGCCGGTTGATAAAGCAATAGTTTCTGTGGCAGGATCAATACCCATAATGCTAACAGAACAGGGACCATCACAAATCTTGACAGGAGTTGCCATGTCGCACTCGTAGTTGTAATAGTTGGTACTTGTGCTGTTGACCTGCTTGAGCCCAACGATATCCAGATGATTTTTCTGGTCTTTCAGAATCAGATAGAGCCGCAGTTTGACATATTTTTTATCAAGGAAGAAGGTGATCTCATCAAGACTGTATACCTGCGACTCTGAAAATTTAGTAGCCTTGAAACCTTCATTTGAATAGATAAGGTTCATAAACACCTCCAATAAAATAAGCGCCCATCGCTGCATAGGATGAGCGCATAACACATCATAATAAATAGTGGAGTTAACCACTATCAAAATAATCCATTGTCAACCTCCTCGTCATCGTACCAGATGCCCGGGTTGGCGATCAGGTCGCCGGTTCGCTACCCCACTCTCTACGCAGGGCCTCCAGTGTAGTCTGCATAGAGCTGTTTCCTGCTGCCGCACCCTCAAACAGGGTAAGTATAAGGGTTTTGGCTGTGTCCGTAAATCCCGGGCCAGTGTCGCCCTTTTCGCCCTTGAAATCACCATTGGCGATACCATCCTTCAATTCTTGTAATTTACTAATAGCCACCTTTGCAGCGTCGATAGCATTTGCAGCATTTGTGGCGGCAATATCAGCATATTGGGAAGATATGTTAGCACTGGATTCGGCTGTTTTTACGGCTGAATCAAATTTTGCCGTTATTGATTCCACTTCTTCAGCTTTATAAATAGGAGAGGAATTGCTGGTATTGAGCGTGTCAAGAACAGGCAAGGACGCCTCTAGTGTATTAAAGTTGTATTTAAAGGTCGAAATATTTCCGATACTTTCAATGCTATAGAATCGAACAGAAAAAGATACCGTAGCCGCCTCGGCTGTCACAGTATTTCGGATTGTCCAGCCAAAAATTATTTTTCCGGGAATAGTTGTAATATCAATCTGAGTAACAGGAAAGAATCCTTCGCCAAGTTCAACTCCAGTAGATCCCACCATTTTGTACTGGACGATACAGGTCTCTTCGCTTAGATCATGGTCGTCAAAATAACGGTCAATCTCGAAGAAAATGGTCTCTGCATTATGATCGCCTTTAACACCAAGAAATTTGAACGCCGTAGGGATCGTAATGGCACGAGTATCAGCGTTGATAACAAAACGAGGCTCTTTCTTGGTATTGATTGATAACACAGAAACGCCGCCCATATTCTGAATATTAGCAAGACGTCTCATGTAATCTTCTTGTGTAGTGGTCATTTTATTCCTCCTTTCTCATTTTTATAGCGGCTGCTTTTTGTAACTCGAAAAGTTCAGCAGCCGATTTTTCACCAAGAATATCGACCACTTCGTTATATGGCATATAAATCACGCGCGGCTCAACGTCTCCAAGCTCGATAAATCTTTTGTTCGCGTAATAGTACGAGGCAAGAACACGACCCTTGTGTGCTAGACAAATATTTGTACTGCGATGATCCGGAGTGCCAAAGCATTCATAGTTATAGCCGGAGCAACCGCCGCAACCCATCGCCACTGGGCATTCAAAACACTCTTTGGTTGACTGACTTTCTCGCGTAATAGCGTCCAACATAATCTTAGTATCCTGCTGATGCTTTGTTTTGTACAGTCCATCGAAACAATTACCGAGGCACATCGGCGCGGCTTTCTCTTTGCCGACTGAAATAGGAGCATAGCGAATACACGGATAAGCTTTACCGTCAGGGGCAAAAGAAAGCATTGAACCAGTGCCACCACAGTAATTGCTATTATCGTTCGGAGACACGGGATGTCCAGTATCGTCGTTCAACATTGTAATATAAACGTCGCTTTTATTCTCGATAAGCCAATCAGACAAGTCTTTTAACGCGAAATAAATATTTGAAGCGTCCTCTTTTGTATAGACTGGCTCATATGCGAAGTTGCAGTGAATGATTTTACAGCCCTCGTTAATCATCATCTTTACGCTGGGGCAAATATACTTAACAGAATCAGGCACAAATGTCATTTTCGAATTATACCAGCCATACTTTTTTGCATCCTGAAATGCCGCATATGCCTTAGAAAAAGACCCGACGCCATTTACGTCAACGCGAAAAGCGTCATGTAATTCTTGGATTCCATCAATAGAAACGGTGATACCCATTAAATTGTGATATTTCATAAACAGGTGTTGTGCTGCTGGAGTAAACCAAAGTTGTCCATTGGTAGCGAAACTGATGCGAGACATAGGGGCAAATGGAATATTCCGTTTCCAACACTGTTCAAAATAATAATCACAAATATGTTCAATTAGTTCGGCCTCAAGCAGTGGCTCTCCGCCAATAAAATCCAAAACAAGAGCTTTGGTTCGATGGGTAATAAAATCGCCATCATCTTTTTCGTATTGGTTTAAGAGATAATCTACGATTTTTTTACCAGTGTCAAGAGTCATAGCTTCGCATTCTTTGCAATGTTCATAGCAATAAGAACAATTCAGATTGCAGGCCCCAGTCACTTGGAATGTTACATTACGAACGGTTTGGTTGTTAAAACCATCAAGAGACGGGAAAAGCTGGCGAATATGTTCAGCGTAATCGTCCATCCGTGTAAAGTTTTTTACCATTCGCATTCCACCTCCTGCTTATAGAAATCGAACTTATACTGAACAGGAAGATACCCCAGTAATTGATTGAACAATGCATTTTTAGCGCAAGTAAATTCAATCCAAGATTTTTGATACTGGGTACGATAATCTTCAATCATTCTCTTGAGGTCATCAGACGGTGTCTCAGAATAACTTTTACACATAACAGAAAGCATTGCTTTGTAACTTTCAGTGATATAAAATCGACGCTCAATTTCTTCGGAGACTTCACGATCTAATTCAAAAGTCTTTTTAGTCATATAACCCCTTTCCAATACGATAATTATCGAATTTCTTTTCAATATCTGGGAATTCCTCTTCAAGTGTCTTTACTTGATTCATCAAAGAAATAAATAGATGTGGACGGAATTCTTTTTCGGACTCAATAGCATATAAGACTGTATTTGCCACGATGTACATAGCCTATTTTTGTTCATCGTTTTGAGGTTCAATACTCAAAATCTTTTCAATGCGATCCGTAGAAAGGGCTTTTGTGTCTGCTATATATTTTTCAGCGTTTGGATAAACTCGAATGGCTACAGCATATGGATATAAGATTTTCTCTGCATCAGATAATTGATACTTACAACTAGCGGCCGCGAGTTTGATAACGCGCTTGACATAACTCAGCCATCGAGAAAAAGGAACTTCTTCCAACTCTGGGTTCTGTAGACAGGACAAATACCCAAGCCAAAAAGGGAAGGTGAACTTTTGAGGATCTGATTCATAAGGAACAGAAAATCCGCCTTCGGGAATTGGATCCATTAACAGAAAATCATAAAGAACTAGGTTTCTACGATAAGCGGCATCTGTCATAAAGGGGCATTTTACAAAGATCTTTTCTACAGGTTTATTGCTGTTCATTTTTGCACCTCCTTTAATTATTCAGACCAACACCACAATTCCCAGAGCAATGGGTGCCACATCCGTTACCAGTACACCAACCCTCACATCCCGTGCAACCGTGGCAACTGCCTTGACAACCGTTCTTGCAACTTCCCTGACACTGGTTTTCACAAGTGCCTGAACAACCATCACAATCACCGCTGCAACCAGAACAACCACTCTTGCAAGTTCCAGAACAATCACCGCTACAACCGGAACAACCAGAATAACAAGCAGAAGAACACAATCCTGTGCAACTAGAACGGCAACCACTAGAAGATCCGGTTAAACTCTTAGACGATAAATCATTAATTTTAACAAGGCAGTCTTTCAGCGTTTGTGCATAAACCAAAGATTCTTTGTCAGGAGTTGGGGTGTTTCCATCGATAGCATTCAATGGAGTCGTGATTTTCTGAATATGCTCGTATGTGATAAATTTTCCATTCGCCGGAGTTTCAGAAAACTGCCACGATGTTCCCTTGTATGTAGAAATAGAACCTGAGCTATTCGCGTTAGAACGACGAGTAATCTCAGTGTTGATGAGCTTTTTTAACGAAGTAAAGTCTTCTGGACTAATCAGTCCACCCTGTTCAGCCATAAAATCACCCCTTTACTCGCACACGAATGCGACGCTCACAGAATAAATCATCGCCCTCTACTGCGTAACCAACAACAATATCCGGTGAGACAACCTCCCCGACCTCAACAGCACGACCAATCCCGGGAACCTTAGAAGGAACAATCAGATCACCGGTTTTGACCTTACCAATCACTCGCACGCGCACACGGCCAGCGAGAGATACCGGAATATATTTATCGATATTATAGTCGTCCAGAGAGGAACCATTGCTCGGTAAATCTCCACCAATGAGCATTGCGTATTCATCCGTGTGAACACCAACCACTCGTTTAGAAGTGTCGTCAGCTCGGACATACCGCTCCGTCTGACTATCTGTGTCAAGAGCAATAATATCGCCCGGCTGAGTCGTACCACCACGCGGGAAAAGCTCTGCGTAGTCATTATAAACAGCGCCGTATGCTTTGCTAAAAACAGCCACACCGGAGTTGTTGACGTAATAATTAGTAGAGCCGAAAAACAACGTACCATTCATAATACCGCCAGAAAGAGGAAGGGCTCCAAGACTGATACAAGCTTTGATTGCTGTGTCGCCACCCGTACCGCCACGTTCAATCGGAATAATACCAGACTGAATGTCGGCAGCGTCATGTTTATGACTCTCGGTAGTTGTTCTTAACTCTTCGACAGAAGCACGAATATCAGCATGAGAATGTTCGTCTGTATTGTGAGTTTGAATTGTTTCATCAATATAATTTCTGGCGTCAGCAATATCATCAGCATAATCTGTAAAGTCAGTGGGCAAAGTCCCTTTCAGTGTTTTTAAGTCTTCTACAATCTGCAGACTTTCATCGCGCTTCTGACTGGCAATGTCACTGCTCGCTTTAGCCGCGACCTCTGATTCTTTGGCTTTATTTGCGCTGTTCTGAGCGGCATCTGTAAATCTTTTGATATACGACTCTATCGTACTTGTGAACATTCGCTCCACAGCCATAATAGAATGCTTCAAACGATTGATAGTATCGGCATTGATCAATGCATTTCGGAGACGAGGATTTGAATTCAGTACAGCTTGTGCGTTAGTGTAATTGCCATTTTCCATCGCAGCACGATACTGATTTGCCGCGCCGATCAAACTGGAAGAAATATCCTCAGAGTTCGTCCAATTATCACAGCTTGCTGGAAAGTTTGTGTACTCAAGGTCGGCATATTTCCCGTCTTCGTTTAAAATCCAATCACTCAAAATTTTCCCTCCAATCAATATTTGTTTTTGACAATATAAGGATAATAGGGCCAATAACGGCTCATAGTAACCGTCATAGTACCATCTCCCAGCGAAATATCTATTTTCTTAATTAAAAAATCGACGGGCTGATTTCCGGTATTGATATATTTGGGAGTATACGAAATTTTTTGATTAACATCTAACCATGGAATCAGTACGCATTCTACAGTTACGTTATCAGTCAAACGACTAAGAGTCCAGTGTTTGTACTCAGCACAGTTCATGGCAGACTCATTAGTCGTATAATTTTCGTAATCTTCTCCACTCAAAATCTCATTGCGCCGCCCAAGCTTTTCAATAGTAAACCGAGAACTATTTATCCAATCAACATCCGCTGCGTTTGACAAGCAAACATATCGAATGTACTTGCAATTTTCAGCTTCTTTATCCTTTTCCTTCTCTTCATCAGTGGGTTCCTTATCAACAAGCTTGACCATAACGTGGATTTGTTGTTCCCCCTGATAATAAAAGTGCTTAGTATTAGAATCATATTTAACGACAATCACAGTGTCTTCAGGAATGGTTGTCCCATCAATCAAGACATCGTTTCCTTGATCGTCAACATTACGAGCATACAAATCGTATGTTCCGTAGCTCAATGATTTAGTAGTCGTTGCAAGATTCCCGTTTGAATCAGCAGACTGCACAGTTAAACGGAGTGAGACAAGAATTTTTACGTTCTTCTTGAAGCCAGTTGTGGGGGTGGTAAAAGCAACCGTCAATTCAGAAGGGGAGTCCTCCATAGATGTAAAAGTTGCGTTTGCAGTAACTGTAGTCGTATCGCCACTAACAGAAAAAGTTGTTTTATCTTTCGCAGAAAAAGCATCGTATTCAACTGACGCTCCCCACAGCTCGACACAATTACGAATCTGGGAATAATCGTATGTACAGTCTTCGGAAATGACGAGATCTTCAAAATCGGCAGCGCTCATAATTGTCAAGGCATCATATCCGGTAGGAATCTCAGAGCAGATAAATGTAGTCCCGTCAAAATACATCTCAAATGGATAACACAAATCACGCAGTTCAGTAAGTATCTGCCAGATGGTCGCGCCAGTATCATATTCAAGGTCATACGGAACACTCCGGTTCCAATATCCAACGACGCAATCCTCCATACCACTCAAGCGAAATGTTTTTGCGATCGCGTTACCAATGTCTGAACCAACAGGTATTTTTGTTTTCTGGCCTGTTAAAGTACCGCCAAGCGTTCCATCGAGCTTTGCGACTAGGTCTACGCATGAAATACTAAGGATATGTTCAGTGCTGCTGTATTTGAAACCGTTCTGATTGAAAGCGTACACCCCTTGAGAATACCAGTACAATTTACTGTTAACTGACTCCATACCGATATAAAGCCTTACATATTTATTGGCCTATTCATCTCCGAGCATAGAAGAAATGTCTTTATTCCCCTCCAGATATATAGAAGCAGAGAATGTCCGTCGAATATCTGCGTCCGAATCGATAGAAATAGAACCATCAACAGTCAAGCCTTCAAGTGAATTTAGAAGATTCATGTCAGTGTCAAGCAATTCTATCTTACAATAGAGATGTTTAACACGTGTTTTAAGCAATGCGAGCTCTGCTTGTGAAGGAGTATAGTTTTTCATGGCACACCTCCATCTATCGTTATGATGTCGTAACAACTACAGAACATGTGGCAATCAGATTGTCCATAGTCGCAGTAATTGTTGTAGACCCCGGGGAAACTCCTTCAACCACGCCTTTATCAGTGACAGTCGCAATTTTCGTATCCGCGCTCTTCCATATGACAACATTCTGAGAAGCACCTGATGGATAAGTTGTATACTCTAACTTGTGATTGTTGCCAACACTGAGCGTAAATTTGCTCTCAGTTAGACTAAAGCTTTGAGCAATAATGCGAACTCGAGTTGCAGATGCGATAATTGTGACATTGCCATAAACAGAAGGAATATTGATTTCGTGACTTACTTTACCGGTAGATTCATCAGTACGCTTAATATAAGTCGTGTTTGTGACATTTAAGCCGCCCATAAAAACAACAACGCCACTGATTTCGTAATCTTCAACAGAGGAAAGAGTGGCAGTATATGGTTTGCCTTCGGAAATGGTAGTGTCCGTGTTGTCTGAATCGACATAGTAGAAATTGTTCGTGATATTGTAGGTTTCCTCTCCGGTTCTGCCTGTCATCACGTTCACAAAACCATTGTTCAGCATATCGTTGTCATCGTTAACGCTTCCAACCTCCGTAAAGTCAAAGCTTAAAGTAACCTTGTCAGGATGTTCAGAATTCGAAGACTTGACGTTACCATCAATAGCAACCATCCAGATGCGGCCATCTTCAATTTTCAAAATCTTAGTACCGCCATTCGTGAGCCAATCAATCATATCTTCACGATACCAATGACTGTGCGCCACATCGAAAGTATCATTTTTTAGATACCGAATGGCTGTACCAGAAAAAGAGCCTGAAGTGTAGTTTGATTTGCCTCCGAAAAATACAAATGGATATTTACGATTTAAGGTTGTCACAACAGATGATTGACGATTTCGATCGGTTTCAGTGATTGAAGGGTCGAGCAAAATATGATAACTTACAGTTCCATCTGTAATGATAGCTCCATAAAATTTACTTTGAACAGTTGTCTTAATATATGGAAGCTCTGTTCCGTCACTAAGAACGGGGACTAAAGCGTACTCGTACTCCGTTTCTCGCCCACGTGCAAAATAATCGTTGTAAACAAAATTGATGTTTCCATGTCCGGCAAGCTGCTCATAAAGCAAGACCCACGGTTTTTGATCTGCCCCGATTTCGCGGCGCTTCAACTTGATTTCGTGCAGATCCGAGCCATATTCAAAGTTGGAGCCACCAAGAGTTTTTTGATTAAAATCAGCAAAGAGCAAAGTATCTTCCGTCCATTTCATACCTGAATCATAAAAGGTAGAGAACTCGTCAGGAGCCCCTGAAAGATAGACACCGTCGTAAATACCATTTTGAATCACAAACCCTGCCAGAGAAGGATTTCCAGCACAAGGGGAGGCGTCAGAGCCAGTTCCGAACAAATCATATCCCAGAAAGTTCATTCTTCCACCTCCCTAATTGTAATATCATAAGCATTATCTTTATGCTGTAAACAAATCAGTACGTCCATACTGGTCCGTTTCATGTAGTTGCTGTCAATAAAATAAACGTCTGAATATGCAAAACCGCCATCCTCACGAATAATCTTTAGCATAGCATAAAAATATTCGGACTGATTGGCGGGAAGATAGCTTTCGTAAGGAAGTTTAGAAAAAGCTCGAATATTAGTGGAAATAACGCCTCTATATATCATTCCATCCTGATCGAACGAGAATTCTACGATATTTTTTCGAACAACAGGACGAACCTTGAATGCCATCGCATAGTCTTTGACATTATAGAACTCCATTTGATACGGAATATCAAACGTGACTTTTTCACCATGAGTCAAATCCACAGCATAACCACCAGATGATGTTACATAAGAAATCTGGTCTTTTGTTATTCCAGAAATATCAGCAAGATGGCTTGAAATAGCAACATATCCGTCACTTAATTTATTCTTACACTGTAAAAAAGTGCCTCCTTCTGCGCTCGCATAATATTTTGTTTCAAACTGAATAAAGCCAGTATCCAAAGAATAACCATTGCGAGTTGTGCCGGTTCCGCGAATATAAAACACAGTCCGATTATCCAAACCGTTCACTGTAAAAGACGCTCCTACAGCTCCATAGAATACTGCAGATTCTTTAATCAGATTCTTACTTTCATCGTATAAATGATACTGGTAGGTACTTAATGTTTCACCCTGTACGGTTACATACTGATACGCTAACAGAAACAAAATCGAGGAAGTAGGGATAATATTTTCCGTATTAGAAGAAAGCCCGTCGAAGCTCAATATTGGTTTTTCTTTGCACCAAAGAGGAATAGGGTCACTGAAATCACCATATTCGTCTTCGCCAGAAAGTCTGACCTTGACGCGGATAGTATAGTTACGAGACTGATTGTCGAGCCAATCTGACGAAGTGATTTTATAACCATAACCAAGACTAGCAGTGAAACCGGTCACAGCGTTTGTAACACTTCCGAGCAACTTGTTGGTCATGCTGTCATACACTTCATAGCAATACGTGGTCGTTGCCTTTTCCAGCGCGGCAGTCTTCTCTGCTACATTGTCTTTGTCATCCCAAATCTTTCCCTGAACATCATGCATGGCCCAGCCGACAAATGTGCTTGTTTTACCATAAGTTTTCTTTAGTTCGGCCTCGCTCCAACCAGCGATAGCGCTGACATCACAGGCGGACAGGGGAGCACCATCAAAAGTGTCTCCTTCAACCGCAGCAATCATCTTTTTGACAGTGATGGCACTTCCACCAACCGTCTCTGAAATTCCTTCCGCATCAACGAACAAAATATTTGCGGCCACAAGGCCATTGGTCATAGCAGTTGCTTTCGTTTTGACATCAGATAAATATTTTGAAATCTCAGATTGAGTGAGCGGAACGAGTTCACCATTGTCCGTCTGGAACAGAGGAGTATATGCCACCTGTAGACTGCCCATTTTGTCGTCACACCCGAGAACAGTGGAATAGTCGCCCTCGGAGATAATAGTCTCAGTTGAATTCATCTCGTTCACGAAGGTCTGATACTTTGCAATATTTTCAGCTGTCCATACAATTCTGGCACGATTGAGATTGTCAATATTCCCATAGGTCTCGACACCACGGCTTTTAATAGCAGCGATAGTAGTCTTCTGCTTCTCAATGGCCTGATCGTATGCTTTTTGAGCATTATTATATAATGTACCGTCATAGGTGGTTGCCACCTTAAAATATGCGGTAGTCCCTTCGTTTGCATCAAAAACAGAAATGGGGGACAGTATAGGTTTCGCCAAGGTAGAATCACCTCCTAAAATTAAAAGCCGCACTTGCAGGGTTATCCGTCATTGGCGGAACTACCTGCATTTTGCGCGGCTTAGAGTTTATGAAGAATCAGCGTATTATAGTTGCTTTGAGCAGCAGTCACCGCAACCCGTTCTCCGACCTTGAAGAACTGACTGGATTTAATCGTGTATTCCTGTCCAGCAGAAGTTACGATGTATTTCCCGTTGCTGGTTCCTGTTATAACACCAAAGAAGGTCTTGTCAAACGAAGCATCCTTAACAACACGTCTGGCAGTATCGCAAATCATCTTCGCGAGTTCACTGACAGCTTTTCTTGAATCAGTCACTTAACACACCTCCTTATCGTTTACTACATTCCTGATAAATCGCATTGGGCAGACCCTGAACGATTTCACGAGCCAGACCATCAACGTCGCCAATCGGTTTCTGAACATAGATGTCGCCAATGCTGATAGACGGAGCCTGACTGCGATTCTGAACATTTGCGGTAAGACCGCCGTTCTTTACGAGCTGCCTCTGGAACCATGCATCAGGATTACCGCCCAAATCAAAGAGCTTAGATGTAATATCAGCAGGAACAACGCCGTCACCAGTCTCAAGATAGGTATAGCGCCCAGCTTCAGGCTGGCGGACGATAAGTTCCTGGCCCTTCTCATCAACATTATAAGTACCAGACTTGTTAATGCTGCGAGAACCGGTAGCTTTCTTACCTGTGATTTTATCGACTTTGTCTTTAACCCAATTCTTTGCCGAATTAGTCTTCTCAGAGACGGCCTCTTTGATATTGTTGTAAGTCTCTTTCACTTTATCAACAATTTTTTCAGCAGTCTCTTTAGGATGGGTCACCGCATCTTTGGCTTTAGACGCAACTTCCTTACCCTTGTTATAGGCATCCTTTGCGGCAGAAGCAATCTCCTGAGCGGCCTCTTTCGGATGAGTGACCGCCCAAGTGACTTTTTTGCCGGTCTTGACTGCACTTTCAACTGCCGAAACAATCAGTTCTGTCGGATGAGTGAGTAGATGCAATGCCTTTTGAACCATGTTCGGGTCATTGGATTCATTGTATTTTGTCAGCTTGTCCACAGCGGAACCGAGAGAGTGCTTGTTTATCCATGCACCAAGCTTGCTGTCGGAAAACTTCTCGAAGAGCCCTTGGATAGTTTTCTTGACCTTGCTAAAGCTAAACGATGCAGAAGGTCCAACATTGGCATCCATTGAATTGCCATAGTAGCTACCACCGCCAGACAAACCAGAAGCCGGAGTGGTATTCATGGTGTTTTCAACTTTTGGTAGCCAACCAGATATAACATCGCTAATATTTGACGTATCTGCATTGTAATCAGCAAAAATGGTCTCAAACAGCTTATTGATTGCAGTAGAAGCGTCCGTAGACATGTCGGGAGACAGGGAATAGAGGTTGTCCCATCCATTCTTATACACGCTACCCATGCGCTGGAACATTTCAGCACAAATAGTTTTGATTTGGTCGTCGGTTAGATTCTTATTGCCAAGGGCAGAATCCATCGAATTAGAAATCATGCTGCCCATCCGGTCAAAGATGGTACTACCGATGGTGTCAATCTGCTCTTCAGACAGTCCGGCATTTTTGCCAAGCCGCTTCCACACTGTATCAAACTTATCACGCAGACGCTTCATCTGGTTGTTCGCCAGACTCTTCGTAATAGATATCAGGTCACCCTTGGTTTTGGCATTCTTCAGGTCGTCAATAGGCAGAGAACCGACCGAATTGCTGGATTCTTTCATGGCATCAGATAGCCATTTCTTTGGATCTTTGCCGATTTCCATCAGGTTCTCTGTAGTGTCAGCCGGAATAACGCCATCGCCCTTTTCGAGATAAGTCATTCGACCCTTTGCGGGATTACGAACAATTATCTCTTCGCCCTCTTCGTCAACATTGTACGGAGCTGCTTGATCGATATGTTTGTCACCCTTGGCACGGCCCCAGTTCCAAGGCCAGATTTTCCAAGAACCGATACCCTTCTTTTTAGAGCCGCTATCGCTTGAGCTCTTACCCCAGTTCCACGGCATGAGTTTGCTGATAAAGCTACCAACACCCTTTACCGCCTTGCTGATAGTAGAGCCGATGCCTTTTACTACATTAGTAATACCTGCGCCGATTCTCTTAATGCCAGTAGTGAGGCTTCCGCCACCGATCGCGCCGACAGCAAGCGTACCACCAAGCAGAATCTTGCCGATGACAGGAATATGACTGACCGCAGCCGCAATAGTTCCGGCAACACCCGTACCACTTGTGGTACCAATAACGGTGCTGACAGTCTTACCAATTCCTTTGAAAATACCAGCAATACCAGAGAATAGCTTGGTTTCACCCAATGTAGTACCGATGTTACCGAAAATTGAGCCAAGCCCGCCAACCGCGTTTTTGGCAATAGATGCGACTCCACTGAACCCTTTTTGGAAGATAGACTTCAATCCGCCATTACCGGAGAAAATCCCCTGCGCAGATTTAGCTATAGACGGTTTTGCGGCATCCAGTCCAGTAGTGATGCCATCACCGACGCCAGACTTTATAACTGGAGCAATATCGGCTGTAAGTTTACTACTAGCACTGCCATCGCCGATTCCAAAGATACTCTTTCCTGCATCCAAGAGGCGACCAAAGAATCCCTTACCGGAACTCTTGTCGGAGAATGTACCAATGGCACGCTGCAGTCGATTGAACAGGCCGGTGATACCGCCACTCTGAGTAGTCCCAGTGCTTAAACCATTTAGAACGTCGTTCAGTTTAACCAGAGTATTAACCAAATTGGTCAGATTAACGACGACATTGTTGACATTAGTTGCGCCCTGAATCGCCTTCATGCTGGCGATGACATTATCTTTGTAACCATCAAGACCAGCGGTCATCTGGTCGAATGTCATGCCTTGAATCTTCGCGGCATATTCCTGTTTTTTCTGATAGTCCTCATAGCTAGAACCAATCAGGTTAATCAGTTCAGTGTACTTATCCTTCAGCTTGTTCAGTTTATCAATCTCGTCGTTTAGGGCATCCTCGCGCTGTTTAGAGTTGAGATTGTCACGAGCCTCTTTAATGGCGGACTCATCAGCCTGCCACTCATAACCATTAGAGGTGTAGACACGGACGGTTTTCTGAGTCTCGGCTTTTTCAAGCTCGGCTTGCAATTTTGCTAGTTCGATAGCCTTTTCTTGCTCGTCGTTTGCGTCCTGAAGAGCTTCGATTCGTTTATCAATTTCTTCAGTCATGGCATCGCCATAAATCTTGAGGTCGTTGGAATTGTTATCGTTGAACTTATTGAAAACATCAAGCAGGGAAGAGAAGAGGTCTTTTAGATTGGAGAAGATTGTCTGAAGCTTATCAGCCTCAGTATCCATACCCTTCATATGGTCTGTAACGTCCCATGTGCCATCAGCTACTTTCTGAAGAATCTCAGCGTAACGTTTACCGATTTCTGTTCCCTCGTAATCAGCAGCAAGTTTTCGTAACTGCTCAACGTAAAGAGCACGAAAAGCCTCTTTATTAAAAACAAGCTTATCTCCCTGAAGATCTAGACAAGCAATGTACTTTACATCAAGACTCATCAACTTCTGAATGCTGTCTTGACTTAAATTACCATAAGCATTATACTCATCTACAATATCGGATAGATCATTAAACGCACTCTGGAAATTATCCATCCGATTGTTGATGTTTTCCAGAGTGGAACCTATACCATTGATATATTCCTCAATACTGATAACATTGTTCTTAATCTTATCCTCGGCGTCTCTAAAACCTTGGGCAAGATATTTTCCAGCTTTACCGCCAGTTTGTTCACAAGCAGTAGCCATACCATCAAGCTTTTCGAGGAACATCTGCTTAAAGGCATCGCTGTTATAATCAACCAATCCAGTTTCTGGATTTAACGCTCCAGCAAACCGTTCAGCCGTAAACAAATCAGTGTTATCATACAGATCACGAATTGCCTGATACTGTTTGTCAACACCATCTGCATCAAGAGCGCCAAAAGGATTCTCAATCTTATTCTTACCGATATCAGAAAGACTGGAAAATGCGGATTTTATAGCGTCCGTCTTTTCCTTGGCTTCGTCCATCGCGGTGCCGTAGCCCTTGATGGCATCAGTCAACTGCTCGAAAGAGATGGTTGTTGAGTCTACATTCTGATCAAGATAATTCAGAATTTTATTCATCTCATCAGCTGATTTTCCGCCATCTTTTGCGGCATTCGCTTCCTTGAGTTGTTCCTTCACAAACTTACGGAACTGCTCTACATTGATTTGGAGCTTATTGCCCTGCTTTGTCAGACAGGCCGTAAACTTATCGTCCAGACCAACCAAAGACTTTGCTGTGTCAGCACACAGATAACCATACTGGTTATACTCCTTCATTGCCTTATTTAAGGTATCGAAGGCAGAAGCCACATCAGTTACAGATTTGGCAGTATTCTTATTCCGGTTCTTGGTTTCCTTATCAAAACCATTCATGTGCTGACGGAACTTATCCGAATTGCCCATGATTTGGTCAACAGTTGCGTCCAAAATATTTAAACCAGAAGCAAGGCCAGCATAGACTTCCTTAGTCCTTTCTGGGTCAACAGACCATGCTGCATCTCCATTTGCCAAGAACTCCTGTGCTGCAGCGGCTGTCATAGATGCTTTTGCAAACTCGCCAAGGGCAGGACAGACCCGTTCAGTCAAAGCTGTTGCTTGGTCTTCTGTTGCCTTGGTTGCATCCTCGACAGCATCCTTCTTTTCGCCCTGAGCAATCTTTGCAAGCTCCGCATTTGCCTTCTCAACAAGAGCCATGGCCGCAGACTGATACTGAGCAGCAATCATACCCTGATACTTCTCGGTATTCACCTGAAGCTGACCATCAACGAGTTCGAGACAACTCAGATACTCGAAGTCTTCATTAAGAAGGGTTTGGAGTGTGTCTGCACTCAGATAGCCATATTTATTGTATTCATCAATAGCGGTGGTCGCATTCTTATAAGCAGTCTGAATCTCATCAATCTTAGAGGAGACATCCTCCATCTTCTGGGAAGCTTGTACTACCGCGTCAACACCATTTGCAGAAGACTGAGCTACAATACCAACCTGTACGAGAGCCTGAGTAAAAGCGTTCACGCCATCTGTATCGGCAGAGAAATCCATATCTGTCAATGCTTTACGAAGTGCCGCCAAGGCTTGCGCCTGTTCGTCAGTCAAGCCTTCATTCGTGCCCCATAAGAGATCGTTTAGTTTGCTTGCATCAAAGTCATCAATGGTATTTTTTAGAGTTTCGATTGCAGAATTGACCTTATCGAAACTATAGCTTACGTCCATACCATTGCTTTTGCCGTCGCTCCAAAAGTCAATAGCTTGGAGTTTTCTACGAGCATTTACATTCTCATTGACGGCATCAGTAGAATCATTGTAAGCATCTGCATCATCCTGAAGCGCGGCTTGCTCATCCATTAAATACTGATAAACAGTATGGTAAGCACCACCTGCGGCTCGTTGTGCCTCAGTCGTATTCTGAACAATGTAATCCAGAGCCTTTCCAAGTTCGGAATAATACTTTGCAATAGAATCTGGGTCGTTCAAATTCTTTACGCCGAAATTGCCGCTCTTGTTGAAAACATCAATTCCAGCATCCTTTAACTCATTCATAATGCCAAGGTTAGCATTTGCAGAAATAGAACTAAAGAAATGGGAACGATTATTATCCTTAGCGGTCTTAACAAGCTTGTTACCCTGAGCGTCTTTAGACTGAATCAATTTAGATTCGGATGCTTTGAGCTGTTCCTCTGTAATATCTTTCAGCAAACCAAGTTGCTCTTCGTATTTGCCATTTTGAAGGTCAAGCTGGTTCACTTTGTTTTCATCAAGAGTTCCCTGCTCTTTAGCGAGAGCTAAAAGCTCCTCTTGAATGTCTTTCGCCTGGTCGAAGTCTTCTGTGTTCCAACCAGACTTGTCACCAAGTTCTTCGTAGGCATCGACTAAATCCTTCAAAGAAGAAGTCGTGTTGTTGGCCGCATCGGCAGCTTCTTTCGTTTTAGTAGCTGCTGTATCAATCCGCTGTGTATAGCTTGTAATCGCACCAATAAGAGAGGAAACTACAAGCCCAGTAACAACACCAAGGGCCATATTCAAAAGTAACGCAGCACCACGAAGAGCCAAAATCTTTAACTTCGTAGCATCAATTTGGGCTTGACCAGAGATTAGCCATTTGATAAAATCAGATATGGAAAGATTTGTCTCGCCCAAAGCCTTTTTGTATGCTTTGTATTGCGCGATTAAGTCAACAAGAGACGCTTTTATTTTAGAAAAGGTCTGAATTTGTAATTTTTGAGTGTTAGCATCTACCGTGAAGAAAGTTAATATCGATTTCGAGGAGAAGAGAAATCATGGAAGAATATGTACGGTATTGCCCATTTTGCGACAAATATTACCATAAAAGAGATTTGCTGTGCGCGTTTTGTTTGAGAGATACTATTCTATTGCCTCAATGGAACGGAATGAACGAACAGAAAAAAATCAATTGGAGGTTTACAAACAGACCCAAAAGAGATATCTCAGAATTAGATCCGAATTTTGTTAAAGAGATGCAAGATAAAGCCAATGTCTTTGACGCTCAATATAGAGCCGATTTGGAGGAGAAAGAGCATCCTAAATATGTTCCCAAATGTCCTGTCTGCGGTTCACCAGACTTACGCAAGATCAGTGCAACCTCAAAGGTTCTAGATGTTGCTTTTTGGGGATTTGCCGCTGGCAAGCCAAAGAAAACATATCACTGCAACAATTGTGACTATGAATTTTAATCCTCCAACAAATACAAACTCTCAAAAAAGAAAGATAATATCTAATTTGAGGAGAGAGTTATGAAAAAGATAGGATACTGTCATTGGTGTAACAAATATGCCGATTTAAATTATGGCTTTTGCCCGTTTTGCTCAAGTCAACTGATATCAATCAGTACATGGAATAAAATGACCAACAAAGAAAGAGAAGATTGGTTAAATAGAAATCCTAGACACAACCCTCCTAAAAAAATGTGGGGTGTTAATCTTGACTCCGCAGAAAAGGAAAACAAGCAAGCCCGTGCTCAACTTGAAGAGGAAGCTCGTCTCGCTCAGTACAAGCCCACTTGCCCAGTGTGTCATTGCCCTGACTTAGAGAAAATCTCCGGCTTTGACAAGACTGTGGATATAGCGGTTTGGGGCGTATGGTCGAGAAAGGCACATAAGCAGTTTAAATGCAAAGCGTGTGGATATGAGTTTTGAGGATGTGATGCACTATGTCTTTAGTGATGGCTATCGCAAACAAAGAAGGAATCGTTGTTTCAGCAGACCGCAGACTTACCGAGACTCACTTTTATAAAGATCACGAGAGTATTGTTACCCACAAGAACCATTACAGGAAACTATTTGTAACAAATCGTGGTCATGCTATTGCATCTACTGGAACAGCAATCTTTCAGGATGGCACGTCAGTAAAAGATATTATTTGCAAAGCGATTGATGTTTTTAATTCAAAGCCACTGTCTATCGACAAAGAATTTCGACACCTTAAAAGAGAACTCATAAAACATTCTGAATCAAATGATAATGTTGTACTCGTAATTGCTGGAATCGAAAACAACCAGAATGTCGTAATGGTTGAAAATATCAAGAACCCCAAATTTCGGAATAGAGTTCAAGATCAAGACGCCTTTATATCAGCAGGAAACAATAATCTCGTCTCACCAATGTACAACTCCTTCGGCATTGATCTAAACACGTACAATATAGAACGAATGGTTCAATACTTGGAATTTATCAACGAGACAACGGCCAGACTTCAGAAGTTCAGCCCAAATCATCAAACTGTGAGTGAACAGTGTGATATTCTTGTGATTCAAAAGAACTGCTTTTATTGGAAGAACGAACCTTTCGCTCTTGAAGATGATCTGTGATGTTGCAATCTGAATAATAGTATTTTACCTTTTGAGGTCTCGGATATAAAACAAGGATATCATTCATATAAGACCTCCAATGTGGCATTCTGGGGCTTTGCCTCCGGTAAAGTGAGAAAGACGTTCCACTGTAAGAATTGTGGTTACGAGTGGTGATGTATTATGAGTCTCGTGATGGCTATCGCAAACAAAGAAGGAATCGTTGTGTCTGCGGACTGGCGACTCATACGTCATAGAATAGACAATCCGTTTATCGCTATGCCGTCCGACCATAGCCAGAAAGCGTATATTACAAATACAAACCATGTCATTGCGTTCGCCGGCGATGCTAGACTTGACACAGGCGAATTTCTAAACGACGTTATCCTTCATACACTTAAAATTACGTCAGCTCAAAAGATGCCTATCCAAGAAGAGCTTGGATTCTTGCTGAATGTGCTGGTGCAGAAAACAGGGAATAGTACTATTTATTTAATCGAATGTGGCATCGAGAATGGCAAAAATGTGATACTTAGAGCAGATACAGGCCATAACAAAATTCAACCGAATACATTGGACGACATTGGTTATGCAGCTAGTGGTGAGCATAAACTTTATCAATCAAAACTCATCAAGCTTGGAGATAATATCCATACACTTAAACTACAAGAAATGGTTGAGTTCCTTCAGGGTATAAACTACGAAATAGCCGAAATTGACAGTTTAGTAAGCCCAAAATGCGATATTATTACAGTTACTTCCGAAGGCGCACAACGTTTATATACACCTGAACGCTACGGGTGGATTGTCGATCCATGAAAAAAATTCACTGACAGAAGTGAATTGGATCAGTTCTTCTTTTTGAGATTCGTAATTCCATACCTCGGCATAAGCAATCGTATCTGCGTTTAATGGAATGTTGGTTCTTGCCCATTCAGGATTAACTGTCCCAAACATAGACAAGTTCTCCTGGTAAGGTTTTCTTTTTCCACATTGATAAGAAAGCAAGTGACTCACCTCCAACAAAAGAAACACATGATTAGAAAGCCCGGCAAACAATTCAAGTGTAAAGCATGTAGGTATGAATTTTAAGCACACATAAATAAAGCCCCTGTTAGATAGACATCCATCTAGCAGGGGACTGATAAGTTATGTTTTGTTCTTATCGCAAAACATAACTTGCAATTTTCGATTCTGTATTACAGTACATGAATTCAAAGCGTTTAACGCTGGACATAGGAATACAGAGCGCAGTATCACGGTTCGGATTGCTTGCGGCAGCTGTCATACTATCGCCCATGCGGTCTTTGCCGATTGCGTGTTCAGTTAAAACGACATAATCATCATCGGCATTCTCAAGCTTACCATAAATAAAAGTTCCGTCATTCATGTGAAGCATAAGATAAGTGCCTTCTTTGAAGTCAATATGTCGGCTCCAAACATTGTCGCCTGTTTCATAGCCTAGTTTTAAACCAAACCATTCCCGCACCTTGACCGAATTCTTGGCTTTGAAAAATATTGCGGCACATAGAATGCCAACGATAACATAAACAACTACAATTGGAAATCCGACGATTACAAAATTTCCAAGTAAATAATCTATGTAATCAACACAATACTTTATTGTAAAACCAAGTGCAATACTAAGTGCTAAAAATCCTTGGTACTCAATTCTCTTCAATGAAAGCTTTGTATAGAACCAAACACATAAGGCACCTGGGACAAAGACATTGAAAAGCGTTTCAACATTATTTATTAGTTTTATTACCTCCGTCATTTGATCCTCCATTCATTCTATCTCTGTTTTTGAAATATGGACTATTCTGCGCCCGTTCAGACCCGTGACCGGAATATGTATATGTATTCTGCGGTGGCTGTTTTTTAGGCAGGACGGGATTATAGGTCGAGGTCTCGGGAATATGATTTTTCTTTTCCATGATTCAACACTCCTTTTGTAAGAGTGTATCATAGGCTGTCGTAAAAAGCAACATAAATTAAAACACCCGGCCTCCCAGTAGTAGGGAAGTCGGGCTTGTTTTATGACGATGCTTTACTTCAGCTTTTCCAGAATCTCGTCTGCGCTCACACCGCTAGACAACAACTTCTTGAGCATATCCTCAGCTTCGGCCTTCTTTGCAGCTTCCGCAACCTTTGCGTCGGCATCAGCCTTTTTCTTTTCGAGTTTCACAATCTCTTTGTTGAGTTTTTTCAACTCTGCTTCCTTTGCTTTTCTTTCAGCATTCAGTGCGGCAATATTCGAGCCGAGAGATGCGATTTCTTCAGCGATAGATTTCGTTGCGGCATTTTTCTCAGCGATCTGCGCTGCGTAATCAACACCGTCAAGAACCTTTGTTTTGTTCTTGCTTCCTTTAGGTCTAGCCATAATAAAATACCTCCGTATATTTTGGATACGCGATTGTACTTTTATTATAGCCAGAAAATCTTAGAAAAGCAACCTCTTTTTATGTATTATAAATTACATTATAGTGATATTGACAGGATATAACAGACTGGTGTATAATAGACAGGCAATCAAGGGTTCCACATCGAACTTGTCCAATCATAGATGTAAAAATAGGCGGTCACCCTCCCAGTAGCCGGAAGGCAAGAAGGAGCGTGTATTTCTTTAACTGCCTTCCGGCAATATTGTCGGAAGGAGGATGTTGCCATGAATTTTGACATTCAGACTGTCTACTATGTCGCAATGCTGTTCTTCGGTTTTGCTGGCTTTGTTAAGACTGTTCTTGAGATTTTCAAGATGCTACATCATCACAGCGAGAGCCGTGATAAGTAAAAGAGCCGCCTATGTCCAGTAGGCAGCTCTTCATTGGGATTGAAATTGTCCAGATTTTAATTCCATTTGTTTGATGCTAACCGAGGGAACCGTCTATTGGAACTCTTGGTTGCTTTTATTATACACTTTTTAGAGTACGCTGTCAACGAACAACAGTGTACTTTTTCTTTTTATTCAATTATTCAATCATTTTTCTCTTTCTTATATCGCGCCAGAGAATAGCACGTCTCCTCATTCCACCTACTTCTTTAAGTCGTCTGGTTACGTCTGAGGTGGACTTCTGAACTTTCATCCAGAACTGACTATCCTTCCAGTGGTTGCTCACTGACCCTTTTTAGTCGATGGACCTTCCACTCTCCTACATTATATAATAGGGGAGTGGATCGGCTGCTGACCGCCCATTGTAAATACTATTTAGCACTCAATTGTTACCATATTTTAACAATACGATAAAACCGAGCTTTTATCTCAGCATATAGCATCCATATCCTTGTTTCTATCTTTCGATTCCTACATTATATAAATATAACAATAGGCGATATGGCTCTTAGGGTTTCCCAGCACTCTAGGGGCTATTTTATTTTTACATGGTGCCGCATCCTATATTTTTATACACAACAAATATAAGAGGGCATATTAACTTTACCCGCACCATTCTTGAGCTTTCCGCTCATCTGCATTACGGACAACACGCCAGAGATGGCAGCTGTAATGGCCGGAATAGAACCTGCAAGGTTGACCATTCCGTCTGCTGCATCAACAATCTTTGTTGCAAGAGTAACAAAGAATTTGATGAGGTCACTGCTCATAACGTCGTTTGAGAATTTCTCAAAGCTGGCGTTAAGCTGCTTTAAGCGACCCTCAATTGAATCCATCATGCGCTCTTGTTCAGTCATTGCTGAATTAGAGCTGTTAGCGGCATCTTCCATTGATTTTTCAGCAATGGAGAATTGCTCGATCACGGAAAGTACCGCATTCGAGTTCCTTTTGCCGCCAAGCATCTCTGTGACGTTAGCTTTACTAACATCAGTAAGTTTATCCCATACGGCAGAAATCTCTTTCAGGATCTGATATGTACTCTTAAATTCTGTACCGGAGGCATCCTTCATAATGTCTACGCCAGTTAAAGATTTCAATTCACTTCGCAGTTCAGAAACAGAACTTGCCATATCATCAACTGAAACGCCAAATGCCTCTGCGTCAGTCTTACTGGCTCGCAGATACATTGAAATTGTTTTTAAAGTTGTGCCTACGGTATCCGGGTCCTGAAGTACAGAGTTGGCCGCACTAATCAACGAAACGGACTCTTCAAACGAGTTCCCGGCTGCCGATAATGCGCTTGCCGATCTGACGAGTGCCTCCGCAATACCACTTTCGGAAATGGGTTCGTTGTTGCCCACTGAGTTAAGAACATTGACGACGTGTTCTACTTCGTCAGCTTCCATTCTAAATCCCTTTAGAATAGAGACTAGATAAGAAGCTGCGTCAGATGCACTATCAATTCCATCACCAATGTTACTTAGGACAGTGGACCACTTTGCAAGCTCTTGTGATTCGTCCAGTGTATAGCCTAGACGAGACCATTCTGCTGTACTGTCAATAACATCAGAGATAGAAGCACCAAGCTCACGCGCTTGACTTGAAGCAGACGACAAAAAGCTTGAGTATGCCGATTCAGTCTCATTCGTGACTTTTTTCAAGTTAGTCATAGATGTATCTATATCTACGACGTTATTATAAACTTCTCGTAGACCCTGTTTAATCATAGCCACGCCAGCCATAGCGATAGCAGTCTGGAAGTGCTCCTTAAACAGACGAGACAGTTTTTGACCAAGAGTTTCTGTAGTGGCCCCACATCTGCTGGCCTCAACCTCAAGGTTTGATAGTCTTGCACTAAGATCAGTAACATCGCCTTCACAGCCAGCAGCAGAAGCTTTTATTCCGTTTAAACTATCAATTAGCCAAGAATATTTACTTTTATTTGCAATAGAGTCTTCTAACTTCGTTGCACGTTCATAAACACTCTTAAACTTCGTCATGTCAACATTGGCTTGATTTAAATCTCTAAAATCAAATCCAAGTTCTTTTAAATGTTGACTTGTAGAATCAATAGTTGTATCAAGAATCTTGCATTTTTTATCAAAGTCTTGAATTGCTTTCCCTGGTGTAGTGTTCTCAATAGAAGCAAGCTGATCTCGCAATTCTTTTAACTTTCCAGATGTTTTTCCAGTGCCATCTTCTCCATATAAATATTTTTTGATATTATCATTTTTATAGTTGGAGTTATTCTTGGAATAGTTTTCAAGAGACTGAATCTTTTTTTGATACTTTTCATACTCGGATTCTTGAGATGTGAGAGTCTTTTTTAAATCATCTGCAATTTCTTGATTTTGTTTTTTTAGTTCTTTTGCAACCGAATCAGCACCTTTTGCAGTATTTCTGTCAGCATTGAATTTTCCGGCTTTTTCGATATCCTCAAGCTTTAACTTCTGAGATTCCGTAATTACACCTTTTGTTTTTGTCTTGAGTTTATCCATCTCATTGTTGATTGCGCTCAATCTGGTCTGTACCGTTTTCAACTCAGATGATTTGTTTCCATTAGCAATTAACGATGCTTCATCCGCTTTTAGCTTTGCTTGACGATTTGCAAGGCTGAAAAGGCGAGAAATATCACTTTTTGAAGTATCCTGTGTTTTTGTGGAACCAGACTTTCCGGTATCGACCTTAACTGTCTGCTTTGCCGCAGATTGCATAGCTTTTTTAAGCTGTGCGGTTACTTTACTCTGGTCTATCTTAACATCAAGTGTAACCTTTGGAGTTTTTAACTTTCCGCTCTTGACTACCTTATCAAGCGCATCATTTATATTACGGATAGTGTCGTTTTGATTTACTCCAAAAGCAATTTTTACTGGTTTTTCTTTATAATGCTCCTTGACAGAATTAAATTGCTGGTCTAATTCTTTTTTATTTGTGTCAATAACAACCTTGACCTTAATAGCTGTTACGGCAGAAGACTCTGCGCCAGTATTTTCTTTTTCATCCATACTGTTGGTCACCTCTCTTTTCCATTTTCAACAATTCCTTTCAAAATAAAAAAGAGAAGCGGCCAGCTTCTTCAAGCCAGCCTCCTCTCATTCAAATTTTCCAAATAAATTGTGGACTTACAATTCATGCAATGCCGTTTTTACAAGCATAGCCGCTTCAACTTGTACCTTTGAAATAAATGGACGAGCCGGACGTTTTGGTTTATTTTCCTTCGGTCGCCCCATTCGATTCCACTCTGCAATATCCATCCATAAACCATGCTCAATCCAATTAGCAAACATTGTTCCTTCTAAGGCTGCATTGTCTCCTTCTCGGAATGGCGTTTTGCACCATGATGCTTGCGGTCTTGCAATATCCTTTACCGTCATGGTTACAACATTATCGTCAGTAGTAACGCTACTTACGATATTTTTTTTGCTTTCGATTCCGTCAGATCGTCCACTCTTCGAGTGTACGTTTTCTACAATGCTCGCTTGTAGTCTCGTTTCAATTTCCGGCGCAACACCTTCAAGGATGTCTTGAACGCTGCTAACCACACCGGCCAGTAAATCATCAAAGTTTGTATACGAAGAAGCAAGACTTCCCATTCACTCCACCTCAAATCTCAAACCGATCCTTTGCAGACTGAATCTTTGTCGTATCCTTTTTGATGTAATACTTGTTGGTCACATCCGTGCCAGCATGGTTGAGCAGGGAAGAGACATCTTCCAGACTCATGCCCGCATTCTTCAGCAGGGTAGCACCACTATGCCGGAAGTCATGCGGGTGCAGCGTGGGCTCATCAATCATCTCACCAATTTTCTTACACCAATCACCAGCGGTGCTTGAAGTAATCGGCATCCATGCACCATTTGTTTTCGTACCAACAAACACATAGCCGCCATCCCCGATACCATGTTCAGTGCGGTATTCCTTCAGCTCTTTCAAAAGCTCAGAAACCTCCTTGCTGAACATCAAATCAACAATTTTACCTTCCTTTTCCAGAACATCATGCACCATACGATTCTCATAGTCGATAGACTTCCAGAGCGTATTCCGCACTGCGTTGACACGAGCCATCGTGGATAGCGAGAATAGTGCGTACAGACGCAGCGTCATCGCATTATCCTTCATGTGAACGGTGGTTGCAGATTCAACCATGGCGTTCAGCTTCTCTCGCATCAACTTAACCTCATCAGGCGTAAGGTATGTCTGCTTCACTACAGCCACATCCTTTGTCGGTCGGTCAATGAACTCCATCGGATTCTCTTTGATGATTTTCTTCTTGCGAAGATACCGATATAGCGCAGAAATCGTACTCATACGCCGTTTCATACGAGCAGAGTTATTTCCGTGCTTCTTACAATAGAACAGAAACTCCTCAATATCCTCTTCTTCAAGTTCCGTCACAGGAGCGTTACCCTGATTATCCAGAACATAAATCATCCACTGCTTGAAATCCGATTCATAATTGTAAACAGTAGACGGACTGAGATCACGGATGCCCATATCAGTCTCATATCTATCCCAGTATTTTAAAGACACTGGGTTTACGTTCTTGAACTTCTCAGCATCCCATAACTTCAGCGGTTTACTTCTTGTAGCCATATTAAAATTCCCTCCAACCCACCTCTAAAAGTGTTTATTCCTTTTTATCTTTCGCCAGCACAGCGGAGATCTCCTGCTTATTGTCCAGTAGGGCAGACATAACCTGAGAAGCCTGATTTACATCAAAGTCTCCAAGGCTTTTCTTTGCCTCGTCCAGATAATCCTTCAGGTAATCAATAAACTCGGCAAACGCATCGCGCTTGTTGCAAATTGCCAGAGCCAGATACTCATCGTGAGAACGCTGCACACGCTCCTGCACTGCCTTCTCCAGAGAATCATACTGATCCCAGAACACAGCGGTATCGCAACCTGCAGCTTCAATCTTCAGGTTAAAAGACTCATAAGCAATACGCGGCCACTCGGTCTGCGGCTCATTGCGATAATCATAACCAACAAAATACTTCAGGCAGGTCAGCCGAAATGCCACATCAAACAGCGCAGGCTGATAATCGTCCTGAACAGTACACATCTCAATGACCTCTTTCACGAAGTCGATTCGCTCCTGAAAATTTAAAACCTTCATTTTATCTCCCTTTCATCTGTGCTTGCTTTAATTTCTTTCGCTCTTTTCGAGCTTTTTTTAGGTCGTCGTAATCGACCCAGCCTCCATCAATTTTGGAGTACGTGATCCAGCGGTAGTCTACGTCAGGATAATGGAACCAGAACATCTTGCGCTTCATCAGCGCAACACTGTCAGCAAAACCCTTCGTATCAATTACCTGTTTACTGCCATCACTGTATGTAAGCTCATAGTCTGCCACATAATCGATTTTTCTTACAGCTACATCTTTGCCGTCCTTATCGACCCGGCGGAACGCTTCCTGTAATACAAAAGGAACCTGTTTACGGCACTCTACGACTTCACCATTTTCCAGCCCAGGTAATACAATATCCCGATAGAACATCATCTCGGCACGGCTATCATAAACCACACCATCATAGGTTCTATCTGCTGGATTTTTGCTCACATTAAACTTTGTTCTGTTCTTTTTCTCCATAAAACCACCACGAAAAACGAAGGGGCGGTTATGCCCGCCCCTTACGATTTGATGTTTTCTTAACTACCGGCTTCACGGGCGTTTCATCTTTTACATCACTAGATGATTTGACTTCAGCCTCTACAGGCATATCCATAATCTTATGGAATGTATCACGAACTGCTGGAATGAAAGTTTCCACCTCATCCAGCGTGATACGCTTATACTTTAAGAGGTTGTTCAGGCAAGCCTTAGCTTCCTCCTTGGGACGAACTCCAATCTGGAACTCGTATGTATTCACCCACACCTGAAAGTGAGGCTCAGTATCACAGATAACACGCCATGACTTAGATGGATCACAATGCGGGCAAGCATTGTACATCTTGCCACATACACGACACCATGATTCAGCCATAGCTATTACTCCTCCACAACCTCGATGCGAACCAGCTTCTTATCCTCAGAGCAATACTCCTGAGTTGCATTGATAGTCACAGGATGAGTAGTCTCATGGTTGAAGTCGATCTCAACAGCTGCGTCCTCCTTGGCAGAAGGGAAGATGATGTTGGTCAGGATCTTAGTTGCCTTATCACAGGGATTGTAGCACAGAGCCTCAATGACAAATACACCCTCCTCAGAGAACTTATTTGCGCTGTTGTCAATAGCCATACCAGACTCAGACTCGTAAGTCATCTTAACAGCAAACTTATCACCAGCCTTGCACTTGTCAGTAGGCAGAGTGACCTCAGTGCCAGTCACAGAGAAATTAGTAGCAGTCTCTGCCCCCAGCTCGTAAGTTTCCAGGGTAACATTGCGGTTATCAACCTTATCAATGTACTTGAAGGGAACACCAGTAGTGATGTCCACAGGAGCATGAGGCAGAGTCAGCTTCTTGCCATCAGCTGTAGTCAAGAAGAACACGCGGGTAAACTTCTGCTTTGCAGTACCAGAAGCAATCTGCTTCTCAGTACCCATCTGGTCAGCCATAGTACCCAGATGCACCAGAGCATTAGACCACTCGGCGGATGCAGTCTTAGAACGGTCAAAACCCATAATGTTGGTGCCCAGCTCGTCCTGAGCATAAACAGTCTCGCCGCCCAGAGTCAGTTTCAGATCCTTCAGGTTGCTCATTGTCCAAATGCGCTTACCATCAAAGTTATACTTATGAGCTCGGAGAGGCCGATCAATAATCAGTTCATCAAAATTCATAATCATGTTTCCTTTCAATTTATTTGGATAAAATAAAAGAGCAGGGCGACTTACTTCGCCTTGCTCGTCCAATCCAGTTGTGATTTTGGAATCTTTCCAAATTCCACGGTGCCAGCATAAACGCCATGCATCGTATTGTCGTAATTCTTAATTTGCTGAACCTTTCTTACATGGTTCATAAAGACACTCACTGGATACTTCATGGCTTGAAAATAATCAGCCTTAAAGCCCTGCACACAAGCCATCGAAAGTACAAGTTCAGCTAAGTGCGATTCGTATGGCTTGTTTTTTTGAAGCTCCATTTTATCTTTCGCTTCTTCAATAAGTGCCTGTCTCGTTGCTTTGTTTGCAGCTCTTTCTGAATGCTTCTCAACGCCATTTGCTGCGCATAGATACTCAGACATTAAATCATAAGCAAGTCGGTCAATCACAACACCAGTCTTTTTGTTCACAAGAACAATTTCTTCAGTCTTGTTGTCTTTTGCCATCACAAAATTTTTAGTATCTAAGTCTCCGAGAAGAATCGACATATCTTGGTCTTTATTTCCAATAAAAAGCTGACGGAACATATCGAAGTCCGATAAATCCTGCTAGTCCACACCAATAGAATCAAGTTGCACTTTATAATCACTCGAAGTAGAACAAAACAAATACACCAACGAGAAATATTTCTTTTCGCCAAAGCGGATAATTTCGCCAACAGTTGGCATCCGAACCATAATCTTGTCATTGATAGGGAAGTCTTCGCCCATCATCAAACTCGGCTCGTACATCTCTCGAAGTTCCATTAGTTGCACCCCACTAGGTCATCTAAGTCCTGAGTCTTGAATGTCATAATGCGAACTCGATGATGTAAATCCATGTTATCTTCGACGTTTGACGTGATTTTGAGCTGTTTAATACCAAAAATTGTACTACCGTGCAGTTGCTTCTCAACAATGCCACTCAGATAATCAACTCGTGTTGCACCACCATAACCAGAAGGCATCTTCATCAATGCCTGATTTACAATAACCCATACGGTCAGGGTGAAGTTCTCGTACCAATCATTGATGTTACTGCGGTCGGTCATGTTTACCTTGAAACAAATATAGCTATGTGCTGCTTCAATCGTGTCAGGGATATGAAAATAGGGGAAGATATAAGTATAAATTGCCTCATCTGGCTCTTCGATATCATCATTGCCCATCGCCTCAACAAGCCCTTCCGTATTGACCAACTTCAAAGCTAATTTGTTTTTATAGTCCGTAATCAACTCACTTGTTGTCACAGCAAACTCACCACCTTACACTCAATGGACGTATTTGCCGTACCATCTGCATTTGTTAGAGAAATTCTAACAGTTGCACCGTCCATGATGCTATTATTCAAAATACGAATTTTGAAAACACCATCCGTAGCAGCCTGCACCTCAACAAATTCATTGAATTCATTAAGACATTTTGTACTCCACACAGGAGTCTCCGCAACCTCTTCGCCAGTGATGCTTGTAAATACAGGAGTGAATTTCTTCCAAGAACCACCAACACGAACTTCCGGCTTGCCTGCGTACTTAATAGCAGCAGTCACCTGAGAGTCAGTATCAGGCTCATTGCTCTTATTCGACTCAAAGTAATCACAAATCATTTTCTCGGCATTATCCGTCTTACTGTTGTACTGATCCTGCCGGATATTCAACACAAGGAATCCCTGTGGCTTACCGTGCAGTTCATAACGCTCTGTGCTCTGGTCAACAGAAGTCGTAACATATGTTTTCGGTTCTCCATTGATAATTTCCAACATAAAGCGCTTATCAAGGTCAATCAACGCAGTCTCATCATCAAAAGGCATCTGCACCTTATACTCACGCTGACTTAGTGAAGTCACCACAAGTTCCTTGTTGTTCGCGTAGTATGGCTTACTCAGCGTTGCCCAGCGAGAGACTATTTCACCAGTAATCGGGTTCTGCCACTGAATCTGGCGGTTACATAACTCCATCTTACCACGAAGAAAAATCTCATCGTTTGGTTCAATCTCAGTTACCAGCTATTTACAATTGTAGCAGTCAACAATGTCGCCAAGATTCAAAGAATCGCCAGGATAAGCCCAGATTTTCTTTTCCTTGGAAATACTATTACTACGGCTAACAACCAGCTTCTGAGGCAAACCATTCACAAGAGTATTATCCTCATAGTCAACACTATCCTTGAAGTGTGCAGCAAAGTCACGTTTCGCAAAAGCAATTTTGACATCCTTTTTATTAGACATCTTTGCGGCACCGCCAACAGCTCGCACCCTCGTATAAAAGTCCATCGGTACACCTCCTTACTCAGAGTAGGAAGCGTATGTATCATAGTCGATGGTCTTACGCTTGCGGGTCGAGCGGTCTTTTGCCATATAGTTGTCCAACATCGTCATATTCTCCTCGTGAATGTCTTTCACAAGAGCACGAATACTCGTGCGCTCGTTAGCAGGGGAGAATACCTGTAAACTCGTAGGAAGGTCTTGCGCACTAAACGCTTTCAATTTTCCAAATTCACGCTTAAAATGTTGCTCTAACATCAAATGCGCTAACATATCAATCTCATCGAATGTGAGATCTGAATTAAACTCTTCTAGTTCTGAATCGTAATCATCGAAACTAAAATCCTCTTCCGACTCAATGTTTCTTGTAATCACAGAAAGTGATTCCATCAAATAACTTTTTGCACGGTCATGTACGAGATCTCGCACTTCATTCTCGGTCAGGTCAAAATACTGAAAGAAATTACTGTCAGTTTCGACCAACTCGTAAAATTTGTCGTATACATCCGAAAACGCGGTCATTTAATCCCTCCAATCTTACTCGGCGGGAACGACCTCCGCCTTTTCTGCCTCTGCCTTCTTACGGCCACGCTTAACAACAGCCTTTTCTGCAGAGCTGTCCTTTGGAACAGGCTGCGCACCTGCCATCATAGACTGCATCTGTGCCATCATAGCCTGCATCTGCTTCTGCATTTCAACCATCTGGTTCTTTGTGGCCTCAAGCTCTGCCTGAACATCAGCAGGGGCAGACTTGGCTGCAGGCACAACAGACAGCTCACTGTTACGCTTGCCAGCACGAAGCTCCTTGTAACGCTCGTCAATCAGGCGCTTGACCTTAGTGGACAAGTCTTCACCGGCATTCGTCATGCGATAAAAGCGACCACGAATACGCTCAAACTGTGCACCATCCTTAATATCAATCATTCGCTGAAGATTCTCGATAGTAGGGTTTAGAATTGCGTCATCAATGTCCTCAATAAACAGGACGTTATCGCCCTTAATGCCAAGTGCATCAAACAACTCGCTCTGCTCTTCGGGACGGAATCGCAGAACACCATTCTTAAAAGCATTACAAACGCTATTCATATACTGAATCTCCTCCGGCGGAATGGGAATCACACAAGGATCTTCCACACTACCGGGCTCGAAAGTATAGCCCTTACCGTTCAGTGACGAAATGGTAACCACATTATCATCGCAGTTCAAAACGTCAATAAACTTCTTTTCCATCACGGAACTCATAAATTATCTCCTTTTCTATAAAAGCGGGAACCGCAAAGCCCCCGCCCAGATTTGCCTTTGGTAAAAATTACTGCAGGACGATCTTAGCAACACGCTCAATATGATCGATGCTATAGCCGAAGGTGAAGTCTTTGACCATCAGGTGGATCTTCTCATTGTTGTTGTCGTAATCCTCGTAAGTATGGGTCTCGCCCTTCATATCAAGGGTTCCGATCTTTCCAGCGATACCGAAGATCCGCTTGTCCGGGATCAGCAGAGAACCATCACCCAGCTTCTTGGCAGAGCTAATGCCAGTAATAGCCACGCCATCATAAGTCTTAACCAGACCATAACGGTTAAACTCATCCTTAGCTGCATTAGACAGATACTCGGCATAACCGGTCATACGACGCATCTTAGAGCAATACTTCATCAGACTAACGGTAAAGGGATTGCCACCATCTGCGTACTCATTCAGGCGCAGGGTCAGAGCGTCCATATCCTGCATAGTGGGCTCCTTACCCTGAGCATCAATCTTCTGCTCACCACCAGAAATGGCATCATCAACCATACCGAAAATGTCGTAGAACATCTGGTTCTTCAGAGCCTCAGTCATAAAGGTGGTCAGAGTAGCGATACTTTTCCAGCCGTTACGTCTTACTTCCACAAAGCTAAGATCACTTTCGATCTGCTTATTACGCCAGACGGGCTTGATAGTCTCATAGTGCAGGTAAGACTTCGGCACATTGCCGCCCTTAGCTGCATCATAAGCCTGCAGGGTGTTTTTGATCGTCCGACCAGCCTCATAGTCGTCAAACTCACCAACAGTGCCACGAGTAAACATGGCGTCCAGCAGCTCATCAGGTGCGCCATACAGCTCATCAGTCACGGTACGGTTGACGAACTGGGCAATCTCCTTATTAGGGTCACCCTTATCGATTAGCTCCTTGACATGAGCGCCAACAACCTCAGCAATTTCCTTATCCTCGGCATCCATAGCGCGATTGTACTGAGTCTTCTCAGCAACTTCATAAACACGACCAGGCCGCTTCATCAGCTCGGCCACTTCAATATTCAGTGCCATAATTCATTTCCTTTCTCTTCGCGCAAAATAAAAGAGCTACCGTCAAAAGACGATAGCCTTAGATTTCACGTATCATATTCAAGATTTTCCTCTCAATCAAGCAACAGTCTTTGCCTCGGGCAGTACACTAATCATAATCAGCTTGTGACCGTTATCATCCATCACACCAGCAAACTCAAAACGAGAAGTACCAGTAGTAGCAACCTGCCACTTACCGTCGGTATTAACCTCCAGCAGCTTGCCGATATTAATGTCCTGTGCATCAGCAGTCTTGTACTGGTCAGTGCCATACAGTTCGCCAGCATACAGAGGAACGCGCTTCACCAGCACACCCGCCTCAATCTTGGTAACCATCTCATCATAGTCATCAAAATTAGTCTGGCTTGCATAGATGCCCTCGGGAATAAACTCATGGGCAACCATCTCGATGCCCTCAGCGGTAGCTGCGTCAGGGAACTTAACCTGACCAGCCTTGTGGTCAACCTGAACACCCATACCGGTGACCATAGCGACCTTTGCGGCATAGTTAGCGGGAATATTCTTCGCGCCGTTCACCATCAGTTCACGAATCATAATATTTTTCCTTTCTCTCAAATGTTATTACTTACCCAAATATTCCCGCCATGCGTCACGCTTGTTAGCGTTGGTGGTGTTATACTTGGTTTCATTCAAATTCAGCTTGATACTCTCAGGCTTATGTACCTCAGAGGTCTCAATCTTCTTTTCGGCAGGAGCCTTCTTAGCGGCTTCAACGCAACGCTCGGCAATCACACTCTTGATGCCGGTCTCATCCAGATTATCAATCAGACTTGCGTAGTTGCCACCCTCAGAAACCTCAGCTTCAGTAATCATCTTGCTGGAGATTGCGTACTGACGCAGATCCTCCTTCTTCTGTGCAAGCTCCGCAGCAGCTTTCTCAGCAGCTTCCTTCTCGGCCTGATCCTTATATGGGGTCAAAGAAGCAACCTCTTCCTTTGCACTCTGCAATTCAGTATTCAAGCTTGCAATAGTGTTATTCAGCTCCGCAATCTTGGCGTTGACCTGAGAAATAGAAACGGTCAGAGTGACATGTTGCGGCTCGCCAAGAGAAACCTCGTTGCCCTCAACGGTGTAAGAGAACATGATATAGTCCAAATCGTTCATACAACGACCGAATTTCTTACACCAGATAGTGTGATCTTCGGGGAACACTTCGGCTAGATACATATCTGAATTAAACTTCACAACAGCCTCATTCAGCTTCTCGTACAGGTCATGACCGGTCAAACTGGAAGTCTCAGTAGTAGACTCCGGCTCTGGCTCACCAGCAGGCTCAGTACCGGTTTCAGGCTCAGTCGGGGGAGGGGTTTCACCGCCTTCCTCGGAAGTTTGAACATCAGGCTCTGCCGGAGTGGTGGGCTCGGTGGTAGACTCAGTAGTGGTCTGCTCTGCCTGCTCAGTCTCGGTTGAATTCTCAACCTGTGCGGTCTGAGTTTCATTGTCCTTATTCAGTTCCAAATTTTTTGCCTCCTTTTCATTAGATTCTATATTTGAAATCTCTTTTGTGTCCTCAATGTAGGCATTTGCCAACTCAAGACCAAAATCGGTTTCAGCGACTTCAAGCAGTTTAGAACACTTATATGCCGGTTCAACATTTGCACCAAGCAGACAATGTGCAGTAAACACGCCATCATCAATAATTTTTGCCATGCGGCCACCCACGATTCCCTTATGAGCTTTCAGCACATCAATTTCCCAACTGGTATTTAATGTGCCGCTCTCAATACGACGCAGGATCGTCGCACAAGCTTTTGGATATCGCTTCCAGATCTTACAAGAGGCAACAATAAAGTCGGTATCGTCAATTTTCTCGATACCGACCGACTGAAAGCTACCGAACGCATCAGTGTCAAATTCGGCAGTCTTGTATTCATTGCCATCATCGTCTTTTCTGGTGACGACTTTCATATTGTGACCGGAGAAATCCAGTTCACCTCTAGGAGCTACGACCAGCTTGCCTACAAGCGGGTTGCCAACCAGTGTACCCATCCAACTCTCAATGGTTTCACGGTTCAAAGCAACCTGATTCCCATTCACTGAGAAGTCACAGATGACAAACTTGGCAAGATAGTGGTCTGGATGCTCCGTAATCTCAGAGCAACAGATGTTTCTACTATAGAAATATTCCTTACTCATTGTTCATCACCTCACTTACTATCTTCATTTCTTTGCTGGTCATAAATCTGCTTTTCAGTTTCCTCACCCTTTGGACGACCCGTCTTTTTATCGCTGTCGCCGCCACCGCTTGAGTTGCCGGTTGATGTATAAGAGGTCTGTCGAGCCACAAACACATCATCATAACCTTCCTCAGTTTCGGCCTGACGTTTACGGAGTTCGTCTTCAGCATGAAGCCCCATGTACTCGTAAGCAGTCTTGTAAGAACAATTCAAAGTGGTAAACAGGAACTGAGCAATCGCCTTCTTCATCTCCATACCCATCATTTCAGTAGTAGATACCTTTACATCAGGGCAGTACATAGTGTCCACACCTGCATCTTCAAGGCGAATGCGATACCATCGCTTTAATACATCCTCAATCTGTTCCGCAATCTTACCGATATTTTTCATCAGCTGGTCAAGAGACACCTTTGCAGTTGAAACAGTCTGTTGACCATCAGTGTTTAAGAAACTGATACCCAAAGCTGCCATTTCTCGGTTACGATACTGTTTGACAGTCTCGATATTCGTCATCTCAACCTTCGGCTCAACATATTTGATATCCTTGACGTAGGGAGCAGTCGTCACAAGCACGGTATTTTGCTTCCATGCACGCAGCAGGTTATCGTGTGCCGTCACCTGTTCAGAAAAACCCTTCTTGTCTTTGTTTGGACCCATCAATTCAGGGTCAAGCTGTTGCCAGATGATTTTCTTTGCCTTTGCCTTAGCATTCACACGGTCCGAAGTATCAAAAGTCTCAAGCATCAATGCCGGGCGTAAGGCGCGGAATAGGGGAGAAACACCATACTTCTGACCCATATTGCCAATGCGAATTACACCACAGTGGTCAACATCAAGCTTCGCGTATGTATCACCGTTTTTGAATGCCTGATATACCTCGTCTGGGTAGTTGTTCTGAATCTCAGTCTCCTGATTTTCAAAGAATAGCGCTTTATTCTTCTTATCCTTCAGCATAGACTTGCTTAAAGCGGATTTTAACTTAGACATATTGATAAGCACAACAGGCTGTCCATTTGATAAGTAATCACTTATCTCAGCAATACCAAGAGGGTAGTAGTCTACAATGTAGTTCTCGTCCTTTTGACGCAGATATGTAATGTAAGTGCCCTCTGCATAAGTCATCGGAATGGCAGCCCGCAGCAGACTTCGCACGTTAATTTGTGCGTTGAAATCATCAATCACTTCACGGGCGTAATTTACCTGTTTTGTTTTATTACGCTGTTCAGGGAACTGCGCGAAACTGCATTTGAATTCCGTATTAACATTCGCCTCAATCGCATCATAAGTAATACCAATCAGGTCATCCTTGTTAATGTAGTTACGGATAATTCCATTGACAGTCTGCACATTCGTCAGACTTGACTGTAACCCTCGTGCGAGTTCATCAATTCGGTCAACCGTCAGTGTCTCAGAGGAGGCTGAAATTTTCAGGTATGTGCTATACTGCTTATTTTCTGGATCATATGACGCAACTGCATTTCGAATGACGTTGTTCATCCTCTCTTCTGAAAGTTCATTCAAAGAGGTTATAACAACAGTACCATCATCTGTCTGTGAAGCAGTCACGACATCAAAATCTTCCTTTTTCTTTCTTGCCACATTTTCACCTCCTCTGCTTAGAAGTCAATATTAGAAATACAAATTGGCGGTGCAGTCATTACCTCCACCGCAGACTGGCGCACTTTATCCTTACGACGTAATTCATATAGACGATGAGCAAGCAAGATTGCAACATAGAACCTATCATCGTGGATTTTGTTGGCAACATCGGGCGCTAAAGCATACGTTACAGTCGTGTTTTCGGAGTTTGTCGTTTTCTGAATACTTGTAATCTCGTTCTTCATCAAGTCGATGTTAACCCACGCAGTCTGTTCTTCTAAAGTGAGTTCATGCGTCTTCAAAATTTCTTGACCAGTTGATTTATCCACGCTGTCTACTACCTGAACGTAATCTCCGCCGTTATATTCAAGAGGGAAGTGAATGACGCCAAGATTCATCAACTCAATAAATTCCTCAACCATGGCAGTACGGAATTTACGAGGACTAATTAGACTTAGCTTATCAACAGCATCTGGGTAACGGGCATCATATCCTTCATATAATTCATGATTTGCGTCGATAAAACCACGATGTTCCGCACCTGTTTTATCGGTCCAATTATTAAGCAAACCGTCCGCATATGTGGAAGTACCACCGCCGCCAGCGCCTTGGTCAATCATCAATCTATCAATGTACTCGTAATCAGGATTTTGACCATTGTAATGTAGAATCAACTCATGTAACTGCTCAAGCTGACGATTAGAATCGAGCTTGAATTTTTTCTCATTTGCAATATCAACCATGTTCACGCAGTTGATAATATCTCCACACATGCCGTTTTCTGGATCGTTATAAATACGCATAACACCAACAATAGAATTATCCATTGTGCGGGCAGGATCAAACGCAAGAATATACTGATAGTTCTTATCCCAATAAAGCTGTGGGATATACTTTCGCTCATTGCGACGAACTGTACCCCATTTGATAATCTGGTTTACGCCACCATCACGGCTTGGGCGATTATAATATTCACGCAACGCCTTCATTTTATTTGACTTTAGAGCGGCTTCCACTTTGTCTCTTGTCAACAAAGCCTTGTATGGTTTACCATTCATATAGACCTGAATTGCAACATCGCAAATCATGTCGCAAACAAAATAATCACGGTCACCGGCAATCATACGCTTTGCAAAGTTTTTATAATAACGATAGAATAGTTTATCCATCGTATCCTGACTCGAAGCATACACAAGTTGTGTAGGAACCTTGCGAGGCTGAGTTTCAGGGTTATAAGAATCATCCGTATCAGTCACAAAGTCAGTATTCTGAGTGGCAAAAGCTTCACAGACAACAATCAGTTCGTCAGAGCAAAACGCAGCCTCGTCAAAAAACACAAGAGTTGCACGACGGGATCGGTTGGAATCCGGGTTGGAGTTTAGCGTGTTAATGGAACTACCGTTGTAAAACTCAACAACATACCCGGCGGGATTATGGCTAAAACCACTCTTGTTTGTCGCAGACTTTTTTGTTTCCTTCTCCGCAATGTCTTGCAGACTACGGATGGATGCAGCCGTCTTGCCAACACGAGTGACAATTTCTTCGATTTTATTAAAAGTTTCTGAATGTATTTAATGTACATCGCAACTGTACATTGCCGCATAAACGACCACACAATTTCTTGTCGTGAATAGACTATTTCATCATCCAAAATAAATTTGGAGCTTGATTTTTCCTCCGCCATAAGCTTGCGGTTTTACTCTCCCACAAGGAGATAGTCGTTGAACCTCATCCTGTCATATAGACGTTACGGGTGGTGGCTGCATGAACAAGGATTATTACGAGCCTTAGCACGTCATAAGACGCTTTTATTTCAGCATAGCTCATCTCTACGTTTTTTCTGCTTTCGCACATTTACGTTTGTCGTTTCCAACTCCGCTTTAGTGTAGAGCTTTACCAATTACCTGCAATTAACCAAGAAGCACACACACATCTCTGTATATGTGAGGCAACTTACCTTACTTTGATCACCAACGCTACTTACAATATAAATAGCTTGGTTTTCATACAACATAGCCTTCAGTAGAATAAAAACAGAACCTACAAAAGACTTACCAAAATTTCGACTACACGCCCAAAGAACATGGCTTGCATTCCAGCTTTGTTCCAGCATATATGCCTGAGCGTCAAATAGTTGAATACCCAATAAATCTCTGGCCGCAATAACAGGATTACGCCGATAGAACGCAATCGTTGCCGCATCACACTCATAAATCTTACGTTTTACGGCTGTAATAATAGGCGTTCTTTGTTTCATTCTCATACGGCATCACCATCCGTATCTTTTACGCTTGCGTCAATACCGGCATCTTCCAACAGCTCCTTGAGCCGCTGATTCTCGATAAGAGACAGCCTGTATTTTTCCTTAGCGTCATCACTTTCTTTCTGGAACTTATCAATCAATTCTCTTTGTGTATCGAAAATTTCCTGCTGGTCATTCTCGTCAAAGAAAGCGTTTTCCTTAATGGCCTTAAAACTCATATCTGCCGCCCATTGAGTTCCCGGAGACCGTAACTGGTCGTAGAAGTTTGCTTCTGCACCAGCAATATCCTTTTCACGCATATCCTTCATCAAGAATGTAAGCGTATTACGTCCAGCATCCTTGTTGGAACGGTTCTTGACAGAAATCTCATTTTCCTTAGCAATCTTATCGTTATTAGAAACCAACTTGACCTTGATATCGTTCAGACTCTTAATAGCTTCCGCTGAGTTCATCGGATTCAACCGAGCAATCTGCAAGTCAATTTGTCGAATCTGGTTGTTATTGTTCACGACCTGAACAATCTGTGATAGTTTGAATGGATCGTCTTCAATACCATCTTCAAAATACTTGATGAGTTCACTAAACAAATATCGGCGATCACTTTCGTTATAACCTTCGAATGGGTCATATCCAATAACAGAAATACAATCATCCTTTGCTTGAATTTCAGGTTTAGACCACTTCTGTTCTTTCTCATCACGGACATCGATTTCAGTTTTGTTCAGTTCACCATTGACGAGGGTATTTGAAAAAGTTTGGAACTGGTAGTTACGAGCGTTACCGATTATTCGTAATAGAAGCCCCATCTTGAACGATCCGTTGTTCTGACTGATTGAATCAAAAAGAGAATTATAGAATGGAATATCAAGAATATGGCACATCAACATACACGCAGTACGGTCATTTCCGTACTTTCTTGAATACTCATCAAACATTTCATTCACACAGTCTTTACAAAGCGGAGCATAGCAATCATTTGCCTTCTAAAGCGGGCTGTAAGTGATTTTATAGAAATGATTTACTGCTACGTCATATTCCTTACCACATCGAAGGCATTTGAATGTCTTCTTGTTCTCGGTTCCCTCTAAGATTACAGAAGGGTCAACCACTTTCTTTTTTCTAGGCAAACAAACACCTCCTTCTAATAGGGCGCATCGAGAACATACCTCGATATTCGTTTCACCATTACTAACTACCGTTTCGGTAGGAAATATCAAAATAAAAGCCGTAGAACGTGCGCACATTCTACGGCAAACAAAAGATCCACCCTCATGAGCACCAATAATCTGGGAGGCTGGGTGGATTTCATTCTATAAAAGACCTATCATGATACGCATCGTTGAGAGGCTTGATAGGTTCTGTTCAAAATTCGGCCTCAGCATTTTGACACCGTATTGAGCCGAGGTCTTTATCATATATTTGAGCTTGCGCCCTGCCTACGAATAGGCCAAGTTTCAAAATATGCCTGCCGCCAGAGGGAGTTTAACTAACGGCAGGCTTGCAAAAGGGGAGATGCTGGGTACAGAGGGTGGATTCGAACCACCGACCTTCTGGGTATGAACCAGACGAGCTACCTGACTGCTCCACTCTGCGTTATATAATGCCTAAGTGTCATCTATTTCTTAATCGTATGCGCATTACAGGTTAATCATAGACTGACTTCGGACTTGCCTCCAACCGCGAAGTGGAAACCATTTTTGGCACGCCCAGCTGCTTTCGAGACAGCACATACAGGTTTTAGAGACCTGACTTCTACCTTTGAATTATAGGCGCACAATTGGTGTATTCGGCGAGATTTAAACTCTGCGATACCTCGATTAAATCGAGTGCCTTACCAGCTTGGCTACAAATACACAATAAATCCTACCTTTTAGCCGGTGGTAGGTGACCGGTATAATATAGGTCCTCCTGAAGAAGGACTGGCGCGGTCTCAGAGATTCGAACTCTGGCATCGGGGTTACCGACCTAACGGTTTTCAGGACCGTTCTCTTCAACCACTTGAGTAAGACCGCACAATAACCCTACTTTCCTGCACAGCTACCTTTATATAAAAGGTGTAGGGAATAGCCGTACAATCTTTGGTGAGCCAGGTTGGAGTCGAACCAACGATGTTTCTGATGTCACGGAGTTACAGTCCGCTATCTTCGCCACTGGATATACTGACCCATAATAAAACAAGCATCCATCAATCCATCCGAGCTAGTTGAATTGTTCTCGTGTTGATAAAACGCTTGTTTTAAACTTTAATGGTCCGCACTTACGGTGGCGGAACACCAATGCCAGAGGTCGGGTACGATCCGACAGTCTGCTGATTACAGGTCAGCTGCATTATCCATTTATGCTACCCTGGCAAATAACCCGTAGACACTAGCCTACGGGCATAGAAAAGGAGACAACAAATGATGTCCCAAAGCAGACCTTGCGGTCGTACTTCTTTTTTAATTACCCACTTATTGGTAGGGTGTCACCGCTTTTAATTCAAACGCACAATATGCGTTTTACTCTCAATCAACTTTCCATCCTTGTCCTGATAAACAATAATAAAACCCTCTCGCTGGGAAGTAGTTAACTTGCCTTCGGCATACTGCATTTTAGAAGACTCACAGCAACAACCCTGCTCGTAAACGACAGCGCCATCACCAATATCATAATGACCGCACTTGTGAGTATGAGCGAGAACCACTGCATTGACATCCTTAAATCCGTTATCACGGAAGTATCTGAATGCCTTCTCAGCAGTCTTCAGTAACCCAGATGAATAAGTCAGCGGATGCACAAAGACGGTATCACCAATCTGACTGAAATAAGTATCGTTGTAAACAATCTCGATACCAGTGCCATTGAACACCTCAATCAAAGGGTCATAATGGACCTTTGTATGAAGTTCCTTGTTATAATGGTTGAAACCATCAACAAAAACAAGCTCCAAAGATGTCTTCGGCATCAGTTCAAGTAGGTCGGTGTCCAGATTCTTAGCAAGGTAATTCTGAAAACGTAAGTCATGATTGCCATAATTGATAACAACCTTCTTGGGCTGAAGCATTTCAATCAAGTCAATCATATACTGACGAGCAATCAGGATTTCCTCCATTGGACTTTTACGATATACTTTTAGGAAGCGAGAAATGGAGCTGCAGTCTACAAGATCCCCGTTTACCTGAAGGATATCAATCTTACCAGCGCACTCACTAAAAGTGTCAATGGGCTTCTGGAATGGAATATGTAGGTCGGAAATAGACAGAATGCAGGTTCCCACATCTCTATTAGATAAGGACTCCTGATACTGCATACCCGCACGGAATGCCTTAAAACGCTTGCGATATGCGCACTCGCCAAAATTCTTGCCCAACTCATCATTGAGCACCTTGGACGCGCCATCCCAAGTCAACTCTCTAGCCAGAACAGCATTCCCGATTCTTACAAAGAAGTCATCGCTCGTTTCTTCTGGCCGTTTATTATAGCAACCCATTGGCATCAAGCCGGGTCGCCCAGCAGCTCATCAGAAGTGGAAATATTGATAGTGACACCCTCAATACCATCCCACTTTGCCAGAGCTTCCTTCAGATTGAAGACATTCTCACCGTCCTTGGTAATCTCGGTGATAGTGCCCTCAGCAGTATCAATAATAGCGTTCTTAAAAACAACACTCTTCTTAGCAACCATAATTTTATTCTCCCTTATATTTTAATTTTAGAATTCAAGCATGTCAGCCCAAGTGCTAATCCATCCACGGTGATTGATCTTCAATTCGCAAACAGCAGCACGCTCCTTATCACGGAAGTGCTCAAGATAAATTTTAAATCCTGAGTTCTGCGGATTTTTATATAGGTCACACTGCCCAGTATGACCCAAACATACGACCTTGCAACTATCGTGGCACCGTGTAAGAATTTTCTTTAGGTCCTCCCGATATACATTTTGACACTCATCAACTAAAATTACTTTATTTTTAAAATTGATGCCGCGCATATATGTATGAGTAGTCGCCTGAATATAGGCACCATACTTTTCACTCTCTGGATCATCTTCGCTTTTGACAACTCTTGATGGGTTGATACCAAGCGTCTCAAGTGCCTCAAAGAGCGGTTCCATGTATGGAGCACTCTTTTGCTCTTGAGTACCGGGTAAATAACCCTGTTTCTCTTCCTGAGTGGGGGATGCAATATAAACGATTCCATTGTATCGTTCATACTGGACAAGCAGATTTGCAACACCTACAGCGATAGTAGTTTTACCAGTTCCGCTTACAGAGTTTGTAAAGACAATATCAACGTCTGGACTCCACAGCATGTCCCTATAGTATTTTTGTTCATCATCAAGCGTCATACCATAAAAACTAGAATACTCATCCAGACTCTGCGGAATATCCTTCTTCTTACGCATTTCAGTCTTATCAGAAGCCATTTACAACTCTCCCTTAATTGAATTCATCAATATCGTCAGCAATCTTATCGACAATACCGTACTTGACCTGCTCATCAGCATCCAGATACCAATCCTTTGCCTGATTCTTGGTCATGGTCTTCTTATCAATGCTCGTATGAACCATGATATACTCACGCATCTTTCGAACCTGCTTTTCATAATTTGCCATGGCCTCTTTCGACTGTTCAAAAGTACCAGAAGCACCGCCAGAGCCACTGTGAATCAGAGCCATAGCATGAGGCAGGGTAAAGCGCTTCTGACCAGACAGAAGCATCACAAGAGCTGCGCTCATGGAAATACCAACATTGATAGTCCACACAGGGGTCTTGCTCAGTGCAACAACATCAATGAAACTAAACATAGCGTCCAGCTCACCACCATAGCTGTAAATAAACAGCTTAATGGGCTTGCGCTGCTCAACAGGGGTATTCTTATCGATACGATTGTATTGCAGAATCTTACGCTCAATTTCAATCAGGGACTGGTCAATCTCAAAGTCAATAAAGAAGATGCGATCCTTCTCGTCAACATAGAAGTTCATCATCTCAGGAGAGGGGAGACCGCCACCATTCATCAGGTTAGTGATCTCTTCTGGCAGTTGAATTTCAAAGTCCAATAGTCTATACCTCGTTCTTTCAAAGATTAGTAACGTGCGTTACGCTGCATCTGCTTCAGCATCTCGACAGCGGCAATATTAAAAGGAAGCAACTCAAGATATCGAACAGACTCTTCCAGATACCGCTTGTGACGGGTCTTTGCAATGCAAGCATGAGGGAAGACCTTTCGTACAGCCTTCGCTTCGGACTTAGTGATTTCAATCATTAGGTAAAACACCCTTTCAAAATAAAATAGGTAGGGAAGAGAGAATGCGTCCACGCTCTCTTTCCTACCACAACTATTCCGTAATGATTTTCTATGTAAACGCCAATTTATAACGCATCTACGTTAAAATATTGCGATTTTACGCCGTGCATAAATCAAACATTTTTCTATTTTGTGCGGTTTTTTCAATATTGATGCTTTTTGCGCATTTACGACAATATTTTTGTCTTCTGCCAGTTCGTACAACTTTCTTCCCGCAACATTCGCACTTAATATACGGCTTGCCACAATACTGGTTCCACTCAAGGCCAATATTCTCGAAATCGTCCACAAAAAGTTCCTGCGGATAGTCTTCCTCGGCAATCAAAACATGAATGTTCAGATTGTCGATTTTCTTCAAACTTGCAAAACCAACGTAGCCAAGATTATGCAGCTCGCAAATCATCTCGTTCTGTTTCTTGACATTCGCAGAGACGTTTGCCATTCTAAAGATATCTCGTGTATCTTCCGTCACCCAATAGCTGTTTTTTTCATTTATAGCCACATGATATTTTGCAAGACACAATAGTGTCAACATCAAACGTTGCATTGGCTTTCCATCAAGAGCCTGGATCTTTTCGATTTCAGCCTTTGTAATGATGACACCATCAAGTTCAACAAGCTGCTTTCCTTTAGACGAGGCAATAGCTTGCTGAATCAAATCCTCGTCAAGAACCCTGTTATATCCATCCATATGAGAGAGGAGAAAGTCATCCAGCTTCTCTTTGACCTGTTCTTTCTGGTATCCTTTAGAAAAATACAGTTTCGCAATATAATGTAAAGCGTGCCCGGCGGTTCTCCACGTCACATCTTCTCTTAGTAAATCTTCTGCATATTCACGCTCATTCAGCACTACTACCATCGACATCCTCCTTTTCGCTCTCACTCATATTAACAATCACATCCTTATAATGCTCTCCGCAATATTCAATGTCGCCGTCATCCTGCTTTACAAGAGTATGTACCTTGTTTTCGTTCTTTTCCAGAAGTCTCTTGATAATCACATCAGGGAAGAGAGCCCATACAATAGATACACTAGACGAATTCTTCTTGCACATATCAAAAAGAATGTCACAAAGCACGTTATCGTCAGAGCACTTCTCGTGCAGGTGTCTGAGCATACTCTCGTTATACATTGCCAGTTTCTCAGTGCGATCTGCGCCGGTCTCCTTGTTTTTCATAGCAGAGTTATCGATAACAGAATTGCCACTGGCGTATTTCAAGTAATCTTTGAAGACTGGGCGAATGCCGTAATACTGAGAATTCTTATAGGCTTCGCCAGACTTCAGCAAGTCATAATCAAAAGCACGATGAATTTTAAGCTCGGCCATGTGTTTCTCCATCTCGTCCTCAATAATCCAGCAAAGACGATTCATCGTGCATGAGTTCACGCCGACAGGCATCCGGTAGAGATAATACTGAATAACCACCTCATCATACTCATCCTTGACTTCCTTCTGCATGATTTCATCCAAGCCAGCGTAACCCTCCCATTCGATACGCTTACGTGCTGCGGCTACATACTTCTTGTAATCTCGCATCTGAGCGGGGTAAATGTAGCTCATGAAGTACGGCTTGCGGTGAGCACAAATACGCGCCCATAATTTCTTGTCCTCGATTGTGTCCGGGTTGTCATCGTCTTTAATAGTACAAGCTTTCAAATCATACCAATACCGTGGCATTGGCTTACATTTAACCCCTTTCACAGCGTCCAAAACATTCTGCTGATATAGCTGACCACACATGATACGATAATCCAATTCTTCGTATTCTCGGCTTCCAGACTCAAACTGGCTTTGAACATCACCCATTGAGGTAATGTGGTTTGTTGTCGAGCCAACGTCATTGCCAAATCCAGCAGCATTCGATTCTGCTAAATCATCCTCAGTAGGAATCTTCTTTTCTCCCTTTTTCTGAACACACAAAAGAGTTGGCGTTTTTCTTTTATTCCTAACAAGCACATCATTATCTGTGCTAAAAATAAGATCGCCATCAAAATCTGCGCCATTCAAAGCAGCACAAGTGTTGTCCCACGCACTTAGAATTGTGACTGTCTTCATATAGCGATACCAGTTTTTACAATCATCATTAGAATTCAAATCCCGAAGAACAATATTGTTATGACAGGACATAGGAGCTCTAAAGCAAGCCACTCGCTTAACATCCCTATCATTCCAAAAACGGCTGTAAACCTCACCGGCCTTTAACAGTCCAGTGACTTCCATTCCAAAGATGGATTGGCAAAGCGCATATGGATCTCCGCTCGCTACTTGGAAATTACCTCTAACTTTGACCACACCTGTTTTTGCCTGAGAAATTCGTTTCTTAATAAAGTACCGAATCCGATTCTGAACATACGGGTCGTTAATCATGTCTGGCTCAATCATGAGAGCCTTAATGTAATCATTCTCAAGAGAGTTGACATACCCTGCGTCGTCTCGCATACCGCTACCACGCAGATACAGAAGCGCTTGCCGCCAGTCGCCGCCCATGACACCCTTGATCTCATCCAAAGCCGGCTTGACCAATTCTCTAATCTCATCGTTCGTAAGCTGATAGCTTTGAATGAATTGATAATTCAAATTGCGTTCCTCATCGAGTTCCAACTCGCAGGTTTTCGTTACAGAGAAGTGGTAATGGTTTTCTCGACAGTTCTCAAAGTAGTCATCGCAATCATGATAGCTGTCCCAGAGTTTTAACATGGATGTGGTTAGTATCATTTGAACACGGTTAATATCCTTGTAATCGCCCCAAGCGTCCTTCACCATATTCTTTTTCGCAATCTTCTTAGCAAACTCACGGAAAGGGAAGGGAAATAACATACCCTTACAGAAAGCATTTCGCACGCAGAAACCAGATGCTGTGGATGGCAGCTTTAAATCTTCGCTCCACTGTTGAGCAAGGTCATAGCTAATGAGTCCAAAGCCATCGCTGGCGCATAATTCACATTCATGTTCCATATCCTCGACCATCGTAGGCTCACCGGATGCTCCATCGTCCAGAACGATTACATGGTCTTTGAAATGAGTGAAACAATCGTCTACGACCAGCACACCGTCTGGATTAGTGACCGGAATGGATGCAGAGCAGGCGAGTGCCCGATATGCTTCCAGCTTTGCCGGAATAAACTCCATTCCCTTGTTACGGCCATTATCGATTCGTTTGCGGATTTCATCAATAAGACGGTCGCTCACAAACACAATCGTACTATTCTTAACACCACCGGTGGTTCCAACTAAACGACGATATGTAATCCCATTGATTTTGAACCCCTTATGAGAACGTGCCCGGCGGTAATCATTCTTCTTGTCAACCACCAGACACATATAATCCGGCTTGAACTGAACTGCATCAAGCTCAGTATACAACCTCCGAATCTCCCGGCGGTTCTCTAAGCAAGAGGGTTCATTCCGCAGCATCTTGATTCTACGCTTGATACTCCGTGCCTTAGCCTCTGCATCTGTAACACCATTCAACTCATCAATCCATCGTAGAACAGTGCTATCAGCCAGCGAGATGATTTCGTGGTTTCGTCTGGCTTCATCCAATGGTAGGGTTAAATCCCATTTTGCTTCAACCAGACGCTTCGTATGGATCTTAAAAACAAACTTCTGGCAAGTTTGCTGCTTTGCCATTCGGCAGTCACCTCCGTATTCTTCTTAAATGTATCCTGTAATGTATAGCTAAAGGGAAAATATAAAAGCAGACTTTTATAGATAGCAGCTCTCGCCATCTTCCATAGCCTTGAGCCAAAGTCGTTCACGCTCCTGATAGAGTTCATCCAGCATATCGTCAGCAGCCTCGTACTCCCGGCGAGTCAGGCTGGCATAATTCATATCCCGAATTAAATACTTAATTTCCGCATCAACATCCTCGTAAGTACGCATTACTTAACCTCCTCGTCCATAACAGCTCCGCAGTCAGGACAAAACTTTGATTCATCGACATTTTTGCTAGAATGACAAGCCGAACATTCAACAAAGAAGCTTTCTCCAAAATCTTCAAAATGTTCAATCCAGTGGGCGTGAACCACTCGACGGAACTCACCGCCAGCGGCCATCTCTTCTTGCATGTATTGAATTGCCCCATTCAAAGTCATCTTGCATACAGTTTTCTGAAAAGCAGAAACAGGACTGTTATCAATCAATGGCTTTGTATCTTCCAATGTCTGAATCAAGTGTGTTGCGTTAATAAACTTATCCATCACTTAACCTCCTTAGCTACCAAACGAATTGTCTCGTCAATCTGTTCAAGTTCTGCCAGCAAGACATCCACAGTATCAGCTTCACTCTCGGAAATATTCAAATCCTTAATCTTATGTAAAGCCCATTCAAGGTTCGGGTAATAGCCAACCGTAACCTCCTTTACGCCGGTGCCCATCTCACCAGTCTTTGGATTCTTGCCAGCTGGCCGCTGCTCAATAATAATGAGATTCCGCTCATCGCAGTTCTTTATAATGTACTTGCCAATCTGAATACGCATTTCTTAATCTCCTTCTTTAACCAAATTTATACAATCAATATATTTATCATAAATTCGTTTTGCGAGCTCTCCATCAACATGACTTACATCGCCAGTTTTATTATTTTTAATTGTGCAAGAATACAATACAATAGGAGACTCAATCAAAATATGACCATACTTATCGTAAACGTTATAACGACGGTCAAGTTCTGTTGCGATTTGCTTAACAAAATACTTTCCACTAAGCAGTTTTGAAAGTTCAAGATTTAGTAGCTCCGAAGCTTTTTCACAAATATCCTTTTCACTCATATGTATTCTCTCTTTTAATATGTATTTATATTTCAAATAAGAGCCACACAAACTCTTATTTAATTCTAATTTGTACGGCCAGCCTCAAATGCAGCCACATCGTTCATGAAATCATTGATATGTAAATACTTGTCACCCTTCCGCACAGTCTTAGGCTTAAACTCTTGACATTTGCATCGCACCTCATCACAAGTAGTGAAACACGGGATCTCATATTGGCATTTTGTACAGACATGCTTCTTGTGGAATTCTGGTAAGCGGCCAGCAGCTTGGTAATACTCATACGTTACCTTTAAATCAATCCAGTAGGGGTTATCAAAATTCATTACGTTCAACCTTCTTCCTTATCTTTTATAAGAGCCATACCATTTAAATCCAGCACGAGGAATTCCAGAATTCGCAGGAACACGAATCATTCCATCTATAAAGAGCTGAAGAACCTCATCACTTAACTGTCTATGCACAAAGCGAAACGGTGGTTGAGAAGCATCATTATAATATTCTGGATTTTCTTCCAACACCGCTCTACCTCTTCTGACGGTAGAAAGCGTTGGAATATTCTCACACATAGCATCATTCATCTCGTGAAAACTTTGCTGTTGCAATTTATATTCCGTCCGTGCCGCAGATCGCTTCAACGAGTTCGGCTCAATCGTAATATGATACATTGGTCGTGCTAGGTCGTATGTAAAAATTTCCTTGAATCTATTATCTAGTTCTTCATAGAACTCATGAAGTCGTCCGGTCAAAAATACGTCTTGTTCACTCTGACATACTCGTCCAGATGATGTGTAAAACTCATGAAGCACATTCGTATACATCTTCATATAAATGACTTTTTGGTCTTCAGAAGGAATATGGTATTCTTCTGGGTCATGGTTTATAAACACGGCAGGGCAGTCCTCAAAAAATATTTCTTTGTTTTTTGCCATGGATTTAAGTGCAGACTCAATGTACCCAACCATTGTAGATTTCGTACAATGCTGAAACGTCTCAGCATCCGCTGCTAAATTCTCTCTGAACTCATCCATTTGCTCACGAGCAATATTTTCTAATGGTGTACCAACTATCTCAGCCCAAAAGGTATCCTCACCATGTAGGTCTTCTGGATATTGATAAAAATTCTTATTGGTCATTCCACACGCTCGTAGTATTGCGGCTGGCGTCCAAAAGAACTCCATCCAACCACTTCCATCACATTCTTTAAGTAGGTGGTAAGCAATCTGGTTCTGCAGACGCAATGAAAACTTTCCTTTATTTCTTGTTGGTAGAGGAGGAAGCACCTCATTGTCTGAACGAATCTTTACAATGATAAAACGCTTTCCTTCCTTTTTAAACTCAACGAATCGATTTAACTCTTCAAGGAAGTGTTTTTTGCTAGTTCCATCTAGTGGCTTTCCATTTTTGCCAAACACATTAAGATAAGTAGATAGTTCTAAAAAATTAGAAAAAATCTGACCATCATTCAATTTACCTGCTATCTCCGATGTAATCTCGTATTTTTTCTTGTCCATGTAACCTCCTACTCAATTTAGTTGGATTGACGAGTCTGTATTATATATAAGTATGAAGATACATAGTCGTCAGTCCAAGTACAACTATCACAAAATATCTCTTAATGGTTTACTCGACTTGAAGCTATGGCGCGTAAGCGACATAGATTCAATTTGAGTAAACCTACGAGCGTCCGCAGACGCGAGATCCCTCTCCACGCCCTGTCTGGAAGACTACTATAAATATCCATCGCAAACATCCCAATATCATCTCCTTAACAGTATCCTGTGTTGTATAGCTATCTACACTCATTATACCATGAGATTGCCAAAAATTCAATAGCTACATAACACAGGATACCGATATTTCTAGCGCCTATTAAAATAAGGTATGTTTCTGGGAGTATTGTTCTCTATGAAGGACATCCAGATACCCTGTATGTTCAGTATAAGCTGCCAGAGGCTACAATCATGCTCCTTGTAGGTCTTTAGAGTCTCTGAGAGTGCTGCTTAGATGCCAGATTAGTCCATTTATGGTGATAGGGGAGTACAGATGGGTACAAATAGGTATTTTATGCTCCGAAGAATGGTTATTTTCGGTACATTTCGGGTACACATCGGAAAAACCCGCATAAATCCTAGCTTTTTCGGCTTTTATTGGGTCAAAAAGAAACAAAATAAGGATAAAAAGGTACAAATAAAAAGAAAAACTAGCCAAAATATAACGCAAATACGTTAAATTCTAGCTAGTTACCGAATGGTTTACCGATTGAAAAATAGCGATTTTAAGCCATTTTTAGGTATTTTTGATGGAAATTGATGAATTTGTGGGTATGTGTGGGAGAAGCTATAGGGGGTGTATTTTGGAGTGTTTTCGTCAGGGGAAAGTGTATCCCGGGGGTGGTAGGATTGGTTGGAAAGGTGTCAATAAATAATTTATTGACAGATTGGGAAGGATAAAAAGTAGTAGTGTTGGCTGCCAATAGGAGAGATATTGATGGAATTATTGGGAATTGAAGATAAAATAATGTGTAAAATATTACGATAAATCGTTATTTCTTGAGGATGAATAAGAAAGATGTACTGGGGCTTCTTCCTGCTGCCGGGAACGTCCAAAAAATGGAAAGTACGCCCCACGGCTTGAGTGCTGGAAATGCTCATTTTCCGGCACTCAACAGGCAAGGACAAGGCATGGTTTTTGGCGCGTTTGTGCTATCTGATACAAGTAAAAACAAAAACTAAAAAGTTTTAACTATTTCAGCCGGGAATTGAATTTGCAAATTAGTTGCGTTTTTGTGTTCGATTGAATATTTTTTGTAACTCTTTTGTAACCATTTCATTCTTGTTACTTTCTTGTAACTATTCTGCCAAATTCTACCATTTGCCTTTATAATGTACCCGTGTGCGCGTGCGCACACACACGCCCAGGCGCACACCAGGGACTCTAATAGGTACGCGCGCGCGAGAGATCAGGCTATTTTGGTAATTGCTGGAAAAATGGTTACAAAAAGGTTACAAGTGGACTAGACGGGTTGACGGCATGGACTAGACGTGGTAGAGTATAGGCACGGGAACGGACTAGACGAAAGTTCCCGAACAACGCGCGGTCGGACGGCGCGGGAAAGTTCCCCGATAAATCGTCAAATAGTAAGCGGTCGTTCCTCGAACGAAAGGAAGTGCAAAAGCAAATAGTACAGAACGGCGCTCATGCAAAACACCACGCTTAATAGGCGGGTACAAGGGTATGACGGTTTGAACGTGTACACACAAAATCAACCCTTTAATCAGTCGAACGGTTGAACAAATGGCACGGCGGGCAAGGCGGTTGGAATCCGTACTTGTTCAAGTAGTTCACCTTGCAAAACAGGTCGGAACTGATTTCAGATTGACGGAATGCGCTGGAAGGATAAAAACAATATAACCGTTTTGAAAGAATCCTAAAACCTATGTTTTAGGCAACGTTTCAAATGTAAATCATCAGCTTGTTACTTTTGAGCGGTACAATGCAACCTTGCATGGTTGAGAAAACAGAATATTTTTGCAAAGATACGCAATTGACGGCGCTGGACTTCAAAAGTTTGGCGCTTTTTGTTTGGACTTCAAAAGTTTGGACGTGTCGCAGACAATAGCAGAAATAGACGGTTTTCCGTGACAATTAAATAATAGCAAGCATGGTTGAAGGGCTGTTTTGGCAGACAGAGGGTAAACCATGCTTTACAGCATACATATTTGCCCATCGTGGGCGAACCATAGGCTACAGGCAGAACCTGGATTTTTGTCTGTAGCACTTGGCTTGCTCATAATAGCAAGAAGTCCGTACACACATTATAACACAACAAAGGAGAAAATACTATGTCTACTACTACCATTCTGTCCGCTATCAACTTCAACGCTACCGCAGCCGCAGAGAAGAACCGCACCACCGGTGCCGCCGTTGCCCTGTTCAAGAAGGGTGGCAAGGAAGTCAACACCTCTGAGAAGGCTCTGGGCAGAGACTGCTTGAAGGGTATCACCGCAGAGCAGTACGAGACCTATTGCAAGGCCGTCCGTGCGGTTTATCTGGATGCTGATTTGCTGGCACGTTATGCCGCAGACGCGGACTCTGTTCAGAAGATTAAAACCTTCTACTTCAACGATCTGGCAAGCCTTACCACCGCTATCATGGGCGACAGCTTCAAAGTCAATGACGTCTTTGCAACCTTCACTGTTGAGCAGTTCATTGAGCAGAGCGTGGGCAAGGTGCGTGCATTCACTGCTACCACCGCAGGCCACGGCTATGACACGGAAGCAGAATCTCAGACCAAATTTGTAAAGTGGGTCGAAGCATGGTTTAGTGCTAACGCAAGCGGTGTTGCTATGCTTTCTATGGCAGAGCGTGACCGCCGTGCAAGTGTCCGCAAGCTGTCCTCTAAGGTTGTGCGCCTTACTAAGAGTGTTGAGAATGCAGAAGAAGTGCTGTCTAGTGCTAAGAAGGAGTTGGACTCCCTCAAGAGCAAGAAAGATACCAACGCAAAAACTCTGGAAAAGAAGATGAAGGTTGTTCAGGGCATGGAAAAGGATCTGGCAGACGTCAAGAAGAGCCTGGAATCTGCTCAGACTAAGCTGGCAGACCTTCAGAGCAAGGACTTCACCAACGACTTCAGCGCAGAAGAGACCCTGTAAGTGGACCATATAACCATCGTGAACACGCAAGAGCTCTACATAAATGCTAGGCGATTAGTGGTACTAGGGAAGACGTAACCACTACCAACACGGCAGTAATGCCGTCACTATCAATCGAAAGAAGGGAATACTATGCAAAAGTTCCTGTGCAAGAACTATGCAGACCGTCAGATTAAGTTTGACGGTCATTCTGTGCCGTCTAATGCATACTATGGTCAGACCGCAGAGGGATTGCGTTTTATCGCAGTCGTCAGAGTGAATCAGATCGGCATGGTTTGGCGTTCTGGTAAGGGCCTGGTTCCGTGGGAGAAGTCTTATAATCAGACTGTCGTTAACTTTATCAGAAGTGAACCTGTTGGCGTAAATCCTGAGACTGTGCATTTTGATATGGCAGTGAAATCAGAACGCAAGAAGGCTGGACGTTATGCAGCACGTTTTGCTGGCACTGGGTCTGCTAGTGCAAATCGTAAGAGCAAGAAGGCAGCAAAACACACTAAGGCTTTCCGCACTCGCAACGATTCCTTTCCGGAAGAGTACAATAATGCCTCTAGCTTGATCTATGGGGAAACTATCGAGATGAACAGACGGCCTCAGAAGGTCTATGGCAAGATTGCAGAGTACATGGACGGCAGCGGTGCTGGAAAAATCCGTGGTGATATGCGTCCTCTTGAGCCTGTTTTCCCTGTACCTTCTGGTAGAAAGGCAAGGTGAATCATGTCAGCAACTGTTTCAAGTGGTCAGAACTTGCGTAAGAGTGAAAAGTTTGCTATAATTGCATCAAAAGGTGGTGCAACTATGGCAGATCGTAACTATGCAACCGAATATCAAAAGCGAATGGAAACGAATAGTCAGCTTGCAATCAAAATTCCCAAAAAGCTTTTTGAGGATTTTTCCGCAAAAATTGAGCAAGAGGGAACAACGAAAAGAGCTGTACTTGTGCAACTGATTGAAGGTTATACCTACAATTCCTAAGAACTTCATACTCCAGCAACAACGTCTTGTGAATTTATTGCAAGGCGTTTTCTTTATGCCTTGTTTTGCATAATTATACAAATAAAACGAAGAATATGCAAAATGAAAACACATCACACAATAAAAGAGGAGATTTATTATGGCAATTATTGCTATTGAATCAGCTCTTGATGTTGCCATAACGTTTGGTGACACAGAACTTGTGAAAATCTATCAGGAAGCCCTGGCAGACGCTGGTGTTGATTATGTCAGTACGGCGAAAAGCTGGATGGAATAAGAAAGGAAGATTGAAATGAAAAGTCTCTTGATGCTCTTTGGCTATTCGGCTTATCAGGCCGGATGTATTGCGCCCATGATGTGGGTTTTCGTTATTGGTGCTGTCGCTGTGGGTGTGGCAGAATGGAAGGGATGGTTGAACTGATGAACAGAGAAGATATTGATATTCTTGAAGTAGGCAATGCTTATACGGCGTTGTTTTACAAGAAGAATCACTATCAGCCCTACATTGTTGCATGGCATTTTGACCCGGATTCCTACACATGGGATCAGGGTCATTATTTTTGTGACCTGAAATCTGCAAAGAATTTCTTTGCAGAGCAGGAACGGCAGAATGCAAACTGCAAGTATTGCGAAAAGCTGGATTGCCCTCATAGGGATTGCGTCAGACGCTTGCCTCGTGAACGTGGTGGCATGGGTCTTTGTAAGAACTTTGAGTAAAGGAGAATGGATATGGCAAAGATGAAGCTTGATCCTGTTTATCCTGATATTGTTAATCGCTTTCAATATGTGAAAACGACTAACGCAGACGCTTGGCAGAAATATGTCAAGAGCGTCATTGCAGAGCATAAGTATAATGATCTGTTGACCAGGATCGCATGGGATTTACTCAGGTATGTGTACACTAATGGTACGATTTGTGAGTGGTACGATAAGTATAATGTACATGATTCACATATCACAACGGCAGTCAAGAAGGCTTATGTTGAAGTCTTTGGAGTACCGTCAGAATAAAGGATATGTTCTAAGGAGGGTTTGTTATGACTGCAAAAGAGTATTGCAAGAACCATCCTGTAACCGCTTATGATAGCTGTTACGGCAGATGTGGTGGGTTTCAGATTCACGGTGATATCGAATACGGCACGGATGATTACCTTTATGGTGTGTCCGGTGTGCTGTGTGATGATGAAAAGTATCATAGCTACCACCATCTGAAGATTACTTACGCATCGTCTGGCAGAGCATACGTCAAGTGTTTTGGCAGACGAATCTATCTTGATGAATGCTTGAGAGTGTAAAGGAGAATACGAAATGAAAAAAGGTCAGTATTTTATGAACGATGAAACCGGTGTTATCACTAACATTTATCGTGAAGCTGTTGAATGGTTTCAGCACGGTGCAAGTATTTCCATTTGGATTGACGGTATTTTTGTATGCCGTTGGGATCATTAAGAAAGGAGAATAAAAAAAAATGCGTGCTACTATTGAAGTATATGAAGATAATGCAGGCGGCATTTATGCGGCAGTCTTTGGTCAGAACGGTCTGGAAAATGTCGTTCCTGGTTTTTGCCATGAAATGATTTCTACGGCAGAATTCATTGACCAGTGCCTGCATGGGTGCTATGAATCGGGTGATTTCAATCCGGCAGAATTTTCCGGCATGGATATGGATTCTGTTTACAATGAAATCAGCAGTCAGGATGACTTGATTGCAGAGTTTTTCGACAACAAAGAAATCATCCTGTATCCGGCAGACATGGGTGTTGCCGGAATGAAACTGTTTGGCATGGCTTGACCGTATGTTCACAAAATGTTCGCAGAAATAAAACGTATCAACGTACTAAAATGTAGCATTAATAAAATCTACATTTTAGTGCTTGACAAAATTATCAGTATCCTGTATTATGTAGCTAAGAAAGGCAGTCCGTTAGAGGACTTTTATTTTTACCGTTCAGCTATATAATACAGGATACGCAAGAAAAGGAGATCCAACTATGGCTATGTATAAAACTAAGAAAGACGCAGCATACGCATGGGTTCAGGAATTTAACGCGATTCCTCAGAGCGTTATTGAAAAGCTCGCCAAGGTCGATTTGGAAGAGAATGGTGAAGGCATTACTGAAATCACGCCGCCGTCTTGTGGTGATCGTGTCTATATCTTTAGTGGTGACCACTATGGCGAAAATGGTGAGATTCAGAGCTACAACGAAGATGACAACACTTACAAAATTTGTCTTGATGGTACTGGCGAGGAGATTGATGTCAGAGAAGATGATTTTGAAGTCGAGCGTGACGACTTCTTTCCTATGTGGGGAACGATGTGGCAGTTTGGCGATTCGTGTGATAACTGGTGGCTTGAAAATCATCTTCAGGAAATGGCAGATTGCGGATTCCGTATCTACGAACAGGAAGATTTTGAGTACGTTTTCGGTATTGATGGCTGTGGGTACGACTTTTACGAATCTCATTGGATTCCGCTTTATGAAAAGCGTGGATTCCATTGGGACGATGAGACTGTAAAGGAGATGGAAGAAAATGCGTAAGTACACTCGGAAAGAACTGAAGAATATGGTTGCCCTTGGAATGGCAGAAGATGTTACTCGTGCAAACAATGAGGATTATGAAAAGATTATCAAAAGAGAAGATTATCTTTCTCAGGTCGGATATTCCTCTGGTGTTTATGGTTGCGATGGAATGTTACTCAAAGGATACAAAACCGGAACATATTATGCCGTGACTTCCAGAACGTCAGCAATTTATATTTTTGGTTAAGAGGTGAAAATTTTGATAATTGATCTGATTCTTGACCGTAAAAACGGCAGACGATACAGCGCACATGATTTCTATCTTGAGGTTAGAAAGTATGAGCGTCTGGGTGTTGGCACTCATTGTGAAGATATTTCTATTGCAATGGATTACGGCGATAACAGAGATGTGCAGCGTGTTCTGTGTCAGTATATCCAGCGCAATAGATACCCGGCAGACATTGAGGACTACATAAGAAGTCAAGTCTGGGTGGTATAAGCAGCAGATGCTAGGTGATTAGCGGTACTAGGGCAGACATAACCGCTACCAGAATGTGAAAACACAATAATATTAAAAGGAGTGTTATGTATGGCTTATATCGGTAAAAAGGACTTTCAGATGCTTGGAAAGATGTGGACACAGATGCGAGATCACAATGGATATGTACCTGAAAGTATGTTTCTTGAGTTTTCCGATGTAATGCATAGAGTTTCGATAAACAACGATAAAGTCACTAAAAGAACTGTTAAAAAGATATATGAAGCTAGAGAGAAGGATAAGAATTATGGTCGCCGCCAGCAGAGATTTGTAAAGGCTTATCGGTGGGCATACGATTGTAAAGCGAAAGAGGCAGTGGAGATGTATAAGAAATATAGAGAAGAATCTCCTGAGAAGATTAACGAAGTTATTGATTATTATGACAAGTGTCAAGAACAGTGTCGTCTTAAAAACGAAGAGAGTGATATCTAAAAGGAATGATTGATATGGAAACAATGTACGATCGTATTAAGCGGATGGATAAGCATGAACTTGCTGAGTTTATCTATATTATTTATCAAGTTGGTGTTAAAGATGGGGAACAGAATCTTTGTGATTCTCCTATGGGATTTTTTGGTTGCTGTTACTTCCTTAATGATAATGCAAAAGTATGGATGCCGAATGATAAGCCCAAAGATCTTTGTGATGCTTGGAATATCTAAAATCATGCTTTTATGAGGTGAAAATATGTTTGATCCAAAACGTGTTTGGAATTGGTTGACGAATTATGTGAATAATTCACTTGACAATGAGATTATTTGGACTGATGGAGAAAGCATTTTTACAAAAGATGAATATTACGCAAACGATATTTCTAATGCTATTGATCTTCTTGTTGGTAGAAATGTTTCAGTAACGGGCTATTACGATCCAAAGGAAGATGAAATAGATAGATGCACAGATGAATACACCGGATGGTATTACGTTTCAATTGAATAAAACAGATATTTTACAATGATTAAGGAGATTCTAATGAAACCATTAAGAGATAATCCTATCGAAGAAGGAATAGATGCTTTCTTTGAAGAAAAACAAAGACTCGAAGAAGAAAAGCAAAAACTCGAAGAAGAAATCAGAGATTACGAACAGGATTATTTGGACCGATATTATGATCTGTTAGAGGAGGAAGAACAAGAGTGTCGTTTAGAATTACTTAATGACTTTTACAATGACTAAGGAGGTTACATTATGACATTTGAACAGTATAAAAAGAATCGTCCGTTATTTTCCGATCCATACTATTTGGATATCGTCGAAAGAGTAGAAAGACAATTTTCTATGATTCCAACGAAATATATTCATGATGCAGAAAGCGAACTTCCACCAAAACTTGATTTTGGGATTTTAGGAGAATCAAAATATCTTTCCGTTCCGTGTATTGTTTTTATGAGTGATGGTACAGAATACGGAACGTATGTTGACCTTTCATGTTATTACAGCTATCAAGACAATCAATGGTATTTTGATCGCATTGATGTTTGTAGAACCTTATCTTTACGTGAAGTGTACAGAAGAAAACCAACTGTTTTGAAGTGGGTTCCGTTAAAGATTGTATGCAACGAAGATAAAAGAACAGATAAATCTTTCAAATATTACAATAACTATTACGAAATGATGTAAAAGGAGATTACACTATGAAAGTTTATAAGAGCAAGGAATCGAAGAATACGGCTTATATTAGTGAAGTTATGATGCATCCTTATTACGGTGCTCCAGTGCAACGTGGATATCAGTTGGCTATCTATGATTCTTACGGATTCAATTATCATGTGTCGTGTCACGAAACGCAAAACGATGCTCTTTGGTATCTTCAGAATCGTTGTGGTGGTGGGTACGAATACGATAAGGTGATTTGAGTATGACCAACAAAGATATGAAAGTGATTCTCACAGCACTTAGTTTCTACCGCAGAAAACTGATTGACCAGTCTGTTGTGTTCCTTAGAGCTGGCAATCATGAGGATGCAAAGCAGTCAACGATGGAAGCGGCCAACGTGAATGCGCTGGTGATTAAGTTTACAAGAGAAAAGGAGATTGCAATATGATTTCAATCACCGAAAATGACATGAAAGTTAAAATTCCAAACGGATATCTCGTGTGTGTTCCTACGGGTGGTGCTGATGAATATCCTGGTGTTGGTGTTTTCTTTTCAAAAGACGGCAAATATGCAAGCTGGGACGATTTAGTATCAATGATAGAATATAATTCAGCGTTTGAAAACATTCAAACAGTTGGATTTAAAAAAGGTAGCGACGATTATGTGGCCGCTATTCGATTTGAAGATGGCGATATTAGTACAGATTGAGGGGGAGCAATATGAATAACGAAAACAAGATTGTTGTGACTAGTTGGACAGGGAAATCTTGGGAGATGACCCCTGAACAGATTGAAGCAGCATATCGTTACAGAGAATTTCAGTATCGTATCAGTGATGCTAAGAATCAATTGGAACTTAATGCGGACTGGATTGAAGAAAAATACGGTTATTCTAACGATGAAGCTATTGAGTACGCAGAGGAACTGGCTGAACGTTTTCAGGATGATTTTGATTGTAATGTACCTGAAAACGAGGCATGGAATAATTGTATCGCAGAAGTATTTGATGGGCTTGGCAGAAAGGAGAGTAATGATGACTGATCCTTGTCGTTATTGCGTGGCACCGGAGCGTCATCCCGGCTGTCATGACCATTGTGAGAAGCTGAAAGCCCATCGTGAAAGTGACGAGTATAAGAAGCTGTGTGAATATAAGAATACATACCTAAAAAGTCATTCGACAGCAAGTTCTTCTCAGATTAACAAAGCGATGCGGTATTTTAAATGTAAAGGTTATAGCCTTTATGGATTTAAGAATGTTGGGAGTGTGTAAAATGTGGGTTTTAGCTAAATGTCAATATTCAAATGATAACAAGATTGGATATGCTGTATTTTACGATATTGATAAGCTTGGGTGTGTAACACTTATGTTCAAAATATATGAAGATACAAATTCTATTGAGTTCTTTTATTGTCTATTAGAAGTGAGCACTCGGCTAGAAAAGAAAACGTGTGAGAATATTTTAAAAGCCTATTTGAAAGAGAAAGGGATTTTTGTAGAGGATTAACTATGTGGGATTTAGTTGAAAATGAATATTCTAAAAAATATGGGATTGGGTGCGCAACCTTTTTTCGTGACAAACAATTAAAAACAGCAATGGTTATGTATAAATATAATGGCCGTAGCGTTATGTTTTGCTATTCCGAGTACGATAATAAGATTCTATCTGACGGTGATAAAGATGAAATTGAGATGACAATCAAAAAGAAACTCAACTTTTGGAAGGATTAATTATGTGGGATTTAATGGGTAACAATTATTCAGAAGTATACGGTATTGGATATGCTTTACTGAATGGAATTTCAGCTGGATTTTATGTAAGTGTCATGTACAAGAATCTTGGAAATGAAATTTACTTCTATTATCTTGATGATGCTCCTTACGGAGAACTCGATGATAATACCAAAAACAAAATTGAAGATATTATCTATGATGATCTTAACAAGCGTCATATTTTTGGGGAGGACTGATTATGTGGGATCTGATGGAAGTTCACGCTTGTTTTGATGGTGAAGGTTGGGTTTGGAATGAATCTTTTCATCACAAGGATGTATTTGTAGATGAGAACGAAAACCCGAGAGAAATCTTTTGGCAAGAATGTCAGATGTTCTTCCTTCAGGATTATCTGAACAAATGTGAGGTCGTGGATGATGGCGATATCCTAGAACTTCAGCTAAAGGATTCTGGTGAACCAGTTCTAGCTATGATTATAGCAGAGTAAAGGAGAATGAGTTATGAAAATTCATCCTAAATATATTGATGTTTTGGAATCGCTGGATTGGCGCGTATGTGACTATACAGGTGATGGCAGAATTGAAATTGAAAATTATTCTCCAACAGGAGAGAACTTAATCGTTTGTGTGGAGGTTGAGAACTTCCCTGAATCAGTTTATGAATATGCTCGTGATTTTGATGCTGATGAGCACGCAGAGATGTGGGTGGGACATCGTGGGGAAGGCGGTTGTCCTTCTAGTGTCAGAGAACTTATTGACGACGCTGATGCTATTAAAGAAATGTTGGAAGAATTAGCTAGTAGACTTATGGAGGTGGAATGAATTATGACTCGGTTTTATCTTAATGCGGGTGCTTTTGGCCGTTGGATGCACCAGAATAAAGCACTATACACTGGTGCTTATATTGAAGGTGTTTTGGTCGATAGTTTTGTTGTTGAAACGAAGCGTGGAATCGCAGCCTTTTATGAGCATCCTTTGAACGAGTGGACGAGCAACTATTATGTTGAGTTTACCGATTATAAAAATGGTTTTAAGAACGGAGAGGTCGATAAGATTTGGTCTGATTGGGACGCTTTTGAAGAAAAGGCTAGTGCATAAGAGGTGAATGAATATGAATGATGTTAAAAAGATTATCATTGCCTTAAAGGACGAATATTCTTATTGCCAAGATATTGCTTACACTGCACAAAAAGAAGGCGATGAAGAGAGAATGACATGGTATTATGGCAAAGCAACCGGAATTAAAAAGTCTATTGAGACAATCAAAAAAATGAAGAATTACGGAATCATTTTATAAAAGGGAGATTTTAGATATGAGTAAATATATTTTGATTACCGTCAACGAACGTAAAATTTTTGAGCCTAACTATTTTGAAACTTTTAATGAGGCGCAGAAAGAAATGGAAAATCGTGTTAAGCAGATTGTTGAAGAATCGTGTGGAAAGGATTGTGTTGAATTTGGAATCGACGATGGTGAAGCTTATGTGACTGATGCTTCTTTTGATAAAGGTGATGGTAATTGGGACTTTGTAATTGTAGAAAACAAAAGTGCAATTCCTCCGAAAGATAAACTTATTGAGGCCGCTCAGATTCTTGTTGAAAATGGTGTTGATAAGGATGAGGCGTTTACTGTTCTTCAAGCAATGTGTTATGTCATGATGGACTATGAAATTGATAATGTGATTACAGATGAAGATGAAGAAAATATTAAAAAGTTTGGTGAAAAATTGAAAGACGAGCTTAGTGGAAAAATCAAGGATGCGACATTCACTTCTGTTTGGGACGGTGGTTTTGAAATCACAACAAATTGCAAAGTAAATATGGAATCGAAAGAGATTTTTGATATTGAAGTGACGGATTCGAATTCGGATATGGTTGAGCAGCTTGACAGAGAATACGTCACTATTGATGGAATTGACTATCGTGCAGTTACCGCAGAATATGCTAATCTATACCCGGAAGAAATGGATGAAGAGACCTTTTGGTATGAATAAGAGACGTATGAAATAGTGCATACGAAGGCGATACTGAATTTGAAAATTACGATATGAGAAGAGTGGTTTTATGAAATATTGTGTTACTATGTCTTGCGTTGGTTTTGTGGATGTTGACGCAAAAGATGAAAGGGAAGCGATGGAAATTGCCGAATCTTATGATTTTGAAAAGGTTAATTGGGATACATATGACATTCGCGCTGAATGTTGTGCGGCAAAAAATAGCGAGGTGTAAATTATGGCTACTCTATATTGCTATGATGATGAAATTATAAAGTGGATCTCTTCCTGCGGTAATCTATACTGCTTACATATTCAGCACGACGATGTAGCAGACAATAATCCTCGTTGGTGGGACGACCATGATTCCGTAATGGCCTGTTTTCATTCTCGTTATTGTCTTGGTGATAAGATTGATGCGAGTACGGCAAAAGAGTTTTGGAACAATCTTGTTGACAAGTATTGCTCTGATGAAGAGATTGTGGACGCTTTAACGTGTATAAAACTGGAAGAAGTATGTGTGGTTATTGACAACGATAACAGTAGTATTGAAGAAACTCGTTATGCGATTTGTTGTCGTGAAGATCAAGACAATCCTTGGTACACCAATTTGAAATACAATGAAATTGCGGTGTATGCTCGTGGCGATTTTTCTATTCGTGATTGTCAGATTCTTCTGGATAAGTATATTGCATGGCTTCCTCTTTGGTTGCATGACCATTCTGGTTTGTCTATGGATTGTGATACACGATTCAAAGGTTCGTGGGACGATAGCAATGTTGGTTGGATTGCGACCGCTATTACGGATGGTTCGGATAATACCAAAAATGAAGCAGAACGAATCATGCGTGATGAGGTAAAGACTTATAGCGATTATATTTCCGGTGAGAACTACGGCTATACGCTTTATCGAGAAGAACACGGAGAATGGAAGGAAATTGACAGAGCATTCGGATTTATCGGTTCTGACGTGTTTGAAAACGGTATTGTGTACAGTGTTGGTTACGGTCTCGAAATAGCATTAAAGGAAGATCGGTGCCGTATTGGTGAGGCAGAGAAGGTTGTGACCGTTACTTATAATTTTGATAAATGTTGAATTTTATCGTAGTTTTGATGAAAATAATAAGCGATAATACGTTAAAAATGGGGTATCGAAATGGATGATAACTTGATGGAACGTCAGATTGCCGACTACATGGTGAAATATGGCACTGAAAATACGAACTACGGCGCATGGGTGTTTGAAGTTGATGAGTTGGCAAAGAAATTTGATGTTACAGAGGAGTGGATTCAGGAACATGAAGACGGTATTATGTCTGAGCTGTATCTTAGAGAAGAAGTAGCTGACGTTGAACGTGAATTAAGCGGCAATGATATGACTATCACACTTTTTGATGTGGATTTCTACACCAACTATTGCCCTAACTATATTGAAGACGAACAGGAAAAGGATGATGACGTAAATCAGTATTGGTTTGCTGAAACTCGTTGGTGTATCGATGACGTTATTGATGCAGCGAAGAAAAAAGGAATTGTATTGACTCCGCAACAAGCTGAGTCGTGGTGGGAAAAGAACGAAAAGCGGTTCAAGGATATCATTGTAGAACATGGTAATGAAGTACTGGAAGATGCAGATTTTGATGAGGTATAAAATATGAATTATGATAATGGACCTTGCTGGTTGTGTATTGAGAAATCTTGTAAGAATTGTCCATGTGCTGTTGCGGAAGCATATGAAAATACATATTTAGATGCACAGTGGATGCAGAAGTTAAGTTGGAATAAAGATGATTGCGATAAATTTGTTGAGCGTCTTTGGAAAGAAAACACAGATATCGCATGGACCGAAAATGAACGTGGAGAATTAGTTCTTGATCAAAATTGGAGAGGCTTTTCCGTTGGCAGTTTCACACAGGATGATTGGTTCCGTTGGGTGGATGAGTTCCATAGTAAGGGTGTCGGTTGGGTTTATGAGAACGTGAGGGTGTAAAAGGAGAGTTTTATTATGGTTACTAATAAAATGGTTTCGCTTTATGAAAAATATAAGACCGAATGGATGCTTGAGCGTGGTATTACCACTGATGAATTTATTCGAGTGCTTGACAACTTCCGCATTGAACAGGAGCAAGAGGGTGTTGAATTTACCAGTATTGAGAATGTTGTAGATAGCTTTGAAGCTGACAGCAACGGCTTTAATGGCGAAATCTGGGCTTGCTATGACGAGTGGCAAGACGATGAATTTTTTGAAGAACTTTGCGACCGCGTTCGTGATAAGGTTCGCATTGACTGGGGAGAGGAAGTGAAGAATCCTGTTTTTCACACCCCCGTAGATGGTCACGAAGATGTGGTGCTTTCTCCTGACGACATTTATGATGACTGGGCAACAGTAGTTGCAGAGTTCATTCTCTACGGCGATTGGGCAACAAACAAAGAGGACGAAAGCGAAAAGTTCCGCTCTGTCCTTATTACATGGCTTTGGCTAAATGATGAAAAGGGGAATGATTATTGATGTATTACCATCTTGAATACTCTGTCAGGCATTTCATGTACGGTGATACATATAGAGGACATGAAATCTATTCAACAAAAGAGCTGCGTGATGCAGAACTTAATTGGATGAAAACCTGTTACAGCAGGCCGACAGAGCTTGTTTATGCAACGTATGAAACCGAAACGCTTGGTGAAGATAAGATAATAATATAAAGGAGAAAGATATATGTATAATATTGATGAACATGATTTCAAAGTCAAAATTCATGATGGCTGGCTGATTGCTACGGAATCGGCAGATAAAGAAAGCTATCCAGGAATGGGAATTTTTTACTCGAAAGACGGGGAAACATTTTCATGGAACGATTTGATTACAATTGTTGAACAGGACGCAGAAAATGATAAGATTCAGACTGATTTGTACAAGAAAGACCGCGAAGATTGTTGCTATATTTTTGATTACGAGGATGGAGAATTGAGGGGGTGAAAATGAATATGACTGCACGTGAAATTGCAAAGGATTTCGTCAGTACAATGAATCCGTCAGGTTGGGACGGTGTTGGTAGGAAACCTGATAGCTTTGACACCAGAATTAAAACGTATATTATTGATGGTTTTAATGAATATAAGCTTGATGTTTCATATGATAAAAATGATAAGCTTGGTTACGTTGTTATGCTTGAAATAAGATGGGCAGACGATGGAGAACGGATTTACGTTTATAATATTCGAAGAATCAATTCTGAAGATGCAATTGAACACTCAATCGATTCTCTTGTTAGTTATTTTTAATAGAATAATATAAAGGAGAATGAATATGAGCAATTTAAAATATAGCTGGAAATACGGGGAAAACGAACATCAAAAATATTACGATGTTTATATTGGAAAAGATTATCTTTGTGTCTGGCAAAACAAATGGGAGCCTGATATTTGGATGGGGATGTCCCGTGATAAAATGATTCATAACAAAACAAAGAATAATAAATATCGTCGCAAAGAAAAACTTCCTTTGAATACACATTGGAGCGAACTGCGATGTGACACTATTCTTTGTAGTGTTGATCCTGTTTATATGATGAAGAAAGTCGAATATTGTTATCGTCATAATATTGATGAAATTTCAGAATAAGGAGAATGAATATGACGGCACGAGAGATCGCAAGAGATTTTCTTTCTAAAATGAATCCTTCTAAATGGAATGGAATTGGCGATAAACCCAATGATTTGGACACAAGAATTATCACTTATAAGATTGATGATGATGTGGAACTTGATTTATCTATTGAAAACATTGCTTTCGAAGACGACGAAGATCCTGAATGGACTACTTGTTGTGAACTTCGATGGTGCGATGATGGAGAACTGCTTGATATTTTTAGTTCTGACAGTATCTGTGAAGAAAGAGAGATTGCTGGGGCTATTATGGATTGTTGTGGATGTGAAAGAATTCTTTTTGAGTAAATAAAATGAGGCTTTAAATATTATGACTAGTCGTGAGGTTGCAGAAGATTTTATTTCTAAGATGAATCCATGTAGATGGAATGGACGTGGATTCAAACCGGATACATTTAATGATAAAGATCAGATTAAATATCATGTAGATGGTCACCCTGAAATTGATGTGGATGTTTATTATGAATATGATGCTGGCGATAATAGCTGGTGGCATTTTTGTGATGCACGTGATAATGCTTCTGGCGATAAAATTTTTGGTGTATGTAATCCTAGTGTTTGGTCTATTGATGCAATTGAAGGATCTGTTAAATATTTATTTAACAAAATGAATATTGAAATTAAATAAAATCGAGGTTTTAGAAAATGAAATATTATAAAACAAGATTATGGTATGAGTGCACTCTAATCGTAGAAGAATTTGGTGATGTATATGTCGTAAATGCCAAACCGTCTGATTTAATTCAAGCATATGAGAATTGTGGCATTGATTATACCCCTGATAGCGGCGCAAAGATTCTTTATTGTTCTATTTTCGGGGCAGAAATTAAACGTGATAGCTTTAATAATTTTAATGAATTTATGAATATGCTTGAGAAAATTGTAGCTGATTGTTGTTGAGGTTTTAGATATGAAAAATAAAGCAGTGGTTGTTATTTATGACGATACGATGTGCAATGGTCCTTACCGTGTAGAGCACAAAACAATGGAAGATGCGGTGGAGTCTGTTAATAATGATTTTGAGAGTTTAATGAAAGAACTGCGAGACGAAGGTTATGAACCTGAATGGATTCGTGACGGTCATCATATGCTTGAGGTTTATGTTCCGAATACATCTATTAACGCATGGTGGGATTTTGAGTAAGGAGATTTAAAAATGAAACTGTGTGATGAGGTTTGGTGCGTTATTGAATGCAGTTCTGACGGCGCAGCATTTGAGCCGGAGTTTTTTAAGAGTGAACGGGCGGCAAAGGATTTCATAAAAAGAGATTCAGAGGAGTGCATGGCAACTTATTCTGACTATCAGGATTTTCAGATTGCATTTGACCCAGAAGGAATGGTTGCATTGGTCGGTAATAAAGATATGAGTTGGACTTGGCAAGGATTTAAAGTGACCCGTAAAATTGAGAATCTGTGTAAGGAGTAATGGATATGGATGTCAATAAGATTAAAGAGTTTGAGCAGAAGATGATTGACAGTGCATTTATTGACGCTGTTGATTATGATCCGAAGGTGGCTGCGCGAGCTGTGGGAGCACGTAAGATGAAAATGAAGGGCGTGTGCTCCTTTAGTGAGTATATTTGTTATTTGCAGACCATTACCGGCAATGCAAAGCTGTTTTGGAAATATCAGTTTTGAGGTGATGATATGGTTTTGAAGCTTGAATTTACAGATGGGCATGAGCCTTGGATATCATTTCCAATGAATAGAGAAGAGGCTTTAAACCTGTGGAATAAGCTGAGTAGGATGCCAACGGTACGACCGGAGTTCAGGTTTGGCAAATTGAAGTGTCGCTGTGATTGTCTTGGCAACTGGTATGTTGCTCAGTGGTTTGATGGAATGCACAAGAGTAAGGAGTTCAGATATCTCGCTAACGCTTTGAAATACATGGAAAAAGAGACGGCTTGATGAATAGATTGTGAGGACAAAATGTTTGCACTTATCAATATTTATATTGCAAAAGGTGAGAATTCATTTCTCCCAGAAGTTGTTTATAAAAAGGGTTTCAATACGATTCTTGAGGCGGAAAATGAAATGAACAAACAAGTGGACGATATTCTTGTAAATCATTATTGTAGATATTATGAAGATGAAAACGGTGAACAGAATTTTAGTGTTTTGCGATTAAAAGGTGATATTCGTATTGATGCTTGTGACGTATACGATTGGTGGAAAATCGTAGAAATTTGATAAAACAGTTCTTTTAGGAGAGAAGTAATATGAATGAAAAGCGATTCGCAATCGATACGCCCATCGGAAAACTGGTTGCTGAAGCTGATGGAGATTATAAGGATTATCCAGGAATTTATATTTATCTTCAGAGAGAAGATGGCGTTCAAATTGATTTGTCTTGTACGGAAATTGATAAAGACTCTGGCGAAGGCAGAGTCTTTATCTGGGAAAATACGTCTACGGATGAATGCACCAGGATGATGCGCTGGACTAAAGAACAACTTATGATTAAAGAGTGAGCGGAGGGAGTAAACAAAAATGACTACTAATAATCCTATGACTGTAATAACCTCTAAGCCCTTCGGCGCATTGAGTATGAATGTATACGAGGACAACAATCATCAGTATTACATGACCCGTGAACAAATTGGTACGGCGCTTGAATACAATAATCCTAATAAGGCAATTCAAAACATCCATGTTAAGAATACGGATCGTCTTGACCCTCTTTCAACTTTCCTCAAACTGAGGAATGTTGAGGGAGGAATTACGAAGGAACGTGAATATATCGTATATAGTTTGCGTGGTGTTATGGAAATCTGTCGTTTGTCTCGTCAGCCGAAGGCGGATGCGTTTATGGATTTCTGCTGGGACATTATGGAATCTCTGATGTGTGGTGATTCCGTTCTGGCTACTCCTCAGATGGACGCTGCACTGAGTAAGGAGTTCATTGATGTAAGACTTCATGCTCTGTTTGATAGTATGAAGAATCTTCAAAGTGAACTTGATTCTACTAGGAAGGATCTTAGTGACCAGATTGAGGAAGCTCGTGCCACCAGCAATGAAGCACTGAATGCAATTAGCAGTGTATCTCAGTGTGTTCATCAGATTAAGGACAAGCAGATGGATAACGCGATTCGCGCTAAGAACTATACTCCTCGCAATGTTTTTCAGGATGATATGAGTGATTGGCGTAAGGACTTGTATAGTAAAATCGGTGTGATTGCAAATACCAAAGGTTACACAAATAAGGAAACGCTTCACAAAATCTATGAATATCTGAATCGTAATTATGGTTTCGTTTTGGAAGATGCTCGTGCAAAGTATATTAAGAGAACGAATCGTAGCGGGAAAATCTCTACGATTGATATTATCGAAGAGGACTCCACTTGGAAATCCGTTATGGGTGCTGTTGTCGCAGATATGTACGCGGCATCTATTGAACGTCTGCATCAGAATCAGAATGAACTTCGTCTGACTCCAAAGGCTGTCGAAGCTGTTTCTGAAGTAAACGTGAGCGATGGTCCTATTGTTGACGTAGTAGTCAAAGAAGTTGTAGAAGATAAGCCTAAGAAACAGAGTGAGACGGCAAAGATTCTTTTCCCAATTATGATGCCTTTGGCAGAAAACCTTGGTGATAAGCCGCAATACAAGCACACTTATACCCTAATCTATGAGTGTATTGGTTATAAGAAAATGAATAATTTGTTTATTGCTTACGAGAAGGCTCATGGTAAAGCACCAAGTCCGAAGACAAAGGTGTTTATCGAAAACGAAAAGAATCTCGCACTATTTAAAAAGGCTGTAAAGCAGCTGATGAAAGAACAGGAGAACAAGTAAATGTACGTAATATCAAACGGTCATAATTATATTATGAAACGGAAAGGGGGCCGGATTTGTGCAACTTGTGATATTAACCTAGCGTTACAGTTTGAATCTAAGGGACTGGCGATTTGTGAAATCAACAAGCTTCCCGCCGGGTATAAGAACGGACACTATGTGCCGAAATCAATGGATGAAATCGAAGCTGCAAATAAGAGTCCGAATATAACAAATCAGGTTGCAAAGCCGAATACATACGCATTTCATATGGAAGATTCTGAATGGCTGATAGAGTTGAAGAAAAATCTTGAGGTCACAGACAAAACCATGGCCAGCCTCGATGATTTATATGCTAAAGTCTACAGTGATTTAACTGCGGCTAGTGATGAGATTGCTGATATTGAACACGCAATTGAGTTCAAAACAGTGAACGCAGCGCAAGGTTATCAGCTTATGGCGGAATTAAAGAAGGCTCGTCGTAAGAGGAGAGAAGCCAAGGATGCAAAGTTTCTAATTGAGATTGCGATGAGTCATCGAAACAACAATGATTGGGGTCATAGTCGGCTTGAGACTGCCATTGAGCAACTTGACACTCGTCAGTTTACTCCGAAAGTTCGCAACGATCTGTTTGAAAAGAATTGAGGTACATAAAAATGACGATTCATATTTTACATGAATGTATCGATTCTAGCGATTTCTACGCGGAAGGTAATATTATTACCATTAACAAAGATAAAGAGAAGTTGTCTGAAAAGATGTTCTCGCTTTATAAGGATTGCCGGGACTCGGAAGGAAATAGTGTGAATCAGGACGAAACGTGGTGCAATTCATGTGAGGCGTCCGTTGTTAGTGGGAGCTCTGGAAATTACTATCGACATCATTGGAAAATTGACAAGTTTGAGGTGTGAATTATGATGGTATATGGAAACATAACGTGTAATCGCTGTGGCATTACATGGTATGGCCCTAAATGTGGAAAGCTCTATTGTGATGAATGTCGTAAGATAATAAGAAATGAGGCATCCATTCGATGCAAGAATAAAAAGAAACATAAACCAACATTTGTTGAGATTGTAAAAATGGCAGATGCAGAGGGATTATCTTACGGAAAATACTGTTTGAAGTATGGAATTTGAGGTGAATGTAATGAACGCGCTTGAAAACGAAAAGAAAATCGAAAATACTGTTGCTCTTAATTTTTCTGACTACGATTCTTCTAACAAAGAAAAACGTCAGAAAGTAGTTAAAAAGAATTATAGCCTGACTCGTATGGAAGCAAATCATGGGTCAGTTCAGCCAATTAAAGACAAAGAGGATATCAAACGTATTTCAGAATATTTCTGGAGTAAACGTCAGTATCGCAACTGGTGTTTGTTTAATGTAGGATGTTGCACAGGATTCAGAGCAAGTGATTTGCTTCGTTTGAAGGTTTCTGATGTAGCAGCTACAGATATGAATGGAAAGGTTGTGGTGAATTTCAACGCAAAACTTCGTGTTAAGGAAAAGAAAACAAATAAGTATCGCATTCTTAAAGTTCCGGTCCCGGCACTAAAGTGTATTCAAACTTATATCAATATTGATGGATTGTCTTATGACGATTGGCTCTTCCCGTCTCGGCAAGGCAGTTGGAAGAACTCCATGAGAACAAACGGTGGAACAAGCGTAAGTAAATCTGATGTGTTCCGTAAGTATGATGCAAATCCAAAAGAAATGGGCGATCCGCTTGATGTGGATTCTTTTGGTAGAATCATGCGTCAAGTTGGTAAGGAGCTAAATCTTCCTGTCCAGCTTGGTTCTCATAGCTGCCGCAAAACTTTCGGATATCAGTTTATTGCATCTCATCCAAATGACATAAAAGCTCTTGCGTGGTTGCAGCATAGTCTAAATCACAGTAGTCAGGCAATTACGCTTCGCTATATTGGTCTGGATGAAGAAGTGGATGATGAATACTACTCTGGGATTGATTATGGCGTGGACTGCCATGAAAACTCTTGAGGTGTGTTATGGCTGATACTTATATTAAAATCTGGGATACTTATGAGAGCTACTTTGAGCCCCTTAGTGCTGCTGAGGTGGGGCGTCTAGTACTGGCGATGATGAAATATAAATCGTCTGGAATGGAGCCTGAACTCAACGGAAATGAGCGGTATGTGTGGCCTGCTATCAAGAGAGATTTAATTAAAGATGCCGAATACATCGAAGGTAAGAGGATTTCTGGTAAAGCTGGTGGCGCATCAAGCAAGCGTAAGCAAAACGAAGCAAACGCAAGCAAAACAAAGCTAGAAAAAGAAAAAGAGAAAGAAAAAGATAAGATATCGTCTTCGTCTTGTGATGAGACGACAACGACGAAATTTATCGAGGATGTATTTCGAGAGAATATCGGGAAGCTCGGTGCCACAGGAAAGAAGGCTCTTGATGGATATGTTGAGCGCATGGGTGACGAACTTGTGCTTGCTGTGATTGGAAAGTGTTCTGATCTAGGTGGTAGCACATGGGCTTATGTGCGAAAAGCTCTGGATGAAGCAGAATCTCTTGGTTGCAAGACTGCTGATGATTATCGCCGGGCTTGTCCGATAGGGAATGGTCGCAATACAAGAGTGGATAGACAAGCTCCCAGTGGAAACGATTGGCTAAAAAACGCAACAAAACGTCGTTCGCTGGTTAAAAGAGAGCTGGAAATAGCATGAATAGAGGTTTGAATTATGGGGTTGTTACTTGGTTTGGGTTTGCTTGGAGCAGCGTTTGGTATTGATGCGGTAAAGCAAGCACCGTTCGATAGGGCATATCGCCGTTTGGAAAATGAATGGGGAGTTTGTACATCAGAAGAGAATAAGCGGTGCGACGCTCTAAAGTATGCTGTACAGAACGGCTTGTGTTTCGAGGACGAGAAGAAGCCTGTTATCGAATGGAAAAAACTGAGAGATCTTCAATGGAAGTATCAGTTGGCTGGTGTTTCTTGGCCGAGAGAGTCTGCGATTCGAGATGTGTGTCGTTTGGCTGCTCGTGACCGTGGATTTGAGTATAAAGGGTATCTGCGAAACACATTGACGTTTGGTTATATCACTGATCCGAAAAACATTTGCAAGCTTGGTATTGTAGATTGAGAGGAGACTTGAAAAATGAATAACACTCGTAGAAAAGCTATAAAACAGACCATTGACCGCTTTGATTCCATCCGTAAGAAGCTGGATGAGCTGGTGTCGGAGTTCGAAAGTGTAAAATCAGACGTTGAGGATATTCAGTGGGAAGAAGAAGAGTATCGTGATAACATGCCTGAGAATTTGCAGGGGAGTGAGCGGTATGATAAAGCAGATAATGCTTGCACGAATCTGTCTGATGCTGTGGATGCTTTGGAGGATATGCTTGGTGCCCTTGATTTTGACTTCGGTGATGTGACCACATATCTGGAGGAAGCAATGGAATGATTAAGACCACAAACCCATTAAAGAGAAGTGCATGGGCTGTGTTCTTGTACAGAGGTAGGCAAGTTTATTCGTATCTTTTGCGTAATAGCAATCTTGGGGACAAGGAACGCATGGTAGAACTGCTGGCACGAAGGTACATGACAGAGCCTGAGAATATTGTTGTAGATATTGAATTTAGAGATTGAGGTGATATAGAATGACCGCGTTTGCAATGTTTGCTTTTAATGTGGCATTGATAATAGCAGCGAACAGTAATCCGTTTGCGTTTTGATAAAAAAGGAGATTAGTCTTATGAAAAAGTATAAAGTAATTTGGACGGAACTTGAAGATGGGAGTCTTAGATGTGATGCGAACAACGATGGTTTTAGCGGAATGGAAATTTTATGTCTCCTTGAATTAAAAAGAGATGATTTAAAGGCACAGATGTACAACAATACGAAGTTTACGAGGACTATTCTTGACATGAATGGTATTCGAGAGAAAATTACCAATAAATCCTAAATTTTGTGGAGGAAAATATGAAATATATTGAAGAGGATATTTGGACAGCATATTATTATTTGATTGCTCGTGTAAAGTCGGATGATGAAATTGGGAAGACGAGTAAAAAGGTTTTAAAAGACATTATTGGGCATTACCTAAGTTATTCTAAAAGCAAAAAGGTAATCATGAACCCGAAATATAAAAACCTAAGATGTCCAAGATGTGAGACGGCACTGATTGATAGCTACGACCATTACTGTAGACAGTGTGGTCAAAAGTTGGATTGGAGAGAAGTGAGATGAAGATTGAATTGACTCTTAATGAAGCACGAGTAATCCAAGACGCACTTGATGCGACAAGCCTATGCCGATCTGGATGCTACATGGGTTACAAGAGTGGTGATGAGGATTTGTGTTTCAAACTTGACAAGGATGGAAATTATCGCTGTAAACTGATGGGTGAAATTGATTCTATCAATAACAAGATTGAAGATGCAATGCACAAGGGTCGATAAAATCCGGGTTCTTATGAAATTTCTGGAAAAGCTTGACGAGAACTGGTTATACTGTTATGCTTTGCATAATCACAGAATGCAAGCGCAGGAAGGTGGTTAATATAATGTGGATTATGATAATTTTACTTATGGTATTGAATGCCGTGTGCATACTTGGTCTGTTAAAAGTGCTTTTTGATGCTGATGATCAGCGTGGGCGGTTGGTAATGGAACACAGAAAGGATGGTCGAAATGGATAATTTGAAACCGTGTCCGTTCTGTGGTGGAGAAGTTGCCATTGCAGAGGGTGGTTATCGCCAAACACGATGGATGTATGTTACGAGAGGAAACAAAGAAAATAGGTGCAACTGCTATGTTATCATGGAAAGCAAAACTTACGACTTTGATTCCTCTGAAAAAGACAAGGAAAGAATCAAAGCCGACCTCATCGAAGCATGGAATAAGCGAGCTGAATAAAAACTAAGATTTAGAAGGAGATAATAATGGGCGTATTAGTAGACCGGGAAACGGCAAAGAAAGTCGAAAGAATCTTTTGAACATCCAAACGAAATCTACTCTGTATATCTCAAATCGTCTGACGAAGCAGTCTGGCTCCAAGGAAAAGTTGAACTATACAAATATTTAAGAAGCTTGTAAAACCAAGTTCTACGGAGGAGATACATTATGAAAAAGTTCGTTGCTCTTTTTGAAGGTTGGAATGATAAACACGATCATGAATGTATGTGCTATGTTATTGATGTGGATGATGACTTTGAAAGCATTTTGAGTGTTGAAGAACAGGCAGAGAGGATGGCTCGAAATGAATATCCTCATCTGAAAAGTTTTGAGACGCTTTACATCAAAGAACTGCTTAACAGATAAAACTAATCTTTTATAGGAGGCAGTCTTATGAAACTTATAGAGATTCCAGATTCCAAACGAGAATCTGCTCGACGATACATTAACAACAATCTTGGCCCTACTGAACTTCTTGCGCTTTGTGATGATATGTTTGATGTTATATGTCTCAAGAAAGATAAAAACGATGGAGTGTACAGCAGAACGCTTAACTTGCTGCAGTTGCAAGATGTTCCAGAGGCACTTCAACTTGAAGTCGTAGAGGCTGCATATCAAACATTTGGAAAAGTGGCTTGTATGCTATTCAACAACGATGTAAAAAGATGTCTGTATGGGCCATACATTGCAGAGTATGACTTATAAAACCAATATTTTTGAAAGGAAGTGATTCTTATTAACTCTAATTTGTTAATAAACCGTGAGCAAAATGTTGCTATTATATGTATTATGGCACTGCTGGCAGGGAACTTGGCGTTCAAAGTGATACCAAAACATCACGCAGACGACCATTCATACATGTATAATAGTAGTCAGAACGAAAATATTGCGCAGGCAACACAAAATGAATTACCAGAGATTCTTGTGAAAACGATCAAGGAGACTAAGGTTGTTAATTTTGAGCAAGCAACATATGAACTGACCGACGACGAACGTGCTCTTGCAGAACAGATTGTTGCTTGTGAAGCAGGTGCGGACAATATGGAAGGTCAGATGGCTGTCGCCCAGTGCTTATATGACTCCGCTGTGATTGATGGAATTACAATTCAGGAAGTTTTTAAGAAGTACGGGTACAGTACCTTATATAATAGGAAGGTGACAGCAGAGAACGAACTGGCTGTGTCTATGGTGTTTGATTACGGCGCTAAAATTTCAGACAAACCAATCCAATGGTTTGTGACCCCGGCGGCAGCTCCCGGCAGTTGGCACGAGCGAGGAGCAACATTTGCTGGACAATTTGGCGCACACAGGTTCTATTATAACGTAAATTTGGTTGTGGATGATGCTGAGTAAATGGTATCATCTAAAATTTTGATAAAATAGCACAACAAAAAGATGTGAAATATATTGACTAAAACAAAAGGCTGTGTATAATATATCTTGAAAGTTGTTTGCGTAAGTGGAAGGCGGTATTCTGATGAGTGAGAGAAAGGTTCTGAAAGTTATACGGGTTGATGATTTTTTAAAGTACATAAGAAAAAAGCGAGTGTGGGTTTGTTTTGTTTGTAATGGGGTAGACGTTCATATGGTCTGTAACAAAATGGCCGACATTAGCGCAGAGACGCATGGTGTTGTCAAAGGTGTTGGCTTTTTCGGGAACGAGAATCATGTTGAGCTGCAGCAAGAATGTCATGAAGTAAGAATGGTGGAGCTTAGACCTACCAGCAAAGAAAAAGCCTATGAGATGATCTTCAGCAGTACCAGTGTGATTGTGTCAGAGAATCCTGAGTTGTACGGGCACTAAAAATATTTTCAAAAACCTCTTGACTTATGAGATAGTATCCTGTATAATATAGCTATGGAACGGAGCTACACTATTATAGAGGAGAAAGACTATGGACAACAATATTGACCCAAAGGTCGGAGAGGTTTGGCTGGTTGATCTATCCAATGCGACAGGTCATCAGCAGCGCGGTATTCGACCGTTTGTTGTGACAAGCAATAACAAGCGCAACTTCTTCAGTCCCACAATCAAAGGGAATCCGTTGTCTTCCAGAATATACAAGCGTTCTCCGGTTCATGTCCTGCTTTCAAAGGAAGATTGCGATTTTCTGGAAGTTGACAGTATCGTTCTCTGCGAAGAGACTGATACGCTTAACAAAGGGCAGTTCATCAAAAAGCTTGGTGTCTTGTCTGAGCGTCATATGAATATGATCGCAATGGCCAGATGCAAGGATGAACCGTTTTTGCTCGCAGCATTCCTGAGCGGCGTACAACATACTATGGAATTTCAGAATTTTGCCGCATTTGCTTGATTTTTTATAAGGGTTAATGGTACACTACATATAATAAGAAGGAGTGTGCCATTATGCTTACTGAAGAAAAGATCAACGCTTTTGCTGAAAAGTATTCTGATAGAAGCGGCGAGTTTGTTATATCGACACTTAACCATGTTATGGACTACGAAGCGGAGTGCGGATATGGGCTATTCGACTTCACAAAAGATGACTTTGTAAAGATGTTTGCCAAATACAATTGGGTAAACTCAAGTCGTTCGTTTAAAAATGTGAAGTCGATAATCACTGGCTACATCAAGAGCGAAAATCGTACAAGCGTGTATGATTTGGCTGAATTTTCAGAGAGTGATGTGAGCTCAGACAATATGTACGAGGACAAGTATTTTGCATCGGTTGATGAGTTTGTTGACTTCTTAAACAAGTATGAAGAAGCGTATCAAATTCGTATGAATGTGATTGCTGTTTTGTACTGGATCGGTCTTACTTCTAATGAGGTTTCTAATCTAACAATTAACGATGTAGACTTTGAATCTCGTACTGTTCTCGATAGGACTGACGTTGACGCAAGGTTGATGGATATCATCAAGCAGTGTTATGAAATAAAACAGTATGATGCGCCTAATATGGGTGGATATAGAACGTTCTATGTCATAAATGGTGATTACATCCTTCGTAAAACAGAGGATAGGACTGGGGTGGATAGTGATCCGAAGATGTCCACAAATACAATTCATAGTTATCTTATGCGGTTAAACAACATCCTTGAAAGAAGGTGCCCCAAAAAGACTTTGGATCGAAGGCATCTGGTCAGAAATGGTGAGTATATAAAGGTATTTAATTATTGCAAGAATCATCCAGGATTTAATTTCACAAAACTTGGTTTTGACAGAGGCGGTGATTCTCTTGCGGATGTTATTGGGCGAGAGTGTAGTAAGGTTGCTTACGTTAGTTTCCGACAAGGATACAAGGGTTGGGTCGAATACTTCCACAAAAATTAAAAACAGGGGGCTTCGGCCCCTTGATTTTAACATCGTAGCTATATGACACAGGATGCTAAACTAAAATAGACATTTTATAAAGAATTGGAAATGAATAAATAATGATAATGCGTTAAGTAAAAGGAGAGAAAACAATGAGAACTTTGCTTCTTTTCCGTGGAGCACCCGGATGCGGGAAATCCACCTATATTAAAGAGCATGATCTGGAAAAGTATACGCTTAGTGCCGATACGATTCGCCTTATGTGTCAGGGTGGTCAGGAAACCCCGGCTGGCACAATGGAAATCTCTCCTCAGAACGATGATGTTGTCTGGGATATGCTCTTTAAACTGTTGGAGGTTCGGATGTCTCACGGTGAATTTACCGTGATTGATGCAACGAACTCTAAAACTGTTGAAATCAATCGCTATAAGAATCTTGCAAAGCAGTACAGATACAGAATGTACATCATCGACATGACTGATTTGCCGATTGATGAGTGTAAACGGCGTAATGCGCTTCGTGCTCCTCTGAAGCGAGTTCCAGATGCTGCTATTGATAAGATGTATGCGCGATTTGCTACACAGAAGATTCCGTCTGGTGTGACTGTACTTTCGTCAGATGTAAATGTCCTTGAGAAATTGAACTATGTTCCGCAGGACTTTAACAACTGGAACAAAATTCATATCATCGGTGATGTACATGGATGTTACAGTTGCTTGAAAGAGTACCTTGGTGACCTGAAGGATGATGAACTGTACATTTTTGTTGGTGATTATCTGGATCGCGGTATTGAGAATGTAGAGATGTTCAAGTTCCTTTGTGATGTTGTAGACAATAATCGGAAGAATGTAATTCTCCTTGAAGGAAATCACGAACGGTGGCTGAACAAGTGGGGCCATGATGAACCGGTTCAGAGCGAGGAGTTCGCAAACTACACTCGTCCGCAGCTTTTCAAAGCAGGGATTGACCATAATACGGCTCGTAAGGTTTATTCGAGAGTAGGACAGTGCTCCTATTTTGATTACGACGAGAAAAGATACTTCGTTAGCCATGGTGGTTTGAGTTATTTGCCTGAATTTCTACCATTCGTGTCTACTGACCAGATGGTAAAGGGTGTTGGTCGCTATCCTGATATGCTAACCGTGGCTGAGTCTTGGGAAAAATCGATGCCGGATAGCTACATTCAGATATTCGGTCATCGAAATGTGCAGGATGTTCCTATTGATATGGGGCATCGGTGCTACAACCTCGAAGGAAAAATTGAGTTTGGTGGATATCTCCGTTGCGTGGAACTTGAACACGGTCAGTCAATCAAATGTGTAGAAACAAAGAACGATGTATTCCGAAAAGAGGAGCCAAAGACTGAAACTGCCGTTGAAATGAAAACTGAGTTCGATAACGCAGAACTTGTCAGTAAGATGCGTCAAAGCAAATATGTGTTTGAGAAGCGATTCGGAGATATTTCTTCCTTCAACTTCTCTCGTGAAGCATTTTATAAGAAGCACTGGGATGAGGTTTCTACCAAAGCAAGGGGATTGTTCATTAACACAAAGACGAATAAGATTGTAGCTCGAAGCTATGATAAGTTCTTTGCGGTCGATGAGCGGAATGAAACGAGAATTGGAAACCTACAGAACACTTTGAAGTTCCCGGTGACTGCATATCTGAAGGAAAACGGATTTCTTGGCATTGTCTCGTATGATGCAGAACAGGATGGTATGTTCATTGCAAGTAAATCCACTCCTGAAGGGCCTTTTGCAGATATGTTCCGAAAGATTCTCATGGATACGACCTCTGATGAAGACCGTAAGAATTTGAAGGAGGTTGCAAAAGAGAATGGTTCCATCATTTTTGAAGTGATTGATCCTGTGAATGATGCTCATATCATCGAATACAAGAAACCGCACATTGTTTTGCTGGATATTGTTGCGAATGATATGAACTTCAGTGTGATGGATTACGATGATCTGAAGCGTGTTGCTGAAAAGTGTCATTTGCAGATTAAGGAGAAGGTTAAGATCTTTGAGAGCTGGAGTGAATTCTATCCTTGGTATGAAGAGGTCATGAATGAGAATTATCTGTACCATGGCATCGAGCATATTGAAGGCTTTGTTTTGAGAGATAACAACAATTTTATGTTTAAGCTGAAGCTTCCTTATTATAAGCACTGGAAGTTCTTGCGTGGTGTTATGCAGAGCGTTCAGAAGCGTGGCTATTATGAAAATACCGCAAAGTTGTTTACTGCTGAGGATAACCTGTTCTATGGTTGGATGCGTGAGCAACGAGAGAAAGACCAGGAATCTTTTTGCAAGAAGGGTATTATTCAGTTACGGAATGAATTCTATGAGAATCGGCACGAATAACTAAGATATTTTCTTCCTCCGAAATGCCCTGCGCGGGGCTGACAGCCGGGAAAGACCGGCATATATAAGCGGCTATGGCGTAATTGGCAGGCGCGACAGACTCAAAATCTGTTGGTGAAAATCCGTGTGGATTCGAGTTCCACTAGCCGCACCATGAAAATCAGTTGTCCCAGTTAGATCGGGGATTGGCCGTTCATTGGCAAACGACAGGCATCACACCGGTAAATGATGCTAAGCCAAATAAGAAGGGAAATAAGGTGCAAGCCGAGTAGCTATCGGACGAATACCCTTCAGGTAGCCAGTAAACTGGAACGTAAAACGAATGTTGGCTGTTTCTGATTTCTTTATAAGCCGTTGTGGTGAAATTGGCAGACACGAGGGACTTAAAATCCCTTTCTGGAGACAGAGTACGGGTTCGACCCCCGTCGGCGGCATTGACGAGAATGTGGTGTAATGGTAACACGCCTGCTTTGGGAGCAGGAATCGCAGTTCAAATCTGACATTTTCGACCACTATCAACTTATGTTGGTACATAATTATACTCTCGCCTGTTATTCCTATCTCTTTCAGAAACGAAAGCAGCAGGACTTTGTAAGGTAGGTAAATAATGCGCCATCGCCAAGCGGTAAGGCAGAGGACTTTGACTCCTCCATCACAGGTTCGACCCCTGTTGGCGCAATTTATGCGGATATGGTGGAATGGCAGACACGCCAGATTTAGGATCTGGTGCTTCGGCGTGTGGGTTCGATGCCCACTATCCGCACCACGGTCATAGAATGGTTGCGTACCGTTTGTTGATCTCCTTTGATTACCACTATTATTCCCAGCTCGCCAGTGATGGTGCAGTAGTGCTTTGCAAGCTGGGTGATTATGCGACTGTAGTTCAATTGGCAGAGCGTCAGATTTCCAATCTGAATGTTGCGGGATCATACCCCGTCAGTCGCTCCACACGCAGCCCCTTACGCTGCACCGGTTACTCAGAGCCGAAAGAAACCTATATGTTACGACATGGTTGCCAAGAGTGATCATATTGGAACGCGACGTAGCTTGGATAGTGAGAATTAAATTCTGAGGTATACGGCTGGATAGCTTAATGGTAAAAGCGCTCGGAAACACCGAGAGATAAGGTTCGATTCCTTCACTGGCATCGCGCCGATGAAAGTCGGCGTTTGCATGGGACGTTAGCTTAGTTGGTTAAAGCTCCTGGCTCATAACCGGGTGATGAGAATAACACCTCACAGGGGTTCGAGTCCCTTACGTCCCACCAGCCCGATAGGGCGTACATAAAACCTGCTAGAACTTTTGTTTTATAAGCGAATGAATAATATGACGTTAATACGTCTATTATTTTTCGCTCATTTTTAAAGTTTTAGCTATATTACACAGGATACTAAAGGGGGAGTTGTAATCTTACGAGTTTTAATTGCCTGTGAGGAATCACAGGAAGTTTGTAAAGCATTTCGATTGCTTGGTCATGAAGCGTATTCTTGTGATATTCAACCTCCGTCCGGTGGTCACCCAGAGTGGCATATTTTGGGTAATGCACTGGCAGCTTTACAGGGTGGGCAGATAGTCACAATGGACGGCACACAACACTATGTTAAGCAGTGGGATCTATTGATTGCACATCCTCCGTGTACATATTTATCAAACGCTGGCGCACGATGGTTGTGGGCTGGGCACAAATTGAATCAAGAACGGTATCAACAGGGATTAGAAGCTAAGGAATTCTTTATGGCGTTTTACAACGCACCGATCAAACACATTTGTGTTGAGAATCCAATTCCGAGTGCTGTTTATGAAATGCCAAAACCATCGCAGATGATTCAGCCATATGAATTTTATGGTAAGGACCATCCATGGACAAAGAAGACCTGTTTATGGCTGAAAGGTCTTCCTAATCTGGTTCCGGTTGAAGCGGTTGAACCGAAGGGTCCGTATTGCCCTTGTGGAACTTCGGCCAATAAAGGCAATGTAAGAAATCGTGGCGCAGCTAAACGTGGTGAGGATGCAAAGAATAGAGCTAAGACCTTCCATGGGATTGCTCGTGCTATCGCAGAACAATTTTCAGAGTACATTGAAAATGAGGTGAATTGATGCCAGAAAACAAAGGATATCTTACAGCTGACCGATCTGTATCAGGTGATGAGCGATATACACCGGTTTATGCGGTTGTTCCACTGCTTGAGTTCACCCCCCCGTCGAGTAAAGCTGTGATTTGGTGTCCGTTTGATAAAGAATGGTCTTCCTTTGTGAAGGTATTCAGAGATGCTGGGTACAAGGTAGAATGTAGCCACATTGATAACGGGCAAGATTTCTTTACATATGAACCAGAGCGTTGGGATGTTATGATTTCAAATCCTCCTTTTAGTAGGAAGGATGAAGTATTGCGTAGAGCCTATGAGCTTGAAAAGCCGTTTGCTCTACTACTTCCTGCAAATAGTATTCAGGGTAAGACACGATTTGACATCTTCAAAAATGATGTACAGATGCTGTGTTTTGATTCTCGAATCGGATTTATGGACCCTGAACATACTGACAGCCCTGTTGAGGGAGTGTCGTTTGGAAGTGCGTACTTCTGTAGAAATTTTCTTCCAAGTAAGTTAGAGTTACGGAAACTCGATAAAAAAATCTCATAAAAGGCTAATTCAAATAATAGGTGACCTAATGAACAGCAAAATTCCTATCAATGTAACTATCGACCACGGTTCCTTGAGCCTTCCGGCAAGTCCTATCTTTCAGAAGGAGAAGAACACGTATCTCTGTCCGTTTTGTGTGACGAAGCTGGAAAAGTTCGAGTGTGAATGTTCTGATTGTCATCGCAAGATGGATTGGAGCAGGTTTACTGAAAAGAAGGAGGAGATGTTTAGTTGAATATAGATTTCTTCCAACGGCGCAAGACACAGCTTGAAGATACGCTTCTTTTGAAAAATCAGGCAGTCGATATGCTTGATTACCTAAAGACGCACTGCATCAACAACGACCAGTATTGCGCCATTCGAGATTACATTGAAGAAGCTGCGAAGATTCTGGAGAGTGACCTCGAATATGCAAACAACAAGCTACAGTCCGCATTCAGACCTAAGTATGGCCGGAATAATAGACTGACTCGTGCTCAATCTAAGATGTTCCGTGATAGAGAATATTAAAAATGGGGTGATGCCGTATGAACACATGTAAGAAAATATGTAACTGGTGTGGTCGTGAAATCAAGTCGATAGGTAGCGAGCAGGGAATCAGTTTTGAGCATCAATACTCTTATGGTAGCCAGCTTGATGGTTCGTTTTTGAGTTTTGATTTGTGTCCTGAGTGTTCAGAACGGCTCCCAATAGTGCTCGGCGCAATGTTTGTACATAATCCCTTAAAGGACGATTTCTAACGGCGAGTGCCGTATGAAATATAAGCCATCAATAAGCCAGACGGAGGACAATACATAGAATGAATAGTACGTGAATTGATTTAAGACAATAAAAAGAAACATAAGTGATTATCAATGAAATAAAATTACATAAAGGAGACTTGATATGGCAGATAGAATTTTTAATCTTCCTCAGACCCGTGGTTCTTTTGAGATGGCTGGTAAGGTCACAGGCACCCAGCGTAGCAACTTCTATAACGAGAAGGAGACCAAGAGTGGTGCTATGCGCCGTGTTCTGAGCTTTGGCGTTCAGACTTCCAACGAAAATACTTTCTATGTTGATCTGGCTGGTATGCCTCGTGATAAGGTTTACTTCTTCCGCCGTGCCGATAAGGACAAGGGCATCGAGAAGGATAAGAAGGAAGTCGCGTGGAAGGATCGTCTGACTTATGTTGCACCGGAAGGCTATGATATGATTGGCGTTAAGGTCGGTGTTACCAAGAAGACAAATGAGTCTGGTAAGGTCGTCAATGATAACAAGACTCTGACCGACTTCGATGCAACCAAGGAGATTTCTGAGAACCTGCACGACGGCGATAACGTGTATGTTCGTGGTAACATCGAGTACAGCACTTACAATGGTAAGCACCAGATTCGCTTTGTTCCTACTCAGGTGTCGCTGAGTTCTAAGGAAATCGACTTCGATGCAGAGGGTTTTGAGGAACTGGCTCTGTTCACTCAGACCATTGTGTACACTGGTTGCCGCAAGAGCGATGAGGATGATGAAGTAGTTGTTGATGCCAAGATTGTGAACTACAACACCATCGAAGATGCCGAGTTCTTTATTGACTATAAGGCAAACGCTCAGAATAAGGTTCTGGCAGACTCTATTCGTAAGCGTCTGAAGTCTTATACCAGTTTTGAGTGCTTTGGTCCTATCGTTAATCAGCAGAAGGTTGAGGAAGTTGAGACCGAGAATATCTGGGGTGGTCCCAACAAGATGAAGCGCCAGAGCACTCCGGCGGTTCGCAAGCTGTATATTGAGGGTGTTAATCCTGACTCCTTTGATCCGAACCCCGGCGAGAAGGATGCAGAGCCCACTTACACTGAGGACAATATCTCCGAGGCACGGGCAAAGATTGCTGCCAATGCTCAGGCAAAGAAGGACTTCGACGGTAAGGCCGCTGAGAACGACACTTCTTGGTGGGGTGATTCTAACAAGTCTACTGCAACTCCTGTAAACGAGGAAGAAGATGACTGGGGACTGTAATTTTTAGTCTTAGCTAAGTAATACAGGATACAGAGAGGGCTAGTTATGCAAAATACTCTTGAATATACTGCCTATAATGGCATGAAGTTTTACATTGTTTATATTGAGACGCTTGAAAAAGAGCCAGAAGAAGATTCTCCCATGATGTCTATTTTGTTTACTACGCATCCTGAGATTATTGAAGAAGCTATAGCTTATGCGGAATGTAATGATAATGCTATTCCGGTAGGGTGTAAGGATATTCTGGCTGATAGTGTGGATAGCATTACCCGCCAGTTGGATTATATTGCTCATGCAGTTGAGACTGGTGATCCATGGTATGAGTGTTTGAAAGTTTAATAAAAGAAAAGTTTTATCGTATTTATGCTAAAATAAATGCCGTAGGTGCGATAAATAATTTTAATAAAAACGGAGGAATTTACATATATGGCTATGATTCGTAAGGCAAATGCCATTCGCAAGAAAATTAAGATTCTTGTCTATGGCGAACAGGGTACTGGGAAATCTCGTCTGGCTATGCAGATGTGTTATTTGAAGAATGCAGATGGCCGTCCATTTCGTGTTTTATATATTGATACCGAGAATGGCTCTGTTGACAATTACACAGAGGAACTTGAGGCAAACGGTGTTGATCCTGAAAACCTGCTTGTTGTATATACGCAGTCTCTCGCAGAGGTACAGGATTTCATTAAGACTGTTGCTGACGATGAAGACTTTGAGTATTCGGATGGAAGCGTAATTCTCGATGCGGATGGTAATCCATTCCGTGCTGATGCGATTGTTGTTGATTCCACGTATATTTTGACCCTTACTTGTAAGCAGGGGCTTTCGGAATTCTCGAAAAAGCGTGCAAAAGTAAAAGCAAACGCACAAGGTTTGACTGGCGATGAAAAGGCAGTCAAGATTGAGGGCGCTGGTATGGAGCTGAAGGATTACCAGCAGTTGAATTTTAAGGGGCAGTCTTTGATTCTGGATCTGAATGCAACTGGTGTTCATTATGTTGTTGTCTGCCGCGAAAAGGACGAGACTGAAAACAAGATTGTGAATGGTTCTTCTGTCAGCGTATCGACTGGTCGAAAGATTCCTGATGGATTTAAAGGTCAGGGTCATAATGTTGATACTGAAATTCGTCTGTACAAACAGAACGGTGCGCATCTTGCTTATTTCGTTAAAGACAGATCTGATGTGCATCGAGACGAAGAAATTGTTGAAGATCTTACCTTGCTGGAATACCAAAGCCTTATCTCTAATAGTGCAAAGAATAAGGATTTCGTTATTAAAAACGGACTGAGCGATGCAGTCAAGACTGAAATCAAGCTGAATATGCGTGATCTTGGTCTTGATGAGAATGAAATTGAAGAATCTTCTGATGTAAAGAAAGAACTTTCGCTTGATGAGCTAAAGGCCAATCTAAGCAAGATGTTGTCTGATGCATCTCCGATTAAGAAAAACGCAGCAAAGAATGCGGTTGAGGAAGCTGGCTTGTCTACTCGATTCCGTTCCATGACTGATATCGAGGAACTGAAGAAGGTTGCCGCAATCATGGAGAAGGAACTGGCTTAATGGAGCTTACCCGTAAATGTATGATTTGCGGGAAGAATGTTTTCATCGAGCGAGACCGTAGCACGTTTTTCTACGACAAGACTGGCTTTTGCCATAAGGATTGTTTTGTAGAAAAAAAGAAAAATCAAAAACGCCCTTGGACAGATGACCTGCTAAGGGCATTTTTTGACAAAGTGAAGCCCGCTACGGATAAAAAGGTCGATGATCTTCTTTCCAAAAAGAGAGAACAAGACCACAATCGTGAGCTTGCACATATCAAACAGGAAGAAAAAAAGATTCTTTTCGACCATATTCGAGATACATACGCCCCGGCGGTTGTTCCGGGTAGCTTCTACTCGAAACTTACGCAGTTGATTTCCGGTAATTATTACAAATATAGAGGTTCGATTCCTCCGCTAGAACTTTACGATATGTGGGTTTTAGCGAAACCCCGACTAGATAAAATAATTGCCGAGAAAGAAGCAAAAGGTTTTGATATGAGTCAGCGATGGAATTATGACTTGGCTGTTTTGCTGGCACAATATCCGAGTTATCTCGAACAAAAAGAAAGACAAGCTTCGATTCGTAGTGAATGCGAAGGTAAAACAAAGGAAAACTTGACGGAAACGGTACTGAAACGGATGAAAACAGTACCAAAACAGAACAAAAACGAGAATGAAATTGATATAAATGCAATTCTCGATGAGATATAAAAGCACGAGGGAGGTGGATGAGTGGAACTCATTTCAAATATCCCGAACGAAATTCTATTTGTTGGCGCAATTTACAAGCATCCTGACTATTTGGTCGAGTATGGACATTATGTCAAGAGCAAGTACGATTTTGCCGATGAAGCAACAAAATTTTTCTACGATGCAGCGTTAATTATTTACGAAACTCGGACGCAAGAATTCAATAAAACATCTGTTTTAACGTTTATGGCTGAAGATGAGTCCAGATTGTCCCAATACAAGCGGCTGAAGGGCTGGTCAACCATTGAATACTACATGAGCCTTGCAAATGACGATGACATCAAGGGATACTTCAATATCCTGAAAAAATATTCGCTACTTCGTGAATATCAGAGAAACGGATTTAACATTGAAGGAATTTTGAAGCATCGACAGTTTGAAATGTTTGGTGCTCAGGACATTTACAAATTGATTCGTGGCAAGGCCGACAAGATCAATACGGTTATCATCACAAACGATGATGCTGAGATCTTAAATAATGGTCTGCTGCCAATGGTTAATGAACGTCTGAGTGTTCCTGATATGGGCTTGCCGTTCCAGTATCCTATCATGAATGATTTGTTCCGAGGATTGAAGCTGGGCACTGTGATGTTCAATGGTATGCCATCTAACGCTGGCAAGACTAGATACATGATGGCGATTGTTGCATACGTCACATTGGTTCAGAAGCAAAAGGCACTTCTGCTGCTAAACGAGATGGATCTTGAATCCGTCCGGTACTGCTTACTGGTCACTGCTATCAATAATCCTGAGTTTCAAGAGCTGCATGGCCATCGTTTTCATAAGGATGAACGAGAAATCACACTTGGAATGTACCGTGATGTAAACGGGAACTTCATCTTCCGAAAACAAAATGAGGATGGAGAGTACATAGAAAGCATTGATGAGTTCACTGCTCGTGTCTACGAGGAGAGCGAAGAGTATCGCAATGTTCTCGATGTTTGCCAGTGGATCGAGAATGAATCACAGGGTTTGATTATCGCAAAGGATGTCTCTGCCGATTACAGTGATAAGTCCCTGCGATTTGAAATTCAGAAAGCAGCTCTCACTCAGGGAGTTAAGTATGTGTTCTACGATACTCTAAAGAACGACATTGCATCTATTGGTGAATGGGCAGCGTTCAAGGTCACGGCCACCGAGCTTGAAGAGATTGCGAAAAATCTGAAGATCTTTATCTACGGTAGCATCCAGTTGGCTGAAAATGCCCATGAGTATCTTCCTGATGAGCTGAATTCAAACAACATTGCTGAGTCAAAAATGATTAAGCATGTTGCTTGGACGATGGTTCTATTCAAGGAGATTCCAAAAGATAAGTTTGTGAAGTATCAATACATTTCTCATGACCCTGAGTGGGGCGGTGACTGTGCCCATCGGCTGAATCCAGATAAGCGGTATTACATTGGAAACATCGACAAGAACCGTTTTGGCGAAAAGAAGAAAATCATGTTTGAAGTGAATTTGAACCAGAATGTCTGGAAAGAGGTCGGTGTCTGCACCAGAAAGTAAGGAACTACAATGGTAAATATCGCAGATCTGAAAAATTACATTCTTGAAGAACAGCAGATTGAACCGATTCTGGAGAAACTTGGTTGTCATCATATTAGTCACAAAGCTGGATATTACCAGTGTGCGAATCCAGATGGCGACAATAGAACGGCACTCTGTATTTACGAGAATGAAAATCTTACTGCGGTAGATTACACACGAGACATTGCCAATGGAAAGACCAGCTATGATTTGATTTCTGTCGTCCAGTTTTTTCTGGAACTGTCTTTCCCAAAAGCCATTAAGCAAATCTGTGAATGGGTTGGGCTTGACTACTATCACAACTTTGAGGAAGACCTTCCTAAAAGTATGTTGATCTTAAAAGAACTCATCGCAATGCAAAATGAAGGTGAAGAACACGAGGACGACCGTCCGATAGTCCCCATCTCTGAAGCTATCCTCGGTTATTATAAGCCTCATGTAAACCAGATTTTTGCTAACGATGGGATATCTTACGAGACACAGCAAGAGTTCGAGATTGGCTTTGATGAGCTGACAAATAGAATCACGATTCCAATCAGAGACGAAATTGGTACTCTGGTTGGTGTAAAAGGAAGATATTTCGGTAAGCCGCCCGAAGGTGAATTGAAGTATCTGTATCTTGAGCCGTGTGCCAGAAACCGTATTCTGTATGGCCTGTACAAAACAGAGCCTTATATCAAGAATAAAGGTCTGGTATATGTTGGTGAGGCTGAAAAGTCTGTTATGCAGATGTGGAATATGGATGTCTTCAACTGTGTGGCGACTGGCGGTAAGAAGGTTTCACAAAATCAAATTGAAATTTTAACACGTCTTTGCGTTGATATTTGTTTTGTCTTTGATAAAGACGTTCAGATTAGTGAGCTTATGGTTCTCGCCAATCGATTTGTCGATGGCGTAAGTGTGTATGCTGTAGTAGATGATAAGGGGATTCTGGATGAAAAGGAAGCCCCGACTGACAATCCTGAAAAATTTAAGGCATTGATTGAGAATTGTGTTAGGAGAATTAAATGAATGTAAAACTCTGGAAGGGGAGTAGGAACGACCTATCAGATCCAATTGGAACGATTATGGAGAATAGAGGAGTCAAGGATTATAAGACCTACATGGATCTGGATGATTCTTGCTTGAATTCTCCGTGGGAACTGGACAACATGGAAGATGCTGTCAGGCTGTTGAACAAACATATCTGGAATAAGTCTATTATCTCTATCCTTGTAGACTGTGATGTGGATGGATTCACAAGTGCTGCAATGATGTTTCAGTATTTGAAGACGATTGGTTATTTTGGAAAAATCAATGTTCTGTATCATAGTGGCAAGGAACATGGACTCTCTAAAGAAATTGAGGTTCCACCTGAAACTACCTTGCTGATTATTCCTGATGCTGGCAGCAACGACGTTGAGCAGTGTAAGGAACTCCGTGAAAAGGGCATTGATATTTTAATTCTTGACCATCATATCTGTGATAGAGAAAACCCTTACGCAGTAATTGTCAACAACCAGAACGGTACATATCCTAATAAGGAATTATCTGGCGCTGGCGTGGTGTATAAGTTTCTTCAGGCTGTTGATGAATATAATTGGACTGATGTTGCAGACCGATATCTTGATCTGGTTGCTGTCGGAAACATTGGTGATGTCATGGATATGCACTCACACGAGACAAAACGTCTTTGCACGAAAGGTCTTGCACGAATTGTAAATCCGATGATTTGCGCTCTGATTGAGGCAAATAGTTTCAATATCAAGGGCGACCCGACTATCAATGATGTTCAGTTCTACATTGTTCCAATGATGAACGCATTGATTCGTGTTGGCGCATCTGAGCAAAAAAAGCGGATGTTCCGTGCGATGGTCGGTGAAGAACAGACATTCCAGTATACTCCGACTCGTGGTAAGAATGCTGGTGTCACGATTGATGAAACTCTGGCGCAGCATGTGGCTCGTGAGTGTTCCTCTTGCAAGTATCAGCAGAATAAAATCAAGGACAAGGCTGTTGGAGAGCTTCAGAAGTTAATTGAAAAGCACGGTGCAGACCAGAATAAGATTCTTTTCTGTAACTCTACAGGTATTCTTGATAACACTCTGACCGGTGTTGTAGCAATCAAGCTGGCTGAAATGTACGCAAAACCGTGTGTGTTGCTTCGTACTTTTACTGATGAACCGGACTATTATGGTGGTTCAATGAGAAATCCTGACGGTTCTCCGATTGAAAGCCTAAAGGAATTCTTGATGAGCACCGGAGATTTTGAATCGGTTCTTGGTCACGACAATGCTGCTGGTGTGAAAATCAAGAAAGAAAACGTGCCAAAGGCTATTGCAGACTGTGATGAACTGCTTAAAGATGTCACTATGAGTAAGGCAATCGTGGTTGACTTTGATTTTGATTACAATAAATTGAACGTTGCATTGCCGAAAACGATGTATGAGATGCACAAAATCTGGGCACAAGGAATTTCCGAGCCGTATTTCTACATTAAAAATATTCCGCTGATTCATAGTGGATGTGCTCCGATGGGCAAGAACGGCAATATGTGGAAGTATTCTGACGAAGAAAAAGGCATTGATTTTGTGTGTTTTAATGACAATGGCCGGATGATTGGCTGGATTAACAATGACTTCTATGGTGGTCAAGAAGAAAAATACATCAATGCTGTATGCCGGTTGTCTTTGAATCAGTATGGAAACAAGGTGACTCCGCAGGCACAGATTGTTGATTTTGAGGTGATTTGATATGGGAAATCTGAAGCGTGCTATTGCCATCGACTTTGATGGCACTCTCTGTGAGAATAATTATCCCGATATTGGTGAGCCAAACTGGAATGTCATTTATCAAGCAATTCAGGAACAGAAGCACGGTGCTGGTCTGATTCTCTGGACTTGCCGTGAAGGAAAGCTTTTGTATGATGCAATGGAGGCTTGCTTTGATTGGGGTATTCAGTTTGATGCAATCAATGAGAGTCTTCCTGAGTGGAAAGAGCATTTTGGCACTGCTCCTAGAAAGGTTGGAGCTGATGAATATTGGGACGATAAAGCTAAAGTTGTAAAGAATGGAGAGTTGATTGATAATGAATAAAGTGGATAATTACGATTTGCCATTAAATTTGCTTGACAAAGCACATCAATCACTTGCACATACTATTGCAGATTTAGAACTACTTCGGGAAGGCACAGCATTTAATCAGATTTTAAATGATGGTGCTCATATTATTGAACCGGATGAATTGACTCATATTCTTGATAAATTTGCAGAGCAGCATCCAGATTGGGAGATTTGTATCGAAACTGACCACGGATCGGTTAGTGAGAAATTTAAGATGGATCATGTTTTCTATGAAGGTATGGGAGATATGATTGTTCTTGATTTTGAATGAAAAATGGAAAAACGACGATATAGATATTACAAAATTGATTACCGTACATATAATTATACGCTCAAGAAATATCACAACTTACACAGAGAAATCTACGCTGAAAATGCAAGAGATGCAGTTAAAATGCTAAAAAGCAAAGAGTGTAATCGTGAGTTTGAGATTGTTAAAGTCTACTTTGTTGATATTTTCGGTGATAGAAACGATAGGTTTTATCCACGAACTTATGTGATTGATAAAGAAGATTTTGAGTGAGGTGAGTATATGGTTTACATTACAGGCGATATTCATGGTGACTTTAATCGGTTTTTAGAATTGGAAAAGTTTTGCCATGAACACAATCTTGGAAAGAATGACTGGATTGTCTGCCTTGGCGATGTCGGTTTGAACTATTACGGCAAGGACGACCCTCGCGAATGGAGTATAAAAACTATCGCCGCAGATATTCCTGCAAATCTGTTTTGTATTCATGGCAACCACGAGCGCCGCCCGTCTCGTAAGGATGGTTATAGGACAAAGGAAATCAGTGGAGATATTTGTGGTAATGTGTGGTATGACCCACATTATCCAAATCAGTATTTTGCTATTGATGGCGAAGTCTATCAAATTCTTGCTGATAGGGAAGTATTAAACTGTCTTGTTTGCGGCGGAGCCTATTCTGTAGATAAATATTATCGGTTGGAACGTGGATGGAACTGGTGGCCGGATGAACAGCCTAATGAGAAGACTAAGAAAAAGATTTGGAATATTACACATGACCCTCAAATCGATGATATTGATGTTATGCTCACGCATACCTGTCCATTCCGGTTCATTCCAACTGAATTGTTTATCGGTGGTATTGATCAAAGCACAGTAGACCAGTCAACTGAAATATTCTTTGATAATATATACGAATGCTATCCTAACGATTGTAAACCATTCTGGTACTTCGGCCATTTTCATGGTAATAAATACACTAATGACTATGTGATGCTTTTTGATGACGTTATTAAATTTGGAGATAAGGTGAAGAGTGATGAGTGAATATCATGTGAGCTGTGGTATGTTTGGTATTTACGCAGGAACTATTAAAAAGAATGGAACTGAGTGGAAAGATAAAACTCGTGTCACAGATGAAGCTATCGAGGCAGTTCGTGATTGGCTTCTTTCTGAAGCTCAGTTCAACAATAGAACTTTTGGTGGATACACATGGACAACAAAGGACGGTAAGACTGTAACTTTGAGAGTGTCCATCGAAGATAAGGAGCAGACAGAATGATCAAAGATAAAAATTTACGAGTGCTTGATTATATTGATGGCAAGGAAATCCTCATTCAGATGGGTGAGGAAGGTTCTGAGCTGTCGAAAGCTGCAATAAAGTTTTATCGTGCAATCGATATGAAGAACCCAACGCCTGTAAGCATTAACGAGGCTTATGAAAACCTCGTAGAAGAATTCGGTGATGTGCTGAACTGTATCTACGCATACTATGATGATGACGAGGATTGCATCTTGGCGTTTACATCGAAAGCGAATGAGATTGCTAACGAGAAGCGCAAGCGTTGGATTAAGCGCTTGAAGGAACGCAATCAGTTTTAATGGTGAAAGGAGAATAGATGTCAGATAATTTTGTAAATCTTCATGTACATACAGCGCAGGGTTCGTTACTTGACTCTATTCTTACCGTCAAGGAACTTGTAGACTTTGCCAAAGAGAATGGTCAGAAGGCTATTGCTGTTACGGATCATGGCAAGATGCACTCTTTCGTTGACCAAGTTAAGGCTTGCAAAGCAGAAGGTATTAAGCCTATCATCGGCTGTGAAGTCTATGAAGTAGATAATCAGGCAGAGAAAGCCGATACAAAAGACTATAAACAACCTCGTTACCATCTTGTTTTACTAGCAAAGAACGAGACCGGTTTAAAAAATCTATTTAAGATCGTTTCAAATGCTTGCGTTGATGGTATGTATAAAAAGCCTCGAACTTCTTTGAATATTATTGAACAGAATGAGTGGGGTAAAGGTATCATCTGTCTTACAGCCTGTCAAGTTGGTCGAATGAGTAGATTACTTGTTGATGGCAACGAGACTGAAGCATGGCAGTTATGGAACAAACTGAAATGGATCTTTGATGACGTGTTTATGGAAGTTCAGTCTCATGATACGCCAGATCAGGCTGAAGCTAATGCCAAAATTGCAGCTTTTATCAAAAAGTACAATATTCCGTATACCATTACAACTGATGCTCATATGCTTTCCAAGGAAGATGTTGATGCACATTCAGTTTTTGTAGAAATTGGAGAAGGACGAGAAGTTGGAGAAAGTTATGTTGACTGCTATCTTCAGACCGAAGACGATGTGCTGAGAACACTTTCAAAGCAGTTTGATGAAGACTTCATCCGAGAAGGCTGCTCAATGTCTGTGAAGATTGCAGATATGATTGATAATATTGACATTGGCCTCGGTCAGCCGAATCAGATGCCCGAAGTGAAAATTGAAGGTGAATTTGATTCGCATCTGGATTACCTGCGTTACCTCGTTTATTCTACTTTTGATGAAAAATTCGGATGGATGAGTAAAGAAGAACAGCAAACCCGGCGGGATAGAATTGAGATGGAGCTTGACGTTCTTGAATACGTTGACTACATCGATTACTTCATTATGCTATATATGCTTTGCAAGGTGGCTGATGAACGAGGTATCCCTCGCGGCTATTCTCGTGGTTCTGGTGCAAACTGTCTATGTCTATTTATGTTAAACGTTACGCAGATTGATTCTGTTCGTTGGGATCTTGACTTCTCTCGTTTTGCAAATAAAGGTCGTAAGAGTCTCGCAGACTTCGACTTTGATATTAGCCGTCGTCGTCGCAAAGAACTTGTTTCTATTGCAGAAGAGCTTTTTGGAAAAGAGAGTGTAGCACCAATCGCAACTTTTAATTCTCTGTCTACAAAGGTTGCCATTAAGGATATTGGCAAGGTACTGAACGAAGATCCAGAAAGCCCATATTATATGCAGATTCCGTATGAATTGCGAAATGAAGTTGCTAAGTTGATTCCGACCGTGAAAACATTGGATGATCTCGGAGAAGAAGTTGAGAAGGAAGTTCTATTGAAGGACATTCTTGGAAAAAGCGAGCAGCTTTCTAATGTGTATGATAAGTTTCCTCTGTGGTTTAAGTACGTTATGCGACTTGAAGGTTTACCGAAGAGTATGGGTCGCCATGCTGCAGGAACTTTGATTACGCCTAAGCCTGTTATTGAATATTGTCCTCTCTGTATGGATAGAGAAGGTAATCAGATGTGTCAGCTTGAAATGCACAATGCAATGGACGACTTATCGTTGGTCAAGATGGATTTTCTTGGTCTTGAAAATTTGGACACGATTGATGACACATTAAAGATGGCCGGTCTAACTTGGAAGGATGTTGACATCAACCATCTCGACCTAAACGATAAGGCAGTCTACGACGCAGTTTATAAGTCTGGACACACAATTGGTATTTTTCAGATGGAGTCTGCTGAAGCTCGAAAGATGTGTGTTGAAGCAAAATGTGACAACGCCGAGGATATCATTGTTGTGAATGCAGCAAACCGCCCTGGTACTAAGGACAGCTTCCCGACGTATTGTTCCAATAAGCTTTACCCAGAAACTATCAAACTACTTCATCCTGATATCAAACAGCTTTTTGCCAAGACTCAGTACATTCTTCTTTATCAGGAACAGGCTCTGGCAGTATTTCGTTATGCAGGATTCCCTGAAACTGAGGTTGACAATGCTCGTCGTGCAATTGGTAAGAAAAAGAAAGATGTTATGGCATCCTTGGAGGTCCAGTTTAGAGATGGTCTTCACAAAAAAGGATGGAACGATTATCAGATCTCTGAGATGTGGGCATTGATCTTGAAACAGGCTTCTTATTCCTTCAACCGGGGCCACGCAGTTGCTTATGGACTTCTTTCTTACCTGACAGCATACCTGAAGACTCATTATACTGAGTATTTCATGGCTGCGTGTATGATTACTAAAGAAGATGATTCTGGCAAAATGGGTGTGTTCATCAATGAATGTGACCGTCTACATATTCGGGTCCTTCCTCCAAGTGTTAACAAGTCTGATATGGAATTTAAGGCCGATGCAGAAAAGCACACAATTCTGTTTGGCTTGAAAGCCATTAAAGGAATGGGTGAGAGTGTCGCATCAGGGGTGATTGCAGACCGTCCATATTCTGGATTGGCAGACTTTGTTCAGAGAGCAAACGGTGGCAAGATTGGCACTTCAAACGTTGTCAAGTTGATTAAGGCGGGAGCTATTCCAACAAAAGACAAGAGAAAAATCTTAATCACTTTTGCAAATATGGTTTTTGAGAACGAGTATAAAGAGAAAGGTTTCCACGAAATGGCATCTCTCCCCAAGATCTCTATTCTCAAAGATGAATACGGAATTGACACAGATTCTATTAAAGACAAACCTACCAGACTCGCCTTATATAATAAGGTAAGAAGGGAGCGCTGGGAAGCGGACTCATGGAATCGGAAGAAAGAAAAAGACAAAAAGCGGAATGCCTTTATGCAGGCGTTTGCTGAAAAGTATATGCAAGACGAGCACATGTGGGAATTTGAAACCCTTTCAATGTTCTTGACTAGCAATCCCATTAAGGATGCTTGCACCTATATTGATGCTGGTCTTGATACTGTAGAGGATGGCGGTAAGGCAACTGTTATTTGTGTCATCGTAGATATCCAAAAAAAGAAGGATAAACGTGGCAACCAGTTTGCATACCTACATGTTTACACGACAGGTGGTATTGTCGAAATGATTTGTTGGGCATCTCAGTATGCACGATATTCAAGTCTGATTTCAAAGGGTAGCGATCTTGCAATCCTTTGCAAGAGAAAAGAAAATTCGTACATTGTTGAGAAGATGAAGCCATACAAGCAGTGGCTGCGAGATAGAGAGATAGCGTAAGAGGGTTGTAAAGTGGCAGATAAGAAATTTAATGAAAATATGATCCGTTGTTACATCAGGATAAAACGAGTCTTTTATCCGAAAGATGGGAAGGAGGTGGAGCCCGGCGGCTTCGCCACTTTCTCTGCCGAGGTGGTAAAAGTCAAGCAGGGAAATCCTATTATGAGCCGATACAGCGACCTCCGGCTAAAAGGCAACGTTCCTAGCCTCGATATGAATAAAACTTATTCGTTCTGTGGTGAATATGTTCATCATGAAAAGTTTGGTGATCAGTATAAAATTATCTACATGAATGAGTTTCAAGAGATTACTAACCCGGAAGAACAGAAAAGCTTTCTCCATTATATCCTGACCGACCATCAGTTTGAGATGCTTTATGAAGCATTCGAAAATCCGTATGAGATTATCAAGAATGGTGATATCAAATCGCTTTGCACTGTTAGTGGTATTACGGAAGGCCGAGCTCAAAAGATCATTGATGCTTATGAAAACAACATTGATAACAGTGAGGCGTACACAAAGCTAATTGAGTACGGTCTGACCCCTAGTGCTATTGAAAAGCTTGTTCGTCAGTATCACGGTGCAGACATTTTGGTAAAAAAGATTGAGGAGAATCCTTATGTCTTGATTGATGATGCGTATGGCATCGGCTGGAAAAAAGCTGACGCTCTTGCTTTAAATATGGGCTTAAAGCACAATTCGCAATTCAGAATCGAAGCTTACGTTATGCATTTTCTTGCCGCCCGTGCTGAAGAAGGTAACTCTATTATCCCGGCAAACCAGACAATCAATAGCTGTATCAAGGAACTTGAATTGGACGAGGGAGATCAAGAGGTCATCAAGAGGGCACTTTTTCATCTGCATGATGTACGTGAAACACTTTGGTGGAGCGATGACCGTCAGGAATTTGCTTTAACTAGAGTGTGGAATCTGGAAGATAGTATTGCGAAGGAAATCAAGCGTCTGGCGGATGCTCCTGTTGAGCTGATTGGTCGAAATATGGATGCAGCAATCAATGAGGCTGAAAATGCGCTTGGCATCGAGTATACCGAAGAGCAGAGAGATGCCATTAAAAAGGTGTGCTCTAGCAACGTCTGTATCTTAACAGGCTACGGCGGAACTGGCAAAAGTACCGTTGTCGCTGGTGTCTTAAAAGTTCTTCGTGGTAAGTCTTTTGCACAGACTGCACTCTCTGGCCGTGCTGCCGCTCGTATGCAGGAGATTACTGGTCAGGATGGAAAGACGATTCATCGTCTCCTTGGATATGACATCGAGAACGGTGGGTTTGTTCACGATAAAGACAATCCTCTGGATGAAGATATCATCATTCTGGATGAGACCTCCATGGTTGGCGCTCAATTGTTTTACGATTTGATTCAGGCTATCGAGACCGGAAAGCGATTCATCATGATTGGTGATGACGGACAGCTTGAGAGCATCGGTATGTGTAACATTTTCAAGGATATGCTTGCATCTAAGGTTGTTCCTGTGGCTCGTTTGACTAAGATCCATCGTCAGGCAGCCAAGTCTGCAATTATCACGGAGAGCATTAAGGTTCGTAACGCTACGCAATTGGTGCCTTATGGCTGGGCTGGTAGTGAGATTCGTGGTGAACTTCGTGATTTGGAGCTTGATATCTATAAAGACGCAAGTGAGTCGTTTAACCACATCATCAATCAATACCGTACCTTATATAATAAGGTAGGGAATGACAGTGCAAAGATTCAGATTGTACTTCCGCAGAAGCTCCGTGGTAGTATTTGCACCTACGAGGTGAATAACGCTATTCAGGAAATTGTGAATCCGAGTCGTGGTCAGATCGAAGCGAAGATCTCCATCTATGGTGATGGCAAGGATAGAGTGTATACTCTGCGTGAGGGTGATCAGGTCATCATCAACAAGAACAACTATGAGCTTCACACATACAATCTCAAGACAAAGAAAAAAGAGGAGAAGTGTCCGGTGTTCAACGGAAACCGTGGCATTATCCGAAAGATTGAGAGTAGTTTTATTCTGGTTGACTTTGACCAGTGGGGCACAATCTTTATTCCTCATTACTTTGGTGGAAATAACATCTGGGCAACGCTTGAACTTGCGTATGCTTTGAGCTGCCATAAACTACAGGGCAGTGAGGCTCCGTATGTTATTGTCGGTATGGACAACTCTGCATACTTGATGTTGACGAGGGAATGGCTTTATACGGCCATCACTCGTGCTAAGAAGTATTGTGTGATTTGTGCTGAAACTCATGTTCTTGATCGGGCGGTAAAGACTTCGAGAGTTCCATACAAGCGGACGTTCTTGAAGGAATTTTTACGGAAAGAATTTTCAGAAAAGCATTGACAATTATATGAGTATCCTGTATAATATAGCTATAAAAAGTCTCCATCTCGGAGGCTTAAAATTCTCTCTTTAGCTACATAATACAGGATACGAGAAAGAAATGGCTTGCTCGTAATGGCAAGCCTTTCTTTATTCATTATAACTATATAACACAGGATACGCAAGGAGGCTTTATGACAGATAAAGAGCTCATAGGTAAGCTCGATGCGATGGTAAAGGCATTGCAGAGCACGAAGAAAAAGACGGACAAGACCAGAATTTTGCTGGATGCACGAAAGAATTTTGGGGCTGAAGCTGACGAGTTGATGGCCTTCTTCCGATTCTTGCTTGATCCGGCAATCGTAACTGGACTGTCGGATGCAAAAATCAATAAGCAGGTGAGTGCCAAACCTGAAATTGATATCCAGTATCTCAGTTGTGGATACCTTTATATTATGGGTGCTGGTCACAACACTGGTTCTGACGCATCCATCGCAACAATCCAGAACTATTTACATAAAAATCCCGAGCACGAAGAGTTTCTAAAGCGGCTGTTTACCAAGAATCTTCCGCTTGGCGTTGAGGCAGCTACCATCAACAAGGTATACGGCGAGGAAATTATTCCTGTCTGGGAAGTCCAGCAGGGATATCCGATTGATAAGGTGAAGCTGAAGCCTAACGAAAAAATTTTTGCCTCTCGCAAACTCAATGGATGCCGTGGCACCTACATCAATGGTCAATTGATTTCCAGACAGGCGCAAGCGTTTACCGGGCTTGACCATATCATTAGAGATCTTGAAAATCTTTGGTACTTAGGATATGTATTCGACGGAGAACTGATTCGCAAGAATGTGGATGGACTATCGGATAATCAAAATTTTGTAACTGGCACAGGGATTTTAAACAGCGACACAGCAGATAAGAGTTGCATCAAATTCGTTGTTTTTGACATGGTTCCAGAAAATCAGTTTTTGACTGATAGCTGCACTGAACGATACGAAGTTCGCAAGAAGCGTCTCTTAGATTTAAAGGAAAGGCTTTGGAGAACCGGAACCGACAATATTGAAGTCGTTGAAATGGTTTACGAAGGAACTGACCATTCTAAGATTGATGAGTGGCTTGACTACGCTGTTCAGCATGATTGGGAAGGGCTTGTTATTAACCGAAATGTTCCATACCGCCGTAAACGTCACAATGGTTGCCTAAAAGTTAAGCGTTTCTACACGGTTGACCTTCGCATTACTGCAATCGAGGAAGGACAGAATCGGCTGGCTGGTACGATGGGCGCTCTGGTCGTTGATTATAAAGGTAACGAACTTCGAGTGGGTTCTGGCTTTGATGATTCCACGAGAGCTGCTGTGTGGGCAAATCCTGATGATTACATCGGCAAGATTGTGGAATGTAAGTACAAAGAGGTCACGATGGACAAAAAGACTGGCCTTGAGTCTCTGCAATTCCCGACATTTGTGCGATTCCGAAACGATAAGAATGAAGTGAGTTACGGCTAAGGAGAAGTTATGAATCTTTCCAAGAAGTCAATTAAACACATTCTTCGGATTCTGGATAACAAATGTGTCGAAATTTCTACAAAGACATCTGCTTATAGTAGTGGTGGACGTAAAATTTTGACTCGTGATTTTGAGCCAAAGAAGTCACATGGAATGAATGGCTGGCAACGAATCATCTATGTACCGTCCGAAGGATATTTCTACGGAATTTATAATGGAAAATCGGAAGAAGATTGGGATATTCCAGATATCTGGTCTCCCGCACAGCTTGCTGATTTGTGAGGTATTTAAAATGCTACTTTTAACGAAAAACAAAGAAATCGTAAATCTTGACCGTATAGCTATCATTGATACTGCAAGCCTTAATATTTACGCAAGACAGGGAAATGGTGAGCGTGGAATCATTCTTGGAGGATACGATTCCGAAGAAAGGTGTAAGAGTGTTATTTGCGATATTTTTTATTGCTATAAGTTAAATGCACTTGCTTATATTATGCCAAATAACTAAAATGAATGATTTTAAAAAACTAGCCATCCCAAAGAAAGAACGACTTGAAGTTCAACTTACAGATGGCACAGAAGAACACAATATATTGTACATAATTACATCTCTAGCCACTATTAAAGGTGCTGAGATTTTTAAAAATTTTCGTTTGTATTCTGTAGGCTCCGCCGGGGAGCTCAACTTATTAGAGAAGCGAGACGGCGATCCCTACTTTGATAAGCTGAAAGGAACAGAATATGAGTAATTCAATGAATCGAGAAGACCGGCGCAGAGAGCAACGTAAGGCACGAATCCTTGCCCGGCGAATCAAAAAGGCCGGTGGTCCCGACTTTCTGGCTGGGATGCCAGTTGAAGAGTGGGAACCCAAGATTGGTGATGAGGTCACTATTAAGGTAAAGAGGATTCAGGGTAAGAAGGATTTCTTCAAGATGAGTCCGCAGTATCAGGACTTTATCAATAGCCTTGAAGACGGAAAGCCTTACAAGATTACCAGTACCGGTATGAAGGGTCAGGTCTACGGCATTGATGCACATCCTTATTTTCAGATTTGGAAGGGTGATATGGAACCCTACAAGGAGTCCTAATGAGGATGTACTTCAGGACGGATTATAAAGAGTGGGGCCCGGCAGAAGCCACTTTGCAGAAAGGACGCTGGTATAAGGTTCTTTGTGATGCTGGCGACTTCTACATAATTGACAACAGACCAGAAAGTAACAAGTGCGGCCTGCGACTAGGAGAAATATCGTTTGTTGATAAAGAAAATCTCGAAGATGACGTCTATGTCGTGACCGGAAAGAGTGAAGAATTTGAGGAAGGAGGTGGGGCGATATGATTGGTATTGACCATCGTGAGCAGGGTCGTAAGGAACGAGCCCTTGCAGAGTATTATATAACCTTAGCTCGATATCCTGTCGAGTGTGGAGAGCCGATTACATATCAGTTATCGGAAGAGCAGCTTAAACAGGTTCTCTGTGGAGAGGTTACCGTGGATGAGTTGATTGAAAGAGGTGAGGTAAATGAAAGACAGGATTAAGATGTGGATCGCTTTCATTAAGATTTTTAAGGATTATCTTATTGCGGTCGGAATCATGATTGTGTTGTGGTTGCTGTCTTACCTTATTAAATATGGAATTTCAGTATCCAGTTTACCGGATTGGTTTAAGTTTGCACTTCTAAAGTAATGGAGGATTAAATGGTAACCGATATTCTTAATAGAGAGATTCATATTGGCGATATGGTGCTTAGAGCTAGAACTCGAAAAGGTCGAGGAGTCCTTTGGAGTATTCATAAAGTTGTCGCCATTATGAACGTAATGATTAAAGTTCAAGACGGAAAGTACACAACGAATGTTGCACCAAGGAATTGTATCGTAATTGACGAGAGTGACATTCCTGAAAACTGGCAGGACGAATATTAAGGAGAGTTGAATGATTGTTGATTTAATCGCGTACACACAGCGAGTGGTTCCTACAAGTGATAAGAATCCTTTGGATATTGTGGAGGAAGCTGCGAGTATTTGTTACGATTCTTCAATGACTGACGATTATAAGATTGCCAAGGGATGTAAGGCAAGCGGTCACTATTCTGTGCTTGAACACATCAACTTTACGTTCTACGTCAAAGATGTAAGCCGAGCACTTCTGGCACAGATTAGTCGTCATCGACATATTAGCATGAGCTGCCGTAGCCAGCGTTATTGTAGTGAGGATGGGTTTAAGTATGTGAACCCGTTTACCGGTGAAGATGCTGATGTTTTCGATAATATGATGTCTGACATTGACACCGATTATCAGATCCTCAAAAAGTATCACAACGCCAAAAACGAAGACGCCCGTGCGGTTCTTCCGAACGCTTGCTGTACAGAGTTTTACATTACGATGAACGCTCGTGCTTTGATTGAGATGAGTCATCTTCGGCTTTGCTCCAGGGCTCAAAAAGAAATCCGCGAGATGTTTACAGAAATGAAGAAGGAAGTTGCACAGGTTTGTCCCGAAGTAGCAAACTGGATGGTTCCTTCCTGTGAGGCCAATCCGAAGTATCCGTTCTGCCCAGAAGGTCGTGGCTGCTGTGGCCGTCATCCTCGGTTGGCAGATGTTTATAAGCCTATTGAAAAAAACAAGGAGGTTATTGATGCAAACACTTGACGAAATTAAGAAGAACGTCGAGCACCCGTCTTATTACGGCGGTGCAGACAATCCCTATGAGGCTATCAAAGTGCTGCGAGAGTGGCAACTGGACAAGGATGCTTATCTTTGGAATGTTGGTAAATATTTGAGCCGGGCAGGACACAAAGATGGCAATTCTCAACTTCAAGATTTGACGAAGGCACGTTGGTATTTGGACTATAAAATCCGGCTTTTAGAGGAACAGCAGAAGATTGCTGAAAGTGTCGTAAATACGCTAAAGAAGATTCCTGATGAGGCTAATGATAAGCTGACTACGATGTCGGATTATACTCCTCGTCTTGCAAAACCCGACTATACGGATGATTTAGTTTTCCGTCCAGAAATCCATGCTCCAAACATTGAAACTGCTGTGATTCCGAGTGTTCATAATGATACTATGTCTCCAAATAACAAAGGAGTTAATAAGGTTGACCATTCGATGCTGAACTCTAAAGTTTATGCTGATGAGGTCAAATTTTAAGAGGCTTACATAAATGAGATACAACTGGGAATATCCGCTGGTGATGTTGATGCTCCTAGCTATGATAATGACATTTTGGTTTTCTAAGGTCGTCCTTAGAATTTAAAGGAGTGATTGCATGAAATATGTGATTAAACGTGATGGAACGAAAGTTCCTTTTGATAAAAGTAAGATTGTAAATGCGATTGAGAAGGCGATGAATGATTCTTCAGATCCTGTTGACCATAAGCTGAGTGATAGTATTGCATCGGAAATCGCAGCCATTGACTCTACTATGGATGTAGAAGCGATTCAGAATGCAGTTGAGAATCGTCTTATGCAGAGTGGCTATTACGAGACAACTCGTTCTTATATGAATTACCGATATCTGCATGGTATTGCACGCAGCAATTATAAAGAGCTGATGGATGCAGTCGAAGAGAAACTTCTCGGCAAAAAGATTGATAACCAGAATGCCAATGTTGATGAAGCATCTTTTGGCGGTCGTATTGGCGAGATGAGCCGTGTTGTTGCTAAAAGATATGCTCTGGATTACTGTATGTCTGATATGGCTCGAAAGAATCACGAGAATAACGAGATTTATATCCATGATCTCGATAGCTATGCTGTTGGAATGCATAATTGTTTAAGTATTCCATTCGACGATTTACTGGCAAAAGGGTTCAATACTCGGCAGACTGATGTTCGTCCGGCGCAATCTATTAGTACGGCATTTCAACTGGTTGCGGTTATCTTCCAGATTCAGAGCCTTCAGCAGTTTGGTGGCGTAAGCGCAACCCATCTCGATTGGACTATGGTTCCATATGTGCGGAAGAGTTTTTCAAAGCATTTCAAAGATGGTGTCAAGTATCTTCAGCCAGAAGATGACCCTAATAGAGTGCCAAAGGAACTAGGTTTTAACGATCTGGAAGCCAACGATCCAAGAAACGCAAAGGTGTATCAGTACGCAATGGATATGACTAAGCGTGAGTTGAATCAAGCAGTCGAGGGTATGTATCATAATCTGAATACACTTCAATCTCGTAGCGGGAATCAGCTTCCCTTCACATCAATCAATTACGGAACATGCACATTGCCAGAGGGGCGGTTGGTTATTGAGTCATTGCTGAATGCTTCCATCAAAGGAATCGGTAAATTACATAGGACTAGCATTTTCCCATGCGGAATTTTTCAGATGGCAAATGGAGTTAATCGACATCCGGGAGACCCGAATTACGATATGTATCAGCTGGCACTGCGTTCCACTGCACAGCGTCTTTATCCTAATTATGCCAATGTTGATTGGAGCGGCAATGAAGGATACGATAAAAATAATGTAAAAACGTATTTTTCTACGATGGGCTGTAGAACTGCAAATGGTTGGGATATCAACGGCTTTGAGCAGTTGAAGGATGGCCGAGGGAATATCTGTCCTGTTACGATTATTCTTCCTACTCTTGCAATGGAAGCGAAGGAATATACAATCAAAAACGCTACTGGAGAAGACCTTGAAGGACAGACTGTAGCCAAGTTTATGTCCATTCTTGACCAGAAGTTGCATGAAGCAAAAGATATGCTGATTGAACGCTTCGAGTGGATTTGTTCTCAGTCTCCTGAGTCTGCAAAATTCATGTGGGAGAATGGAACAATGGCCGGATATGACGGAAAAGATATTCGTTCTGCTCTGAAACATGGCACGTTGGCTGTTGGTCTGCTCGGCATGGCTGAAACTCTTCAGATTTTGATTGGAGAAGATCAAACTTGTGATAATGGTCTTGAGCTTGCAAAGAAAATTTGTCAGCTCTATAAAGATCGCTGCGACGAATTCAAGCACAAGTATTCTCTGAATTTTGGCGTGTACTTTACGCCCGCAGAAAACCTTTGTTTTACTGCCATGCAGAGATTTAAGGCCAAATATGGTGATATCAAAAATGTTTCAGATAAAGAGTTCTTCACTAACAGTGTTCATGTTCCGGTATGGCGAGAAGTGACACCGTTTGAAAAGATTGATATTGAGTCTCAGCTTGACGGATATTCAAGCGCAGGTTGCATCGCATATGTAGAGCTCGACTCGACTGTAAAGAATAATCTCGGTGCGCTAGAAACAATTGTGAACTATGCAATGGATCATGACATTCCGTATTTTGCGGTGAATGTTCCAAATGATACCTGTATGGAATGCGGTTATTGTGATGAGATTGGTGATACTTGCCCTGAGTGTGGAAGCCATAATATTCGGCGTCTTCGTCGTGTGACTGGCTATCTCACGGGCGATTACACTACAGCTTTCAATCTTGGTAAGCAGCAAGAAGTTGAGCTTCGTGTTAAGCACAATCGAGTGATTCATTAACGTATAAGTGGTGGGTTGGTGGGATTACATATGAAGGAAATTATTGTTTTCTTTGTGATTGTATGGGTTATCGCCTATTACATTTTAAAAGATAACTACAAAGATTAAGGAGATACTTATGAAGAAATTTATGGCAATTTTTGTTGCATTCCTCGTTGCAGTTGGCGCAGTGCTTTGTACCGAGCGAGTACACACTGGTTATGTTGGTGTTGTTTATTCTGCGAAGGGAGTCGAGCAGCAGACTATTTCTCAGGGCTGGCACTTTATGAGCCCATTGAAGCATGTGTCTGAGTTCCCGATTACTCAGCAGCGTGTGGTATTCTCTAATGCAGCATCTGATTACGGTGCAAAGGAACACGCAGATTGGCACATCGATGCCCCTGCTAATGGCGGTACGATTGCAATCAACTTGACTGTTAATTATAATTTCCTGCCGGAGCATGTTGTTGAACTATACACCAAGTTTGGTGGCATGGATGGCGAGAGCCTGATGGAGAGCAAAATCCAGAACGATATTATTGCTTATGTTAAGGAAGTCACTCCTCAGTTCAGTGTTATGCAGATTTATTCTGATGACCGTGCGGGTGTTAATACTGCAATCACCAACTATCTGAATGAGAAGCTGACCGCAGAGTATGGTATTAATGTTTCCTCTGCTCTGATTGTGGATGCACAGCCTGACGATACCCTGATGCAGAAGATTCGCGCAAAGGAGCAGGCAAAGCAGGACGCAGAGATTGCAGAGCTGAATAAGCAGACCGCTCTGGCTCAGGCGGAGACTGATAAGGTTAAGGCACAGACGGAAGCTGACGTTAAGATGATTGAAGCACAGGCCGAGGCTGATGCAAATAAGGTGCTTTCCGAGTCTATTACTCCTGAGTTGATCCAGATGAAGGAAGCAGAAGCTCGTCTGAAGCATGGTTGGATCACCGTTCAGGGTGCAGATACAGTCGTTACCAAGGGTGAGTAAATAAGAATTACGATAAAGATTGGAGTCTATAAAATGAAACGAATGTTTGGCATGATGCCCAGTGGTGAAGTTGAATTGCGCGAAAGTTACAAAGATAATTTTGGACTGACCGTAGGAATTGAAGCTGGCAAGCATGGATGGACTATTATGTGGGCAGATGGTGGTTCTGATTACAAGGATGTCGATGCAGAATCCGCTATTGAAAATTTTAATGAAGCATTTGAGACTGCACAGAATAGGATTGGAAAACTCGTAAAAGTGCGTTGTTGTGGTGAATGTTGCGGTGAATGCTAAGAGGTCTTATAAAATGAAAATTTTTGAAAGAAGGTGATTGGAATAGAAGTGTGGAAGAATTTCTTTAAGGCACTTGGTTCTTTTCTTGGAACCATTTTATTTCTTGCCTTAATTTATTTTACTTCGTGGATTACCACGATTGGTGCTGTCTGGCTTATTTTTAAACTATTAAATATCACGTTTACGGTCAAGGTTGCGACAGGTATTTGGTTGGCTCTTATTTTGCTTGAAGGATTCTTGAAAGGAAGTCGAAAGTAATGGGGTGGTATCGTAAGAAACCTGTTGTCGTCGAAGCATTTCAGCTTGGAATTGATTATATTCCAGACTGGTTTATGAATAAGGTGACAGACAGAACGGTTACTTTGCATGGGTTGAGTAGCGGATTTATTCACGTTCCAGACACTAACGCAGACATCGAAACGTTGGAAGGTGTGATGCACGCAAACTACGGAGACTATATTATCCGTGGCGTGAACGGAGAGATTTACTCTTGCAAGCCCGATATCTTTGAAAAGACATACGAGGAAGTAAACTAACAAGCAGGGTGGGTGTGGTGGCATGAAGGGAGCTATATGAATTATTGGTCAGTAGAAGTCCTGTTTTATGAAGATGGAATTCAGGCAACTAATACATATTATGTCCGAGCATACGATCAGAATGAAGCTATGAATAAGGCACGGCATCGTTTTGAAAAATCTCATCCCGGTATGAGCTGCATGGTTCAGAATGTAGAAAAGGCAGGTGGCTGAGATGGACTTCAAATGTAAGTGTGGCAGTAAATCTCTCTTTATCCAGAACAAAGGTAGCCAGATTGGTCTGTATTGCTCTGTTTGTGGTAAGTGGCAGAAATGGCTCACCAAGGACGAAGTGAGACAGTTTGAGTACGAGACGAATACGTTGGACTCAAAAGGAAACAATCCTGATGATGATTTTTATGAAAAATTCGCCTTAACTCCATGGGGCTGCCTACACTGTGCTTTTAGAGATTTTGGACTAGATCTTCCTGAAATACCTGGTAAGATGGCCGATACTCTTATGGAAGATTTCTTCGAGATTATGAAAAAGCACGGATTGTGGAGAAAGAGTAAGAATGATTGCTAAAATCTTGAAACGTCTACTCCGTTGGTTTCTTCCAGAATGCAGCCGATGTGGTGGTGTGATGCTCTACGATGCAAAACATAGTTGGTATGATAAATGGCACTTCGTCTGTGACACTTGCGGTAGAGAGAAATGGGGGACTTTATGAAACTATGGGGGCGTTTTTACAAACTTTTATGACGGCATCACGATTGACGGTAGAGAAGTTCTTGTGTCTGAACATGATACGAAAGATGATGCATTAAAAGAGGCAATTAGATACGGACTTCAAATTCTGAATCATTTCAAAACAGATGACTTTATGAATGAACGTCTGTATGGAAAACAAGAACCTGACGATAAGTATAAACTGACTGTTGCGTACGAACCTGCTTCCGTTACTCTTTACGAAAAACGAGAGACCGATATGGTTCCAGTTCGTAAATGGCCTTGTAAAGAAGTTTACGATATGGATTCGGAAGATTTATTTATGTTCTCTATCGAGGGGAATGCGGGGTTGTTTACAACTTTATAAAAGTGCCGTTTTGTGAGGTAAATATATGAAGAAATGGACAAAAGACCTTCTTGAAGCTAATGGATACGAGCTGAGAAACGCATACATTAAAAATGTATCTTTTGGAATAGAAGATTACGGATTTCTTTCTCTTACACTCACTTTAGAAGGTGATGGATGGGGAGTAAATTACACAGGTCCTTCTATCGGTAGAAAATACCACATTAACGAAGAGTCTATTAAAGATGGAAATGCCGCAAATTTTGAAGGTTATGAAGGCGGAGCTGAAGCTATCGTAAGGATTTTAGATGTTGTTGATTGTTCTGAACTTGAATCACTAAAAGGAAAATATATCCGTGCAGCTATCAAAAGAGGAGAATATGTGAAAATCATCGGTAACATTATCAAAGATCAGTGGTTTGATTATGGTTCGTTTTTCGATGACTATAAGACAAAACAGGAGTGTGATAGGGATGACTCTTGAGCAAGCAATCGAGATTCTTGACCCAAAAAATCCCTATCACGAAGATTCATATACAGTCCACCGTGCTCGTTACATGGGAATGGAAGCACTTAAAATTCAAATGCCTAAAAAGGTTAAAAATGCACCATTATGTGAAATGGTCTTATGTCCAAGTTGTGGATATAGTTATCTATACAAGAAACTTGAAAAACTAAAACCTCCGTTTGATAATTTTTGTCCAGAATGCGGGCAAGCGTTGGATTGGAATAGTCTTAACTGGTCGGACGATAAGTACGAATACGAAAAACTGCTCAACAAGATTAAGAAAAACAAGGATTGTAGCAAATAAAATTCCGCTTTTATTAGAAAGGAAAAGTATGTTTAAGACTTTCAAAAATACTGCCGTATGCGTACTTTTAGCAGCGATTATGCTAACTGGATGTTCAGATACTGATACATATGGGAATGAAACAGTTGATGAGTATAAATATTTCTACCGACTTGGAAATTCCCCAATCGTGTATGAGCGAGATACAAGGATTATGTACTACATGATATATAATGGCTATATGTCTCCTTATTATAATGAGCACGGTCAGATGTGCTACTATGTTGATGGTCAGATTATTCCTGTCGAGGAGGTGTTAATCGATGTTGACTGAGATTGCTTGGTTTATGACCAAAGCTTATATTATTTTGATTTTCACCGCAGCGGTAATTCGTTCTGAACAGATTCTGTATGATACTTCTACATATATTTTCCGAGGGGAAAAGAAGAATGGAATGTATGGCTGCGTCGCACTGAATGTTTTTATAATCGTATGTGCAAGTATGTGGACGGTGGTGTTTTAAATGAATTACATGAAACTGGTTAATGCTGATAGATTAAAAGATTGTCTTTTGCTGGAAGGAAATCTTGGACATATTAAAACTCTAAAAGATGTTGAACGAGTTATTGATTTTCAAGTAGATCGCCAGCCAACAACTGTATTTGAGTTCGTAGATAATTGTGAGAGCTCGGCATGGGTGTGTGATTGTTGTGGTGGCGGAATTAAAGGGCAAGAGTCGCCAGAAAGCCTTGGCTATAATTGTTGCCCGTTCTGCGGTCTTTTAATCGAGGTTGGAAAATGAACTACGCTAAAATCGTTCCATGTGATATAGCGAATGGCGAAGGGGTGCGCGTCACACTTTTCGTGCAGGGATGTAATCATCACTGCCATGGTTGTCAGAACCCTACTACATGGGACCCGAATGGTGGTCAGCCATTCACAGATGAAACGCTTGATAAAATTGTAGATTTACTTCGACCTGATTATATTCAAGGGCTTACGCTCACTGGTGGAGATCCACTGTTGCCGGAAAATAGAGAGGTTGTTGAGAAAATCGTCCATCGTGTGTGGACTGAATTTCTAAGCAAAAAAAACGTCTGGCTCTGGACTGGATACAAGTGGGAAGACTTATGGAACCAAGATGGACTTGTGGCTGACATTCTTGCGGATATAAATGTTCTTGTAGATGGCCCTTTTATCGAAGCAGAAAAAGATATTTCGCTTCCATACATGGGAAGTAAAAACCAACGAGTAATTGATATCAAATGGAGCCTTGGATATAAAGAGCCAACCCTTTGGTGGACTCCAGAAGAGAAAGGAAAATAATATGGATTTAGGAAACACAACTACGAACCTTGGCTATGGCATGAGTCGGATGCCGTATCGCCCCAACATTAAGATCAATAAACTACACGATGATGCTCGTCTGCCGACTTATGGTTCTAAAAATGCTGCTTGTGCAGACCTGTACGCCTATATCGGTTTTGATGACGCAACGATTGTAAACAAGAATGGTGATCGCTGCATTATGATTCAGCCGGGTAAAACCGTCAAGGTGTCTACTGGTCTGCGAATGTCTCCGCCTAAAGGCTGGTATGTCGCTATTTATGCTCGCAGCGGTCTGGCAACCAAACAGGGGCTGGCTCCTGCAAATAAAACGGGCATCGTGGATCAAGATTACCGTGGGCCTGTTATCGTGGCACTACATAATCATTCCAATATCCCTCAAATGATTACTCATGGCGACCGCATTGCTCAGATGGCAGTTGTTCCGTTCTGGCAGGCTGATTTTGAAGAGGTTTCCGAATTGGACGAAACTGAGCGTGGAGCAGGCGGTTTTGGTTCTACCGGAAAGCAGTAAACGCAAGGAGAATACATAATGAAGTATTATACGATTGAATCTTATGCCGAGAAAGAAGCTCCATTTGGAATTGCATGGCAAGTAAAGCTGTTTAACGAGCATACTCTTCTGGATGAATACGACCATATCTTTTATAACGAGATTGCTGGCTACTGCAAGTGTCTTGAAGATATAGGATTCGTGGATGAGCAATGGACTTTTAAAAGGCCACAGGACGAAGAAATCCATGACTTTGTTAAAATGTGCATAAAGGAAAAGGAGAATGCACTTCAGACGGAATGGTATGAAATGACCGGTAACTGGCCGAATGGCGCAGTGACTCTCGATTAAAAGGTAAATTTTACGGAGGGTAGTATGATTATTATTGGATATCCGTGCATCGGAAAAAGCACATACGCAGTTGGTCATCCGTATCGTGCAATCGACCTTGAAAGCAGTAATTTTGTAAAGGATGATAATTGGATCGAATCGTATTGCAACGTCGCTATTGATTTATCGAGACAGGGACATGTTGTGTTCGTATCTTCACATGATGCAGTTCGTAAACAGCTTCTGAAGAGTGATTATGAATATGTTTTTGTGATCTATCCAGCTCTTGATATTAAAGAAGAGTGGCTTGAACGGCTTCACGAAAGATATTTAGAAACAGAACTCGAAAAAGATTATCGTGCATGGCAGCGTGCTCTGAATCATTACGATGAAGATATTGCAAAGCTCAAAGAAGATGCAAAGGACTTTAGTGGTTTTTATGAAATTAGTCGTGGTCGATATGACCTCACGGTAATTCTGGATGAATTTGACTATAGTTCGACTTGGGATCATTCGTGATTGCTAATTAAGATTTTACGGGTGGGTGGGAGGAATAAATATATGAAACGGAATGTTACAATAAATCAGACTCAAATTTGTAATTGCGATAATTGTACTCAAATTGGAATCATTCGCAACGATGAAGTATATGTCATGCGAACAAGTTTTCCGAAAAGAGAAGGCCCAGCGGAATTTACATGCAGTATGCCTGAGCCAAAACCTCATTTGAAGGACTTCCTTTATAAGATTGTAGAAAAACTAAATAGTCTTATTGGATGGATTATAGATACGTTTAACGATATTTGATTAAGGTGATTGTATGAAAGCACATATTCATGAAGAAAAGAAGATGGCTCCATTAAAACTTGGTGAGGGAATGCTACTTCAGAACAAAGACGGCAAAATTTACAAGGTTTGCGACACTGCAGAATATGACGAAACACACACTGACGATGAAGTTATCAAGGTTGCTCTATCTGAAGAAAATAGGATTATTGGGTCAAACTTTTTTAATACACTGTTTGTGTTTGCAGATTGAGGTGAAATATTATGATTATGATTGTTCAACACAAGGGGACTCCAAAGAAAAGGAGATGGGCTGGTTGAAATATTATGATTATGATTGTTCAACACAAAGGGACTCCAAAGAAAAAGAGATACGCTGCAAAATTTTCGTGCCAATGTGGATGTATATTTTGGGCTGATGACAAAGATATTAAATTTCCGAGTTATTCCGTTATACGAGAATACGCACCTGGCGTAAAACTAGCAGAATGCCCAGAGTGCGGAGAACAAGTCGTTTCTTGTTTTCCAGCAGTTCCAAGAGAAAAGATTTTTGTGGATTGAGGCGTAGATATGCATAAGACTGATAGTTTGAAAAATCCAGTAATCGTATTCCATTGCAAGAACTGCGGTTGTACAACCAAGATTCGAGTGGCTTCTTTTGAAAATCCTGATTTGGATATTCCTGAGAATAATGTGATTGCGTGCTATAGATGTAGAGCGGAAGTTGTTGGATCGGAGTTTATTTCTTGGAAAGAAGCAACTAAAACTATTTTTACCGTGGAGGTGCCAGATGGCGATTAAAATTGTCAAGCACGGCCATGAGCCAGAACCTCAGAAATTTGCTATCGAGTTTAAATGTCCTTATTGTCATTGTGATTTTTATGCCGACGACACATTTGATTCAATCTACAAAGACTATTATACCACAGCTGCTAATTTTGAGTTGCGATACGCTTGCCCTGAATGTGGCGAGACTGCCAAACAAATCGATATTGCAGATTATAATGAAGTATTCGGTAAACCAACACTTTTTGAGCGGTTGAGAGTTATTTTTGAGACACCACTCGGTAGGTATTATAGGATTCAAAAAATCTTGAAGAGTCTGAGCGAAGGAGAAGAATAATGGCGATTAAAATTATTCAACATAAGCAGACCCCAAAAGAACTTGCATATCACTTTAAATGTGGTTGTGGTTGTGAATTTTGGTCTGATTCGGAAGGTGTTTGGATTGTGAGGTCATTGAATGTGATTTTGTTTTATCAAACACAATGTCCAGAATGCGGCAGTCGTGTAGAGAGCCACGACGAACCGGTTCTGCGAGAAAAAATTTTTGATGAATAAAATGTATGTTTTAAAGTGTGGTGAACGTAATGGAAGTTTGGGAACTAAATCTTCTGCATGATGGGGATACAAAACAAATATGTGTGTGCTCTGACGAGCAACCACTATTTGAAATGGCGATCGATAGAGCATTTAATTTATTTGCAGAAATAAATGAATGGCCGCTTAAACAAGAATATTGCCATGCTTCTATAAATGTAAACGTGCAGCTTCGTTCTATTTTTGTGAAAATCAGTACACAAGACGACAATACAGTTGAAATTTGGGAGTATAAATGGAGTTGTATTTACAACGAATCTTGTGAAAATAAGAACTTCAATACTTTGCATCAAAAAATTGTTTCTTGTATACGTGACGTTCCAAAACTATTTTATGATTGGGCGGAGAATTTCTGTTGGAAAGCGAGAAAGAATGGCTATTTGCAATAAATGTTTACATAAAGAAGTATGCGCTTTTAGGAAGAAAACAAGAGATAGTTGCGCCGAATCTTGCGAAAACTTCCTCGGTTGGGTCAAGGTCATGGATGAACGTCCGGTCCTTTTAAAAGATAACGTTGTAATAAGTGATTATGGTCTGTCATTTATTGGATATTATGATTACAACAAAAGAGATCGAGAGCACTTTTACGATGTAAACGCCCTCGAAAAAATTTATGAATGTCCATCTTACTGGCTGAAAGGACTTAATTTACATGAGCAGGAAAAAATCGCTAACAAAGAATACGAGTGTAGGAAATCCAATATGGGACAAGTATGAGATTGTGGGAGTCTCTTTTGACACATCAAATAATCCAAACAAGAAGTTCTTCAAGCCGGTTTACATAATGCCGGATGGAGATGTCGTAGCTTGCGATGGAACTCACGATTTCAATTATGATCCTAACAAAGAAATTCAAATTGTTCCAAAGGAATCTATCCCATTTTATGGCAAGCCAACAGAGCCTGCTGTTTATTGTGATGATGATGGCAACTGTGTGGATGTTGACGGTAATCCTCTCGGTATGAGATGGGATGACTTTATGGAGAAACAGTTCCGAACGGTAAATAAATAACGTATCATCGCTATAGAAATTAGAAAATAATACGGTAAAACTAGACTTTTATGAGGTAGATTGAATGGACGATAGATTTTCAATCGAAAAGAATCACTGGGAAATACAAAATCCAGAATGGGAAAGCTATTCTCATTTCATCTGCACTAAAGACCATTATTGGACTGGTGTACACGGTATCAGCAACTATTTTCTTCAATATAAGAATTTTGACAGAAGTAAACCAGTCGAACGATTTTCTGTAGAATGGCCGAACTTCGTAGAGCACATGTGGTTTATCCATTGGCGTGGCCCATGGGATTATATTTTTGCTTCATATAAATTATCCGAAATCAAACGATTTTTAGAACTTGATATTGATGCTATTAAAAAGAACCATTGGCCGGATAACCGTTGCACTTGCTACAGTATTTATGACTACGTGACGAAAAAATGGTACTATTTTAAAATCGAAAATTTGGGAACGTTTTATGGATGCACGTGGCCGTTGGGTGATGATACGGGGGAGGTGATTAGTTGTGACTAAACAAATAGGCTATTATAGATCAGACTGGTACATTATGGGCATCGACGGAAAAAATAACAATGCCTGTATCTCGCATACAGAATCGCAGCTTCGATATACAGTTCCAAGGTCGCCAGAATGGACCATCAACGGATTGGGTTTTGCTTACCTTAGAGAACATGGATTTGAAGATTATCCTGAACTCTATGGTATTGTATTCTATGATATGGAGTGGTGGAGACGAAAACGCTATCCGGGTGACTTTTATGTAGAGATACCAATTTGCGATTCGTGTGCGGATACCTTTCATTTAAAATGGCGTTGTAAGGAATTTCGTGTACATCAGTGGTCTAACTTGAGAAAAGAAACAAAGTGGGTGAAAGGCAGAAGTAACTACACTATTTGTGAGCTCGCCCATAAATTACCACATGAAGAGTTTATTGAGTATTTGAAAGACAACGGCATCTATATTGTAAACGAAAGTGGTGTTGAACTTGGATGGTAATAACGAAAAACTCACCCTTGGAGAAAAGATCTTGTTTTTGACAGTTGGTGTGCTCATTACTCTTGTTGTTGGATATTTTGTGTGGGCGATTGGCGACGGTATCTATCGTCATTATAATCCGATTGAGTGGACTGCCACTATTGAAGAACTGGAACCGGACATCTACTATGGTATCTAATATTCCAGCAGAAAATTATGAGATGCTTACGGTTCTTTGCAATGGCACTTATATGAATATCAAAGGACATATAAAAATTGTATATGATAGCAACGCTCCATATATCGAATATAAGTCAACCAATACTGTTAACGCCGACTCTGTAATAGTTCATGTTCAAAAAGGACAGATTAAAAATAATGGAGTTAGTACAGTAACGAGGTGATTCTTATGGAAGAATTAGGGTTTTATAAAGGAGGTTCACAATGATTATTGATTGCAAATCTATCGCACAAGATATCAAAAATAAAATCAAGAATATTATCGCAAAAGCCGACTACGCTCCTGTTTTACTTATTTATCAAATAGGGGACAACCCTGCATCTAATGCTTATATTCGCGGCAAGCTGCGAGATTGTGAAGAGGTTAAAATTAAAGCAAAATATATCAAGTTACCAGAGAAAACGACTGAAGATGAATTAAATAAAATGATATTGCAGAATCGTATTTATGAAGAAGCAGATGGCATCATTGTTCAGTTGCCACTGCCCAAACATATCAATCCTAAGAATATCATTATTCCAGATGTAGTTGATGTCGATGGTTTTAATACTACATCTCCATTTCAGCCCTGCACTCCACTGGGAGTTATGAAGATTTTTGACTCCATCGGTTACGATCTGGATGGCAAGAATGTACTCGTAAGCGGTCAATCTGATATTGTTGGTCGTCCGCTGGTTGATATGCTGATTAAGCGGCACTGTAATGTGATTTCTGTAAATAGCACGGGTTCCGCTATGAAGGACACTGCTCTCGAATTTAGAATGGTTAATGTCATCATCTCTGCTGTTGGTAAGCGTAATTTTATCACACCAAGAGGACTAGATCGAGTTGATGTCTGCATTGATGTTGGTATCAACTATGACGAGAATGGCAAGCAGCACGGCGACTGCTCCGACGCTGTTTATGACATCGAAGATATCAAGGTGACCCCTCGTATCGGCGGAGTTGGCCTCATGACCCGTGCCATGCTACTTTATAATGTATGTGTGGCGAAATATGGCGAGCACAAGCTGGAGGAGGTGATTGAATGAAGGAAGTCCCAATTTGGGAAAAGACGACCCTGACGTTAAATGAAGCGGCTGCTTACACGGGGATTGGGGTCTGCAGACTAAGAGCGATTACTGATGATGAAAACTGTCCATTGGTACTTTGGGTGGGGAATAAACGTCTTATCAAACGTAAGGCTCTCGAAAAATATATAGATCAAACGTATTCTGTTTGAAATATAGGCTCTGATGTGGTATACTCATGGTGTCACACCAGAGCTTCTTATATAACGTAAGGAGTTCCGCATCATGATAAGACGTAAAGATAATAATGGCAAAGTTTTAAAAGACGGCGAGAGCCAGAGAAAGGATGGGAGATACCAATATAGATGGACAAACAAACTTGGAAAACGCTCAATAATATACGCCACTTCACTTAAAGAATTGAGAGAAAAAGAAGCTGAAATCCAAGAAAAACTTAATTTTGGTGTAACGTCTATTTCAAAAATCACAGTGTACCAATTAGCAAAAAGACATCTCGAAGAAACAAAACTCACTATTAGGCCAAGCAGCTATAAAACAAAATCGCAGAATTTGAAAATCTTTCAGAATCACCTAATTGGGGAAATGAATGCAACTGATATTTTAGTGCGCGATGTAAAACAATTTGCACGAGAATTGGATAACGAAGGATATTGTTATACAACAATCAGAGATGTCATGTCTTTAGCTAGACCGGCATTTCAAGAAATGTTTGATGAGAATATAATTCCTAGAAATCCATTCGTTTTTAAATTAAATACAGTTGTCAAATGTGACTCAAAAGAAAAAGAAATATTAACAGAAGAGCAGTATCAAAATCTGATCAAGTTCATGAAATCTAGTCGAGTATATAAAAGGCATGTTGGCATGGTGATGCTTTTGCACGAGACAGGACTTCGAGCAGGAGAATTATGCGGGCTAACAAAAAAGTCATTTGATTTTGATAACAACACTGTTACTATATCTCATCAGATGGTGTACGATGGAAAGAGCGGCGGGCTGTATTTAGCACCTACAAAAACAGAAAGTGGGATAAGGACTATCCCATTGTCTAAAGACGCCATCATTGCTTTTGAAGAAGCGATAAAACAACGACCGATTGTAAAAGCAGAGAGAATAATAGATGGGCAAGCCGACTTCTTGTTTATAGCAAAAACTGGAAGGCCCTATACGAATAAAAACCTTGTTAGAATTTTTGAAGGACTAATCAAAGCCTATAATAGTTGCCATGATGAACCATTGCCTGAAGTCACTGCCCATAGTATGCGCCACGAATATTGTACACGGCTTGTCAAAGCCAAGATGGATGTTAAATCGGTTCAATACCTCATGGGACATTCGTCGCCCGATATAACCTTAAAAGTGTATACTCATATCTTAAAAGAAGAGACCGAAGCAGAGGCAATCAAACAGTTTAATAGGATTGTTTCCTAA